GGAGGGGTACCGAAGGGGTACCGAAACGTGCGGAACGCTCGGAACGTGCGGTGACTGGCCGAAACGTGCGGCGACTGGCCGAAACGTGCGGAACGCTCGGAACGAGAGGACGCGGGGCGTGGGGTTAACACGCACCCGTACCAAGTCCATGATCAGTAACCTCCCATTTAGTTTTTGTGCACGTCTTCCATTTACGTGGACAGTTGGCGTATATCGAACAACATTCAGTACAACAATACGCTGAATAAGGAACCTTCTCTCGTTTGCATTTTCTACATGGCTCCCATTTAATTACTTCGTCTTCAGTACATTCACCTTTATATGTCTTAACATATTTTTGAAATCCAGGTTTATGTTCTTCACACCGGCCGTCAGTTTTCCAGTCACTCGTTAAATAGCAGCATTTTTCTGTTTTCGTGGTAGGTTTAATACTATTTACATTGACCCTATAATATGCTTGATTACCATCACTCGTACACGTCCCAACCTTTGTCCATGGACCAACATATTCACATGTGTACTCTCTCATTTTGATGTTATCAGCACAGTTTACAGTCGTTTGTTGTTGCGTTTTAAAACCAGTCGCTTTACACTCTGAAATATCCGCCCAATCCCCTTTTTGGTAACAACACGGTTTCACACGAGCCTTTTCAGTCGAAGGGCATGCACCCGGTTTAGACTCTTTGTATGTCTGAGTAAATATGGCTGTACCATCGGCCTGACATTCTCCAGACATGGCCCAATCGCCAGTGGTTTCACACGTACCCGGATCTTCTTTTTCTTCCGGTGGTTCTGTTTCAATGGAACGAGAAGTCGCAGTTAACGATGTGTCTTCGTCTTCCTGTTTCTTGGTTTCATTCGACTTTGAACCATCTTTGTTTTCCTGCGTTTCCTCGTCCTTCTTATTTGACAATGCCAAATAAGCAAATATACCTGATAAAAGTAGCACTATAAAAACAAACACCACCTTTATCATTTATATAAGTTTAGATTTTTTATAAACCCGCATTAGTCTTCTTTCAACTATAGTTTTATTGGGCGATGCATGATACGTATTGAACTTAATTTATCATTAAACCATCCGGGTACATTATGCCCGCCATCACGCAATACTAAAGATTTACCCCTATATCTGTCGTGCTCGTATGCAACTGCGGTACAGTTTCCACCCCACTTTTTATAAGACGTGACTTCATCATGTCTAGAATGTTTACTTCTTGGATCGTCTCTCACATTATGTACAGAATCTTGTATTCTCCACGTATGGTCTCTAAAATTAGAGTGTTTCCATGTTTGAACATTACATTTGGTATATTTGCATCCATTTGGAACGCCTCTAGTTTCTTGGGTAGCAGAACCAGCGCAGTTTTTACGTGATCTAACCTGTATTAGAGTGTTATTTGTATTACACGTTGTATTTTTCCATGGACCAAGTTCACAGCAATTTTCAGTTCTACTCGATGGTTCGTTACTATTTATAACTATTCTACTATATGTTTGAACACCCTGTATACATCCACCTAATTTAGTCCAAGGACCCACATATGCACACGGCCCAGTTTTTTGTTTGGGTTCCACGCTATTAATTACATCTCTTATAAAATGCTGTTTACCATCCACACCACACCCACCTGTTTTACTCCATGGACCCACATACGGACAATCGACTTCACGCGTTTTAAAGTTTTCAGCGCAGTTTATAGTCGTTTGTTTCTGTGTTTTTCTGCCCTTCTCGTTACACCCACTGGTATCCGTCCAATCACCCTTTTGGTAACAACACGGTTTCACTCGAGCTTTTTCATTTGAAGGACATGCACCTGGTTTAGACTCCTTATATGTTTGGGTAAATATGGCCGTACCATCTGCTTGACACTCACCGGACATGGCCCAGTCTCCTGTGGTTTCACACGTACCTGGATCTTCCTCTTCCGGTGGTTCTGTTTCTATAGGCTGGGCGTTTGCAGTCGACGACGTATCTTCGTCTTCTTGATTCTGGGTAGCCTTAGATTTGGACAATTCTTTAGAAGAGCCCTGCTTATTTGACAACGCCAAATAAGCGAATATAACTGATAAAAGTAGCACGACCAAAACAAATACTACCTTTATCATTTATATAAGTTTAGATTTTTTTAATTGAGAGTGTATGTCTTTAGACCCTGGTTACATATGTTTGTACCGTGATCCAACCCCTTATTATTATACACGCGACAGAATCCGGGTCCGTGAATCAAACCATAACAAGTGTACCCGTGTCCGTGTGTATTGTTTTTACACTTTCTCATGCAGTCGTCCAAATTAGAAGCCGAAATTACATCGGACCCCCCTCCTAAATCTGCACACGATGCAGTGAAATAACTAGATATCGGAATACTACACGCCTCTGTTTGCGTTTCATTTGTACTTGTACCCGGACAGTTTACGACGGTTCTGGTTCGACTTTTACTCTTACTAGAACCATTACAATTACTCCACGGGGTCCATCCACTCCACGCAGAAATGTAACAACAGTTTTCATTCTTTTCTTTAGGTTCGCTACTATTAACGACATCTCGCACGTAGTACTGCTTTCCACTTGAGTTACAATCACCCGTTTTTCTCCATGGACCCACATACGGACAATCAACTTCGCGCGTTTTAAAGTTTTCGGCACAGTTAACAGTCGTTTGTTTTTGTGTTTTTCTACCTCTTTCATTACACCCGGTCGTATCCGTCCAATCCCCTTTTTGATAACAACACGGTTTCACTCGCGCCTTTTCTGTCGAAGGGCAGGCACCCGGTTTAGACTCTTTGTATGTCTGGGTAAATATGGCTGTACCATCGGCTTGACACTCACCAGACATGGCCCAATCACCCGTGGTTTCACACGTACCTGGTTCTTCTTCTGGTGGTTCTGTTTCTATGGGTTGGGAGTTCGCAGTCGACGATGTGTCTTCGTCTTCCTGTTTCTTGGTTTCACTTGACTTTGCACCCTCTTTAATTTCCGGCGTTTTCTTGTCATTCTTATTTGACAACACCAAATAAGCAAATATAGCTGATAAACATATCAATATTAATACATTTATCATTTATATAAGTTTATATTTTTTAACAGTTTACAGTAGCATAAGATCCATCCTTAATCTTAGTCGCACCAGACCTATGAGGGCATGCATTTACCTGTCTAACATTCATGTCCGTGTTTACCTTTACCAGTGGTTTGCCAATTACCTTTTGTCCCATTTGATGGACATGAATTGTCTCCACCATTTGAGGCATTCTTAGTCCGTACATACTTATCATATGTATGTTTACTATATTGTGGAGTTCCCCAATGCGTACCTGCGGGCTTCCAACATTTAATATTCTTCTGCCAATACCCCGCGCAATGATTGCAGTTTTGTGATCCAGTCTCAGACGTAGGCGTACCGGATGGACAATTCACGACCGTTCTGTTTCGAGTTCTGTATCTCTTAGAGCCATTACATCCACCCCATCCACCCCAACCACCCCATGGTGATATATAACAGCAATCTTCGGTTTTTTCTCTGGATTCTGTGCTATTAACCACATCTCGCACATAGTACTGTTTTCCACTTGAGTTACAATCACCCGTTTTTCTCCATGGACTCACATACGGACAGTCAACTTCACGTGTTTTAAAGTTTTCAGCGCAGTTTACGGTCGTTTGTTTTTGCGTTTTTCTACCTCTCTCGTTACACCCGGTCGTATCCGTCCAATCCCCTTTTTGATAACAGCATGGTTTCACGCGAGCCTTTTCGGTAGAAGGGCATGCACCCGGTTTAGACTCCTTATATGTCTGAGTAAATATGGCTGTACCATCGGCTTGACACTCACCAGACATGGCCCAATCTCCCGTCGTTTCACATGTACCTGGATCTTCCTCTTCTGGTGGCTCTGTCTCTATGGAACGAGAAGTCGCGGTGGTCGACGTGTCCTCCTCCTCTTCTCCTCTCTCGAGTGGTTTTGATACTACCACCTGAGGTGTACTTTTCTTACCAAACTGAAAGGCGAGTATAACTGATAGTATAAGTATGACTAAAATGAGTACCACAACTATCATTTATATGAGTTTAGATTTTTTATTTGTTTTCGATTGAAATAGACGACAATTTATCTTCGTATTGGGTAGGCATGTCATTTTTGATGACTCCGTCCGGAATGGGTCCGTCCCATAAAGGCGCCGACTCACCACCATAACCAGTCTCTGTATACCCAACGACTTTACAATTTGTACCCACAATTTTGTATGAACTCGCCATTTCATTTTCAAAATTACCAAAAAAGCTTTTTACAGTTGGTCTATCACCAGTGATTCCACTTGATCGTATACCAGATTGGTTTTTATTTTCGTATAAATAAACTTTACATGGCGTATAAGTACATTTAACAGTCCTCTCCGTGGGTTCATTTGGACAATTATAAACACGGCGCTGTTGCTTCATTTTACCATTTTTACTACACACCTTATCTACGTTTACCCAAGGTGTAGTGGCGCAACACTTCGCATTTCTAGTACTAGATATGTATTGGTTACAGTTCACGACTCGTCTCTTCTGTGGTAGTTCTCCGCGCACACCACAAGGCCCCGCATTTTCCCATTCTCCTATGTAGCAACAATCCACTTCTTTTACTATCTCATTACCATCTAAATCGTTCGTGACTTCAGTCTTTTTGCCATTTGAATTACAAGAAGTCTCTTTGGTACAGCTAACTCTTCGAATCTTCTTACTCGGTGGACAGTTTACAGTTGTCTGTCTCTGTTCCTTTTCGCCATTAATACAGAAACTTTTATCCGTCCAGTTGCCTTTCTCGTAACAACACTCCATCATCTTTTTATCTATACCATCTGGGCACCCAGTGCCGTTATCTGTGTTATCCTTTATGGTCTGTGTATATTCCATCATACCACTCGATAGACATTCACCTGATTCTTTCCAATCACCCATTACTTCACACGCTTTCAGACCAGAAGGCAACACGACTGATAATGGATCGACCTTCTCCTTTTCTGAATTACTTACATCGTTTTCTATCATGACCTGAGAGGCTTCCATGTTTGCTATGAACTTGTTACCAACCTGTACTGCGACCACAATTGAAGCGACGCATACCGCCATCATTATAAAAAGCACTACAAACCCAGACGATGCCATTTATATTGATTGAGAAATTATTTAATTACTTGAGTAATACGACTAATATAACTATACATAGAAACACGACACCGAACGCCGCTAACATGGTATTGAATTTTTTAGCGTCTTCGTCTCTTTGTTTTTGTTTCTCTTCGAGTTCTTTTTTACGGAGTTCCATTCTCTCGTCTTTATTAGATTGATTTTCTTCTATTTCATCCTTTTCTTCATCGTAAAAGTCGAGTTCCCATGGATCCGTACCTATGAAATTTTCGTTGATCTTACACTCCGAAAACACCTCCGTATCCAAAGCCGTGTTTATTTCCGTGTTTTGTAAACATATGTTCAATTTGAAACCACACGGCGATGTCTTACGAAGGTCGTCCATGATAGGCGGTTTATATTTATCTGTACCTACACACACTTTAGCCGGACAGTACAATCTTTGCATGAGTTCGAGGCGCGCGACAGCCTTGTGTGGACCCACAGTTTCTGGAATGTTCGCTAATGTGTCGTCGACGTATTGCATGGCTTCTTTACATCCTGGTATGTCTCGTTCAGTTTCACAGTCTCTGAATATCGTGTTGTAGCACGAGCACCTCTCGTCAGTCTTATTCTCTTCCTTGGCACAAAAGGCCTCGTCCACTATCTCAGACATCTTATAACTATCTAAGATTTAAAATTGTAACAAGGATTATCAGAGCCAATACAGCCAAACCAACCACTATCATGATTCTTTTTTTCTTAGTGTCTTCGTCGTACTTTTCATCCTGAATCTCGATTTGTTTTTCCCTTTCGAGTTCTTTCTTTGCGCGGTACTCCTCCTCTTCGGCTCGTTGTTCGCGTCTGAGTTTCAACTGAAGAAGTTTGTTCTTTGCAGCAACGAACGCCGCGTTTTCAGCCGTTCTTATCTCACCACCATACATCACGGAAGAATCGAGACCATACACGGAATCCAAATCTATAAACGGTGTCTCGTTAAGGCTACAGTCTCTAAAGTACTTTGCATTCATGGACTCACCTACTTGAACGTCCGAAGCGCATATATCCAATTGGAATGTACAGAGACCCATGTTTTCTAAATCCTTATAATCCGGTGGTCTGTATTTGTCCTTAGAACACACCTCAGTTCCACAGTGGCGTCTCAAATCAATCTCACGCGAAGCGAGTTCTCTCTGGGAATCGAATGCCGCATTTTTTGGGACTACTTCCAAAATGCTACTCTTCCACGCGTTAGCTTCTCTACACCCCGGTATGTCTGGCGTCTTTTCGCAGTCTGCGTACATGACGTTGTAGCAAGAACACCTTTCGTCCGTGGGGTTTCCCTCACAGAATTTCATGCTCAGTTCTTCATCGCCAGAAGACATCTTATAAGTATACTACATTTTTTTGGGGACTACAAATAAATGAAGAAAGTACTCTTGTCTGCCGTGAGTGGTTTTGCTTTGGGTGTACTGTATTCCAAAAATCCAACCGATAGAAGATTTGAAGACATGCCCAGTTGGCCTGTGTGAAATATTTTGTGTGTATATTTCAAGATGTCTCTCATAAAGAAGGCCATACGCGGTGAAGTACCCGTCTATTTCGTGTTAGCACACGGCAAAGACTATTCACCAACTAAACAGAGAACAAAGAGTGTTCCAAAAAACAAAATGCTCATTTTGCCCGTGGAATTGGGCGACCAGTTAACATATCAGGGCGCTGAAGCGCTCGCCAAAAAACTCGCGACGAGGCAGAGTCTCAACGCACTTCTCTCTAAATTACCCGAAAAGTTTACGGTCGTCGAAGAAAACAAACAGTACCCCGACACGTTGTTACAATTCCACGACCCATATTATTGGACGGGTATATATGAATTACCAGAATTGAGATTGAAAAATGGGTTGGGTAAACAGTATCACACACAAAAGAACGTAAACATGATGGATGTAAACAAAATATACACACCTCCTAAAAAGAACGTATCCACATTTCTAGCTGAAGAACCAAACAAGGAAGCCATATACATAATAGCTTCGTGTAGAGGCGTAAAAGGTGTACCTGCAAACGAAATTTACTCGAGCAAAACAGATGTAGCAAAACGAACGAGTGCACAAAAGAGAAAACTCGAACAAGTGAAACGAAACACTATGGGTGGAGCAAAGCGCCCGGCATCTAAGAGCGCCGCGAAATCAGGTGCCAAAAAGTCTAAAGTCGAACCGAGTAAAAAGAGGAAGAGAACACCTTCCGAGATTGCACGAAAGAAACAGAAAATGAGCACACCTTCACCCGTGAAGGCGGTCGTGGGTCAGATCGCTACGATGATGATTTAATTACAAAAAACTTTTTTTATTTTCAAAACTTTTTTCTAAAAAAAGAAAGTAAAAAAAATATTTTTTTTCATAACATTCTATCTTCAGTGAGAAGGTCTACCTGAAATTGAAGTTCTCTATACCTCGCGTTTAAATCAGATATGACGATAGATCGAAATTGATTCTCTATGCTCATGTATGTCTTACACATGTGGTTCAAATCCTTATCAGTACCTATGTATTCCTTGAAACACTCCTCCGTGTTTTCTGGTAACGTAATTTCGTTTATGTTCGAAAAGTGTTCTATGATGTTACTTTTTAGATTCTTTGTGATTCTCTGTAAAGGTCTGAGTTCGCGTATCATCTCACGTATTAAGTCCATCTCATTTGATTTCAAACGTATATCCATGTCATACATGCGTTCCTCGAACTGTTTTTGAAAATAGTCGGACGCATCCTGCTCGAACCCTTCTTGTTCTATGTATACACCCGTAAATACACTTCTCACGTCGTCTACGTTACCTTGTTTATCTTCGTACAAATTACGCATGAGATTGCAGAACTCCAGATACTCCCCTTCGGGTAACTTATCTGCGTGTCTGTCTATGATTTGCATCGCATTTTTGAGATCATCCATACTTACGAATGCATCGCGTGTTTTCTTTAGTCAACTGTTAATGGTGGAGCATCTTCGATGACCTCTAGTTCATATACGTTCTCCTTTTGGGTAGGACGAACGACTACTATTCTACACGTTTTAACACCCATCATCATGACGTCTTGTGTCTGTGGTGATGGTGGTGGAAGTATTATCGGTTTACACAATAAAGAGTACATTTACTTTTTAGTAGATTTTTTTCTAGTAGACACATGTTTCTTTGGTGTGATGGCCCTAATGAGTGCGTTTATTTCTCTCTTCATAGCACTGATTTCTTTGTTCATCTGTTTCATGAGTGGCGAATTTATAGTTTTTGGTGGTGACATTTAAAATAACGAGATAAAAAAATAAGACGCCACACGTGTAAGATGCTCCTGAAAGAGTTAAAAGAACACTACAAAACCATCCGCGAGGAGGTGCGCAAACTTCCCCGCGAATTCATATCCGAAACACCCCGAAAAGAAGGAGAATGGGTTGGGTCGGAACACCTGAAAGAAGTCGTAGCCATGTATGCATCCGGTAAACACGGATGGCTCAAAGGCGGTCAAGACCACGTGGCGGAAGACTGGATCAGTTGGCCACTCGTATGGGATGGACACCCCGTGACTGGAAACTGTGAATTGTGTCCGAAGACCCACGCACTCTTATCGTCTATCGAGGGCATAAAGGTCGCAGGATTCTCACTCATGAAAGGTGGAGTTAAACTCAAACTACACACTGACGACGTAGGACCTAACTATAAGTTTACGTATCATTTAGGTATAGATGTACCATTCGGGTACTGCATTCTACACCACTCTAAAATTGGAGACGTCATAGAAGAAAATGGGAAACACATTGTTCTAGACGCGAGACACCCTCACTGGGCCGAAAACCTTTCGGAGGAGGATCGAATAATTTTGTATATGGAAATTAATTGACGAAATATCGCGTTTCATAAATGTAGGCCGAGCCTTGATAGTCTTTTTGAACACCATTAGTAGTAATATGATCCAAGTATGCCCCCACAACGAACACAGAACCATCACCCGATATAGAGACACGCCCACCAAAGCTATCATCCCCTGCATCAGATGCTGTGAGTTTGGTCGTTTCTGTCATACTAGACCACCCACTACCCCCTTTCTCGAAAATGTATACCGCATCCACACCTTCTGCCCCCACAAAGGCTTTAGAACCATCGTTAGAAATGGAGACGGACTCACCGAAGCGGGAATAAGTTCCCAAAACATCAGATGTCGTGAGTTCGGCTGTTTCTGTCATACTAGACCACCCACTAACCCCTTTCTCAAAAATGTATGTCGCACCCGTGTAGGTATCATCTCTTGATGCCCCCACAACGACCGTAGAACCATCACCCGATATAGAGACACTACTACCAAAATTATTAGGTCCAACATTATCAGTCGACGTTAGTTTTGCCATTTCGGTCCATACACCGTTGACTTTTTCGAATATGTATGCCCCACCCAAACCGTTTCCATCGTCGTATGCTCCCACAACGACCGTCGAACCATCATCTGATATGGCGACGTACCAACCAAAAACATCATCCTCTACCCCGTCAGATGATGTGAGTTTGACTGTTTCGGTCCATACACCACCCTCTTCATCGAAAATGTATGCCGAACCCTTCCTGTTATCATCTGCGTGTACCCCCACAACGAACGTGGAACCATCACCCGATATAGAGAGACTACTACCAACTTCGTCTAGATATTCTACATCAGATGTTGTGAGTTTGACTGTTTCTGTCATACTAGACCACCCACTACCCCCTTTATTGAAAATGTACACCGCACCATTGAAGTTATCAACTTGGCGTGCCGACACAACGACCGTAGAACCATCACCCGAGATGGTGAGGGACCGACCAAATTTGTCAAAGCTTGCCCTATCAGACGCTGTGAGTTTTGCCATTTGGGTCCATACACCGTTGACTTTTTCGAATATGTATGCCGCACCCCTATTGTCTTCATGTCTATCTGTCGCCACAACGACCGTCGAACCATCATCCGATATAGACACAGAAATACCAAAATAATCACCCGCTGCCCCATCAGATGACCATACTTTAGTCTCATCTAATATAGATTCCACCGTCTTATTTCTAAATCCACTCAAACTTATGGTCCCAGATGTGACTGCGTTTCCGCTGGAGAAGTTAAGACCATAGAGTTCTGACATAGAATACGGTGGTGTATCCCCAAATGTAGTCGCGATTTCTTTGATACTTGGATTCGCGTCTATGCTCATTACTTTTATTGGACATTATTCTTTTGTCTCATCGCATAAACGACGATGCCCCCGAGTAGCAAAGCTACACTCACTCCACCTATTATAACCGAAACTGGTGGACCTTTCTTTTCTTTTTGTTGTGTCGCCATTATATAATACTCATGCATATTTTAAATTCATCTTATCCACGTAATCGTGTATCTCCTGGTCTTTCGCATACATACGATCTTCCCATTTACAGGCTCGTATCAGTCTCAATTTATTAGCTATGTTACTCGAAGACATGCGCGAGGTATAGAATTCGACGCGCGAGTAGGCGTAATCAAATTGTTTACGTAACCAGTACAGTTTGAACTTTTCTCGAAGTTTCATTCGTTTGTATATATACGAAGATACTTCCATAATATTATACAAGTCTATTTTTCTAAACCTTGTTCATTTTCTTCATCTTCCTTTTCAACATACTCCACCCTCAAACACGCTTCCAGTGCTTCCCTCTTATACATGACCGCATCCCGTTCTTTATCTATGTCCCACACTTCTTCCTCTGGATGATGCCTTCGCCAATTTTTATTCTCGTTAACCCGTCGTTTATCATCTGGGTCTACATCCCATATATCATCGTCTCCGGAACTATGATATATAGGACGCCTTCTTCTTCTTTTACGCCCAAAAACTGGGAAGGAAAATATTTGTGTTCGAATCATTTATATAATACAAGCCTATTTTTCTAAGCTCTAACACCCCGTTTGTGAACATCCATGAGGAGGTTACACAACTCCAAGTATTTGCCTTCGGGGATATCACAATCCTCAATCACGGCGAGGGCCTTTTGGAGATTGGTCACCTTTTCTCGAACTGGAGCTACGGGTGCAGCGGTGACTTGACGTTGTTCAATTCTATCGCGTTCAACGATTCCCGTAGCGTTTCCACGTTGCGTGGGAAACATTTTTCTCCAAACATATGCGTTCATTTCCTGGCGAGCTCGTGTAGAGTGACCTCTCGTGTTTCGCATTTCATGCAACATGCCTGGTGGATACCCATTGATTTCTCTGTCTAGCAATTTGAGCATATCAATTCTGTTATTCGTGATAGTAGCCAATTTAATTGTGTTTTCAACACTCACCAAACCGGTGGGGGATTCCTTCCACATTTGAATAACCTTGGCGAGAACATCGAGGTTTCCAGTAATGATAGCATCATTAAAATCACTCGGAGACCAATCTTCGGATCTGTCCCAGAACATCTGATAAACACTCTCAATCTTTTCAGGGTCAGCAGTCTTGACGGCGATGGAAGTAGCATTATCCATAGATCGAATCTCAGCAAAAGCCTCATGGAAAGTTGTAGTTCCATATGTATACACACTGTTCATCATAGTCAAGTCACCATGTTTGATGGCGGCATACATCATGTAACGAATGGTGCTAAATCTGGCCTCGTTGTCGAAATAGGTATAATTATATAAAAACGCATAGTATTCATCCAACCACTTATTCTTGGCACAAAATTCTATTTCTTTCTCAAGAGAAATTTGTCTTGGATTTGTCTTGAGAAAGTTGTAGATTTCCAGGTGATTGTAGAGAGCAGCAGTTTCAGGAGCTTTCTTGCATTTTTCGTAGTTGAAGGTCTTCATACACTCGAGGTGTCCCTTCTTGATAGCAGATAAGCAGGTTTTGCAGTCTTGGCAGCGCATGAGTTCTTGATTTTTTGAAGTAACTTTTCTATCTCTTTAATCCGACTTAGGTTTGTTTCTTCCATGCCCTATCACTAACCCGGCTTATGCAAGTCTTATGTTAGCGGATTCTCCACCTTTCGCACCGAGAATGGATGGCGATAACTCGTCTCGAATCCAAATACCTTGTTTGTCGATAACAATAAGTCTATACCCATAACCAAGTGCATTAGCATGTTCACGTGTCGCCGCAATTTTTTCAATATCTTTGCTTTCTGTCCATGTACTCTTGACTTCGATAATGACCTTGTGTGATTTGACATAAAAATCACAGTGATATTTACGTTCAACACCATTTAAATCTACCCACGTAATCTGTGGAACTTCTTTTATATCGGATATTATATCATCTTCACCATACTCATCAATGAGTTTAGGTGCAGCAAAATGTTCATAACCTTGTAGAGACCATACCTGACCACCGGGTGTGGTGTAGTCTTTTCGTTTGTATGCACTTTTCTGTGCGCGCTCTAAAATCTCGGCATTTTGACACACGTATGGTACATCATACCTTTCTATATTAGTCGCTTTTGCCTTTTCCCTGATCTCAGAGCTTTGTGATGGATTTTCTACACCATGGTTTTCGAGACAGGTCGCTTTTGCCTTTTCTCTAAGATCAGCGCTTTGCATAGAGTATTCTACACCATGATTTTCTAACATGGTCGCTCTCATTTTATCCATGACCTCGGTGCATTGCGCCGGGTGTTCTACATTATATCTTTCTCGAAGAGTTTCTTTAATTTTGTCCTTAACTTCAGCATTTTGCCACGACCAGTCTACATCATACTTTTCTCGATTAGTCTCTTTCATCTTCTCCAAGACCTCAACGCTTTGTAAAGGGTACGGTACACCATACTTTTCTATATTAGTATCTTTAATTTTGTCCTTGACTTCATCACTTTGCCACGACCAGTCTACACCGTACTTTTCTCGATTAGTCTCTTTTATCTTATCTAAGACCTCAGCGCTTTGTATCGGGTATGGTACACCATACTTTTCTCGATTAGTCGCTTTTGCCTTTTCCCTAACCTCAACGCTTTGTGTCGGGTATGGTACACCATGGTTTTTTAAACATGTCATTTTCTTCTTTTCCTTGACCTCAAAAATTTGTGATGGATGTTCTACATCATATCTTTCTCGAAGAGTTTCTTTAATTTTTTCTTTGACGTCAGCACATTGTAATGGGTTATCTGCACCATACCTTTCACGACAGGTCGCTTTAACTTTTTCTTTGACGTCAGCACATTGTAATGGGTTATCTGCACCATACCTTTCACGACAGGTCGCTTTAATTTTTTCTCTAACGTCAGTGCATTGTAATGGGCTATCTGCACCATACCTTTCATGACAGGTCGCTTTAATTTTGTTTTGCTTATCATGTTTGGTACAGGATTTACAACGTGCACCACTATTCTCGACCATCATGCGAAAATTTTTTGTATCGGGTGTCTCACAAGAACACTTGAATGAAATACGAGAATCGCGATTGAGTGGATTCGGTAGCTGTTTGGTATCATCAAGAATCGCACTATCTCGAGTGAGAATTTTTTCGAGTAGCTCACGATTGAATTTTTGTTTATTCATTCCTTTATTATACTAACCCTAATTATCTAAACCCTCTATCTCTTTAATCCGACTTAGGTATACGTTTTATTTAATTTTTCAACATATTCGTCATATTACATTTTATCTATTTCACACCGACACATCTTGTAGAATTTTTCAGAACGCAAAGTTTCATCCACGTCGTGAAAATATTTGAATTTAGGAGATCTTGGGATGAGTGAATGCTTGCCCCAAACCTTTTCCCAAAATACATTTGAAAACTTGTCCATCATAAATTTGTACAACTTGATATCTCTCATAGACACCCATTCTTTGGTTGCCCATGGTTTTTTAGACATTCGCCTATACGCGTGTTTAACACCCCTCATACTCAAACAATAATTATTTCCTCGGTCGTACCAATCTTTCAAACATCTTTCTAGGTCTTCTTTCGTGGTAGATTGTCCTTCGAGTGTAGATAAAGCATCGTTAGCGCGAGATCTACACTCGTCGAATGTGAAGTTGTTCATTTTTGATATGAATATTACAAGGTCGACAGGTGACTTAGGCAAAATTAAAATATATATTTATACTAAATGAATATTTACCTCGAAATACTTTTGCGAGCACTCGGTGTATTCCTCGGCGTTTTCTTCACCGTGAGCTGGGGTAGAAAAAGCAAACCTGCGTGGGACGTAGCCATCATAGTGTTTGTCATCGTACTCGCCCTTTACTTGGCGTTTACCCGAAAGATGGAAAACTACACGCCACCACCCATCATGCATAACACGTAAACTCAGAGCTTACTCAAATATTTAGAACCCACGGTTCGCATGAATCGGTGTTTCTCAGCACGGCTATCGAACGTAATCTTGAATCCGTTCCCGTAGTATGGTTTAGGTGGAACTTCGTAGTATTGTTCGAGTTCATCATCCGTGTCGTTTTCAACCACGTAGTCCGGGTCGTCGTTTCTAGTTTTTCGCACTCGTCTAGTTCTCATTATTACTTACCAATATCACGCGCTATAGCTTTATGTTTGTTGAACGAAAACACTCGTTTCAAGAAATTTCCTATGCCCTCTGTGATTATCGTATGCGCGAGCTGTCTCTTCATCTCAAAGTAGAACATTCGCACGAGATGATGCATCTTAATATTATTAAAGACTTTTATATAGTTTCATGTAATGAAGAGTGTGATCGTAGCATTTCCGGGAAGAACATTCTCCGGGTCATTTCTCATGAACTGGTCTAAAACACTTTTAGAACTGACGAAAAGGGGGTACAAGGTAGCATTGGTAAATGAATATAGTAGTTTCGTGTCATTTGCTCGCATGAAAACACTCGGTCTCGATGTATTGAGAGGTTCCGAACAAAAGCCATTTGGTGGAAACATAAATTATGACGTATGGGTCACCATAGATAGTGATATGTTTTTCATACCAGAACAAATCATAGAACTCATCGAAGACACCGATAAACACCCGGTAGTCTCTGGTGTGTACAGAATGACTGACCTAAAGCACTACGCGGCCGTGAAGAATTGGGACTTGGACTACTTTAAAAAATATGGCTCATTTAAATTTTTGCGTCTTGAAGACCTTGAAGGTGCACCTAAATACATGAAAGTCGCATACAATGGTATGGGTTTTATGGCGATACGAAGAGAAGTTTTAGAGAAATTAAAGTATCCTTATTTTTCTTATCCATTACAAGAAATAGAACGAGAAGATGGAACACTCGTACGAGATATGTGCTCCGAAGATGTGGCGTTCTGTAAAAACATTACAGATGCGGGATACGATGTGATCGTAAACACTACACTCAAAGTTGGTCACGAGAAACAATTAGTCATCTAAAATCTAATACGAAGGGGTGGTAAAGGAATGTCTTCGTGTGTCAATTCTGTTTGATTTACATTAGAAGCACCCAATAAATTTTCTAAAAACGTCCGAGAGTTAGACACGGGAACGGATACGTCATCGAAGCGTGCCATTCTCGCGCGCACGAGATCACGCTTCATTTGTGTGATTTCTTTTCGGAGTGTTTCGTTTTGTTCCATGAGACCTAGATAGTCATTTGTAAGATTCAATATATAATTATCACGGACCGTATCTCCAGATGCGTACATCTTTTTGAGTTCATTACACATCTCGAGATATACATTTTCTGGAAGAGCAGTTTTGTGCTCATCCAATAGGGACATCATGTTACGTACAGGGTCACTCATTTTTACTTATTACATGTTATTTTTTTATTCTCCTTCACTCTCTAACATGATACGTAGGCGCTCTTCTAGAGATTGTCCGTTCACGGGTACGACTTCAAATTCTGCATCGGGCATATCTGGATCTAAAAGATCTCCGTGTGTTTCACAAAGTTCACAAATGACACCCTCTTCAGGTGGTTGCCCAATTGGGTGATTATGTACGGGGACGACCTTCTTGACAATCGGTTTCTTTGTCCTCACTTTCTTTTGAGGTGGGGGTGTAGTAGACGTACTCGCCACAGGTTCTTTCGCGTTTACGTGCTTCGCACACACATCTTTTCCAGGTAAACGACTGTTTTTACACGGCGTTCCCTTGATGGTTTTACAAACACACTTTTCAGTGGGTTCCTTTGGTTTTGCTACGCGCTTCTTTGGTTTCATTTCTTCCCGGATAGATTTGACTTCTTCGTGAAGTTGTTGGTTCTCCACGCGAAGCGTTTTCACTTCATCGATGAGAGACTTAACAAGGTCGGTGAGGTACGCGATTTCAGCCATGATGATTTTTATTGTATACTTTAGAATGTACCGAGTGACCACTTAGGTATTTTTTTCTTAGTGAACTTTAATGATTGCGCGTCCATTCTCACTCGTTCTCATCGAGGCTATTCTCATAGGTATTTTGACACTACTTATATATACGGGTGTTACCAAATTCGTGAAAGATACACGAGCACTCGTTCTCACTGGAGCACTCGTCCACCTATTTTTCGAGTATTCGCCTATGGGGAATTTGAATGAAAGATACTGTAAATATTTATTAAAAGCTTGATTTAAGTTTAACTAACGCGTCTACTGCATCTCCCTCTTGTTTATGTTTAACACAAAATCCATTTTTACCCGCTCTGCATAAACACGGTTGAAAGATGCAATTAGGTCTCGTCGATCTCAGATTCGGTGTCTGAATAGTCGACGTATTTTCTTCTTTTTGAAGGCGGTTCGATGTCCGTAGACGTTTCACTGTCGCTGTCGGTTTCAGTTTCACTGTAGTTTTCCGACTCGTCATCGGATATGATTTCACCTTCCTCGATTTCGGATTCGGATTCACTCTCGTAATCCGAGTAGACACGCTCACTTGGGTAGTAAATCTTGGGCAAATTATCGTAAAGCATTTGCCAGTCCACGTGATCTTCGAGTTCGTTATCTTCGATGAATTCGTTGAGCCCATTTCGGTCCTTGATACCCCAGTTGTTTTCGGCGATTTCAAGCCAATAATCGACATCATGTTCCTTGATAACTCTTGGGTACACGTAGACAATGTTTTCATCCGAATCGTGTTCTTCACGGGAAATCTTTTCACCATAAATCAAATACATGTGATCAAGGAGTCCAACCTCGTCTTCGTATTCCGTGTCGGGAAGTGGTTCGTGACCAAATTCGATAAAGTGTACGTGACCATAAGACGTCTTCAACTTTTCCGGGGAAATACCCATGAAACACAAATATCCGTCTGTGTTTTCGGGCATAAACTTGCCCGGAAAGTACTTGGAGGACAAGCCCCACACTTCACACGTCTTACCACAGAAACGGCTCGACAACGAATCCATGTGTTGCATTCTTTCCAAAAAGGTCGCATTCTTCACGAGTTCGGTAGAGAGGAACATCTTATTTGGTTATCTGTATCATTTACGTTTCATTTGTTTAAGTGCATTTTATTAAAACTCTATCCTACTCGCGAGACGTTTACCAAACGTCTTCTCCTTAAAAACGCGTTCACGATTTTCAAAATCACGGCATCGCTCACTGATTTCATAGAGTCGAACTTGAACTTCCGCCAATTTATCATCAGAAACATATTCATCGTGTCTTTCACTTGGAGTCCAGTGCTTGAACTTACTATAAAAACGTTCCTTTTCAATGTTGCGATTTTCGATATCCCTGTATCTTTCAAGTTCAGAACAACAGTAAATGTACTCATTCACATTTTCCATACTTTCTTCAGCCCTCAATTGATAAAGGCGATTTTTAACGAGATCAATGGCGGGTTGATAAATTTGAGAGTGTCCATCACCATAAATCTGGTTCATACGTAAGTTTCTTAGGAGAACATTTAGTTCCCCGATGTTCAGTGTATTGATTGAATGTTCTCGGCTTTTTTGGTGCATCTGGACATTTCGGTGTTTCATTGGAATGGACAATCCCTTGCCATATGAGGATTTGTACGTCTTTGCAGAGCGAACTCGTCGCTTGGCAGAACGCGAGGCGGTAGTCATCGGTCGTGAGAGAGAAGCAGTCATCTTGCATTATACATGCACCACACCTTTATAAGGTTTTTGAAAATGGAGAATTATCTTTTCCCCGACTTCGTTTTTTGCGATGACTACCTCGTAGTCACCTTGATCGTATATGTACTTAGGTTCCTCTTGTCTGGGAGACAAGTAACTAAGCAATCTTGTGTAAAAACTCATTCTTCCTTCTTCTTACTTAGATGATATTCTTCAAGCTTTTTATGTTCACTTTGAATAGTTCTCAAAAATCTCTTTGGTTTGTCGCCGAGTTTAGACCAAGAGAATTCGTCCATAAAATCTTCGATGTATTCTGGGACGTGTGCGATCACGACAAACGTCCCTCTGATGTACCTGTATATCCAGGTAGTAGCAAAAGCGTAACAGAAAGCGCGTGGGTAAAGCCACCACATTACGTGTTTAACGACTTCTTTTTTTATCTATCTTAAATACAAGATGGATCTCTACGAGGTACCGAAGAAAGTCCAGTACATCACAGTTGATTCAGAATTCGTGAATGGGTCTAACAACACATTTACGATTGATTTTTCACTCGACTCAAACATACACATGGAGGACATGACAAAAGTGATAGGATTCAAAGTGGTTGATTTTTACGTGACACAAGTGGGCGAATCTGATTCCGCTGGTAACACAGATGTATCCAAATACATAGATGTCGTATGCGATGACATACCCAAAAGAGCCCAAATACTCGACGAACGAAACGGACAAATACTGACACGCATACCATTGGAGCGTACATTCTCCGGGAGCAATTCATTCATTTTGAGAGACAAACAATGGAGATCGTTCCAACGACAAACATCTCTGTTTAATCCAATATCCATCCAAAAAACACATTTCAAACTCTATGAGTCGCAGGGTGATGGAGACTATGAACTTCTTAAACCATCCGTGTCCTTTTACATGATCATAGAAATCACGACCATAGATGTAAAGAAAAAACCAAGAAACAGAGAATTGCAGATTCTGGATGCACTCGATCGTCTCATGGGGAAGATAGATAACCTCAATCACAACGTGAAAAAACTCCCCGATGCAGATCAATTAGAGAAAGCTAGAAAGGAAACTAAGAAATACCCTTTTAGCTATCTTGTTTTATTGATAGTTCTCATATTAGGTGGTGTTTATTACATATCTAAGCAGACAGTTTCGGTTCCTCCGCAGCCTTCTTTCTAGTACGTCTGACGACCTTCTTCACCGGCGCTGGCTTTGGGGCTTCTTCAACTGGGGCCGGAGCTTCGGCAACTGGAGTTGGAGTTGAAGTTGGAGTTCTTAGTTCAACAACTGGAGCTGGAGCTTCGGCAACTGGAGCTGGAGCTGGAGTTGGAGCCGGACCTGGAGTTGGTTCAACAACTGGAGCTGGAGCTGGAGCTGGAGCTGACTTGGCACTGTCCAATTCGTCAACCAATCGCAACAAGATGTCGTAGACATGCTTCTTGTTGACACGGAGGGACTTCATTTCATCGCGGATTTCTTGCCTGAGAGATTCCATTATAATATACATAAAGGAAATATTATCTTTAAATGTAATGCTGGTGATTGGACCAACTTTACTGAGTGGAATCGGGCAACACGCGAAGAAATACACGGATCTATTCCCAGATTGGAAATATGTTCAAATTCAAGAAGAAATTCCTCCGTGTGAACGAGCTTTTATATTTGCACTCCCAACTGATTTTTGGTTAAATAGGATTCCGGATTTAAAACGCAAAGTCAAACACCTTCACTGTATGACTGTATGTGAAACCGAAACAGTACACGAAGACTACGGGAAACTTTTTGAATTATTTGACCGGATCGCGGTACCGAGTGAATTCTGTAAAAAGGTTTTTTCGAGACAATTTCCAAACACGGAATTCTATGTAGTACGGGCACACATTCCTCACACGGACAAATACACGTTTTACCACATAGGAAACATCATGGACCAACGTAAGAATTTTAGGGGCATTTTAGAAGCGTTTGTGCGTCTCAATAAACCGGACGCCAAACTCATCGTGAAAGCCACGTGCAATCAACCAGTTCAAATAAAATTACCAAATGTGGAAGTCATCAATGGTCTGGTATCTGACGAAGAAATGGATAAGATACACAGACTCTCAGACTGTTACGTGAGCTTTTCGAGCTCTGAAGGCGTCGGTATGGGTGCTGTAGAAGCGGCAATGCGTGATAAACCTGTGATCATTACGGATTACGGGGGTGCACCCGAATATGTAAAAACACCGTACACGATCGATTGTGAACTTCAAGAGTTGCAGAATGATGACTTCTTGTTTAAGAAAGGTATGCAGTGGGGCAAACCAAACAAAGAGCAACTCTTGGAATTCATGAATGATGCGTACGAAAAAAGATTAAGATACATGGATCACTCACACACGAAACGATTGGTTGGGAAAGAACACGTCTCACAACAATTCATCAATGATGTAATTGGTAAGGAGAACGATGAGTCCCGTAAGAATGGCACCTGAGGCAATGGCACCCTTTTGAGCGATCAACATGGATACGATGTCATCGATGAATCCAATGTTTGTGGGCTTCTTAACATTTTCTGGAATGATCTTAGCGATGACGACATACAATGCCATTGATATTACAACTGGACGTAATGTCTCTTGATCTAACATTTATAGTAAACTAATATTTTATCTTTGGTTGATGTTTCTTGCAGAAACCACCACACACAGCCTTAAATCCACACGGCTTGCCAGCCAGCGTCACTGCTTGGCAAGTGTGTACTGTGTGTCGCTTTTCTACAACCTTTTCAGGAGCTTTTTCTATGACCTGAATCACCCGAGTCTGTTTATCTTTTCTGAGTTGTGCGTATTTCTGTTTCATCTTCCAAGTCGCGTTTGCGAGTTTCTTGCATCTATCGGTTGGTGAATCCACCCGGTACATGCGCATGGCGTCGGCGAGGCACTGTTCGTAGGACATCTTTGGAATGTTATAATTACAAGGGTATCAAATCTCGACTTAGGCTAAATTTTTTAAACGTTCATCTATTATTTCTAAACAAAGCTGTTGATATTTAGCGTTTTTATGTCTAATCTTCATTTGAGCATGCTCTAAATCTTTTTGTATGTCATTATAGAGATGTTTAGCTTTACAAATGAGAAATTCAGGGTTGGACTTTGAATAAATAAAATTCAACAAACGACCAATAAAAATAAGCTCTTCGGGCATCCACTTAGACGAAAGTGTGAAATCAACTTTATTCATGGTTACCAGGAGATCAAACAACGCGTTCAACCTCATAGAATACGTGGAAGACATAAGAGCTTTGATGTGTTCCGTTAATTTGGATTTATCTTCTATTGTGTTGAAGAATGTTTCATCGATCCATTTGACATATAGATCGCACATAGAGCTCCAGTTATATTCAGGTGATATGCAAGAAACTACCATCATTTGAAGCAATTTTTCCTCGCTCGAGAATCGGGTAGAGTTATTTTTGATCTTCACACCGGCATCTTTCAACCTCGATTCGAGAGCTGTGAGTTCAGAGAAAAGTGGGTGCATGAATACGTTATGATACTCCATTTCGTTGAGTGGCTGACTCGAACGATTCAGTATCTCATAAGTATCCTTCAGTTTGCGTGGATCCCTGCGTATTTCAACTGGAAGATAATTAACTTGAATCGCATAGTCTTCTATGGCACGTTTTATGGTCTCGGGGAGCTGGGAAAACTTTTTGTTTGCATACACATATGGATCGAGCTCACTCAAATGTTTACCGTCCAGACTGAACGCATCATCCATAAAGCCTAATAATGTACGGCTGCGATGCATGCCATCCACGATCTCGTCCGACTTTTCATCCAACGAAGATACGGTAGTTATGGGTGCCATAAAACGACCCGTGATAGCAGTCTCGATTAAACGCGTACGGTACTTTGAATCCCATTTTTTATATTTTCTTTGGAATTCTGGTTCCAGATTCAGCCAGCGCTGAGAACACAGTTTAGCGGATTCTAAACCAGACTGCGCTTTCAACATGGAGAGAGGAATATTTTTAGAACTGGGAGGCATCGTTTTCGTTTACTTACTTGTATCAATTACAACCAAAATCTTTATACCATTTCTAATGATTTTTAAGCCTGATGGACAGCTCGGTCTTGTCGTGCAGACACAGTGTGAGCTCACATCCAAATTTAAATAGGCGTTTCGACCATTCTTTACCATCGAGGGCTCGGAGTACATCGTCCATCACCTCATTCGCACTCGAGTTCCGGATGTAAAGCGTCAAACACTCTCCGTCTGCGTACTTATAGCCAGGTCGGCACATCCACCCAGCGAAATCCGTATATTTCTTGAAAGAACTTCTTCTGCCCGGTTGATCAGTGATGGATGAAAAGGACGAAAGTAAGTCTTCAGTTTCAATGCCCATGAATATCAACTGTCGCAAACGCTGAAAACTTGGTGACTTCAACTCGTTTATGATGGATCCATAGTTATCAAACACCTTCAAGTGCTTGACCTTCGCACCGGTGTAGTCAAAGGCTCGGAGGGTCTTAGCGTCTACAGACGCACGCTTTACGACGAAGGACGCTTCCATTTTTGACTTTAATTAAAAGGTAAACACTCAAGTGACTTAGGTAATAACTCAAGTCAAAAAAACAAAGACAAGAAAACAGCTTAAGTGAGAGCCTCGTTTATTAAAAAGTAAGGTCAATATGCAAACGAATGAAATGATAGAAAAAATCATTGGACCCAGAAGACACACCACCGAGACATGGGTAAAAAGAGCAAAAGAAGTCCATAAAAATGACCCCAACTTATCTTACACATGTTCAAATATAGGAGGTGAAAAATGGCGACTTGTATTCTGTATGAAACCAAGTCATGGTTTATTTAGGGCATCTAAAAACAACCATATTAAAAAGAAAAGACCTAGTAGTTGCCAAATTTGTGCGGTGGAGTTGAGGAGAAAAGCATTTAGTTTGGGACATGAAGAGTATTGCAGAAGATTGGATGAGCTGAACTCATCTCTTAAACCACTGGACCCTTATATTAATAGTAGGAGACCTCTGTTGCATATGTGTATGATTTGTCTAGAAATGAGAGATTATACCCCAGGTGATGTTTTAAGTGGACACTATAAGTGCTACTATGACTCAAAAGCGAACTCACATGGAAATAACTTTGTTGGGTTCAAAAAGAAATCAATTGCACTTTATGGAGACACAGTAGATTTCTCACTTTATGACCAGAGAAGTTTTGATTTCGAGAAAGCTGGTAAGATGATATGCAAAGGCTGCTTCCACACCTGGGAACGAACTCCACATCAACACTTAAGACCACCAAAGAATTTGGCTGGTATCGCATGTCCAAAATGTTCAAAAATGGAAGCTGGAAAATTGCAACGTAAATCGTGGGAAGAATGCGAATCTGAGTTTGAAAAACTCAAGAGTGAAGGGTTTCATAGGGAATTGGAACTAAGAGAAGAAACAAAAAGAGCCTATAAAGAATCTGGTGGCAAGGCGTCCGAGTCTGTAGTACCGGTGTGGTGTGTGGTGTGTGAGGATTTTTACGATACAACAATGATTAAATTATTGGCTACAAAATGTGGTTGTAGTAAACATCGTTTCAAAACAGAACGATTTATTGTTGATTCTTTAAAAAATGAGTTACCAGCTAAATACAAGGTTGAGCATCTCAATTTGAAAAAATATAAAGATGTCGGCGCGATGGATATTCTTGTTAGCTATGACGACAATCCTGTGGCGTTCATAGAAGTTGATGGAGAGCAGCACTTCACCGATGATACGTTTTTTTCAAAAGTTGGGAGGAACGTAGAAGATACACAACTTTCAGATGAGGAAAAGCACATAAAAGCGGAAGAATTGGGTATAAAAGTAGTTCGTATATATCAACCGTATGCATTTGGTAACAATGAAGCTATCGATAACTTAGTTAATTCTTTAGAAAAAATTAGAAAGGGGGCAATGGTAACCATAGGTGAGATATTCATTGACGGGGGTGCGAATATCTATCAAGCACACACCCTCTATCACTATGAGTTGCAAAAATTAGAATGTTTTTAATAAAATCAAAGACCCCTACCTTTGTTTTTAAAAACAGCTTAAGTGAAAGCCGCGTTTATTAAAAATCAAGTAAAATGAGTGAAAGCATCCAAAAGCTTACCCACGTGGAGCACATCTTAAAGAGACCAGACTCGTATGTTGGTCCTGTTGCTCGCGTTGGTGAACAGTATTGGGTCAAAGAGGGTGATGGATTCGAAAAGAAAACCGTCATCTACGCACCCGCACTTCTCAAGATTTTTGACGAAATTCTCGTCAATGCGATCGATCGTAATTCACTCTATCCAAAACAGGTAACGTCCATCTCCGTCAACATCGACCGCGAGAAAGGTGAAATCAGTGTTGAGAACAACGGACCTCTCGGGGGTATCGCGGTCAAAGAACACGAAAAGGAGAAGATTTGGAATCCAGAACTCACGTTCGGACACCTTCTCACGAGTACCAACTACGATGATTCACAACAGCGTGTTGTCGGTGGCAGAAACGGGTACGGTGCAAAGCTCACGAATGTGTATTCGAGCAAATTCTCCATCAAAATCAAGGATTCCGAAAACAAGGCGACGTACACACAAGAGTGGGCGGATAACATGAAAACGTGTGGAAAGCCGAAGATGCGTAGCTACTCGGGTGCGACTTCGAGTGTTTGTGTCACGTTCACACCAGACTGGTCTCGGTTTGGTATGAAAGGGATGGACGATCACATCTTCAAAATCTTCGAGAAGCGTGTCTATGATGCAAACATCTGTACCACGCCGGGGTGTAAAGTAAAGTTTCAAGGCGAAGCGCTTCCGAAGACAGCATTCAACGAATACGCCAAGATGCACACAAAAACTGACGAAGTTTGTTTGTTTACGTCGGATAGATGGTCCGTGTGTGTCGCACCATCCGAAGATGGATTCGAACAAGTCTCTTTCGTCAATGGTATCTGTACCACAAAAGGTGGGAGTCACGTAGACCACGTGGCGGGCATACTCGCATCCAACATCATCGAGGACATGGCCAAGAAGATCAAGCTCAAACCCCAACAAGTGAAGAACGCATTCATGGTATTTGTGAAAGCCACACTCGTGAATCCAACATTCAGTAGTCAGGTCAAGTCAGAGTGTACTCTCAAGCCACAGGAATTTGGGAGCAAATTCGAGCCCACGAAGAAGCTCATCAAGGACATTCTCAAGACGAGCGTTCAATCAGAACTCATGGCGCTCTCCAAATTCAAAGAGATGAAAGAACTTCAAAAGTCCGATGGCACACGAAAGTCTAAAATCACTGGTATCCCAAAGTTGGATGACGCAAACAAGGCTGGGACGCAACAATCTGGAAAGTGTACGCTCATCATCACGGAGGGGGATTCTGCGAAATCTCTCGCGGTCGCGGGTCTTTCTGTGGTTGGTCGCGACTATTACGGGGTATTTCCCCTTCGTGGAAAGTGTAAGAACGTGAGAGATGCGTCCGTGAAACAGCTCACCGAGAACAAAGAGTTCAGCGACCTCAAGAAGATTTTGGGTCTTCAACAGGGCAAGGTGTATACCTCGCTCAGTGAACTTCGCTATGGTCGTCTCATGATCATGACCGATGCGGATACGGATGGGAGTCACATCAAGGGTCTTGTACTCAACATGATTCATTACTTTTGGCCGAGTTTACTCGACCTAAATTTCGTGGTGAGCATGGTCACGCCTATAATCAAGGCAACCAAAGGTTCACAAACCATGTCGTTCTACACGGATTCTATGTTTAGAATGTGGTACGGAAATGGGAGGCCGGGATGGAAGATCAAGTACTACAAGGGTCTAGGTACCTCCACGTCTGCAGAGGCTCGTGAGTATTTCAAAAACATCGAGAAGCTCACGGTCAAGTTCGACACGGATGAGAAGACAGATGACTCCATCGTTCTCGCATTCGACAAAACCAAGGCAGATTCTCGTAAGACATGGCTTCTGGAAAGCACAGAGAAACAGGGATCTGACCTAGAGATTGCATACGGAAACGTGGATAGAATCAACATCACTGAGTTCGTACACAAAGATCTCGTGAATTTCAGTCTCGCGGACTTGAAGCGTTCCATCGCACACGTATCTGATGGTCTCAAACCTTCGCAAAGAAAGGTCATGTACTCATGTTTCAAGAAGAACTTGACCAATGAAATGAAGGTGGCACAGTTGGCTGCGTACGTCGCAGAGACCTCCGCGTACCATCACGGTGAGGTGTCTCTCGCAGACACGATCGTAAAATTAGCACATAATTTTACCGGTTCGAACAACATCAATCTTCTCGAGCCATGTGGTCAATTCGGTACGAGACTCATGGGTGGTAAGGACGCGAGTCAAACGAGGTACATCTTCACAAAACTCACGAAGGATGCGAGAAAGCTCTTTGACGCAAAGGATGACGCCGTATTGAAATACCTCGATGACGATGGTAAGCCTATCGAACCGGAGTACTACGTTCCAATTTTACCTACCGTGTTAGTCAACGGCACAGAGGGTATCGGTACGGGATTCAGCTGTTACGTACCACCTTTTAATCCAAAGGATATCTGTGAAAACATAGAACGAGCTATTTCCAAGCAACCGCTCAAGGAAATGAAGCCTTGGTTCAACAACTTCAAAGGTAGGGTGTTTAAAAACACTGATGGGTTTTGGGTCACAGAAGGTCTTTGGTCTACTACGAGCACCGGAAACAAGATCAAGATCACAGAGCTTCCACCAGGTCGTTGGACCCAAGATTACAAAGAGTACCTCGATGGTCTCGTAGACAAGAAGGTCATCGCGAGTTTTGTGAATAACAGTACCACCGAAGACGTGGACTTTACCATCACTGGATACACAGGCAAAGACATCATCAAGGATTTTAAGCTTCAAAAGTCGTTCCACGTGAGTAACATGCACCTGTTCCACCCGACAAAGGGAATCAAAAAGTACGCGAGTCCAGAAGAGATTTTGGTTGACTTCATGGAGATTCGAATGGATACATACAAGAAACGTAAGGAACACCTGTTGGAAGTTCTCAAAGAGAAGACCAAAAAGCTTGAAAACATGGCTCGGTTTGTGGATGCGGTCATTAACGAAAAGATTGTGGTGTTCAAGCGCAAGAAGGTTGAACTCGAAAATGAGATTTCGAAGACGTTTGATAAGGTGGATGATTCGTACGATTATTTGCTCAACATCAAGACGTACCAATACACGAAAGAAGCGGTGCAGGCACTCAATGAAGAGACTCACAAAACAAGGAAGGAACTTGGAGACTTGAATGCGACGAGTCACCTTGACATGTGGAAAACGGATTTAAAAATATATAAGCAATAAGTAGTATGTGCGATAGATCTGGTCCAGATACCGGTGCCGCACTTTGCCTGTCTGCCATAGGACAACAGGACACATACCTATTGGGTGACGAATCACTCTTTAAGTACGAAGAGAAGAGACACTCCAACTTTAGAAAATTCCATAGAAATTTTAAGGTTAACAAACCTTCAAATGCCGTGAATGGCTGGCCTTTTAATCAATCGATAAAGGTTACACTTAGACCACAAGACATGGGAGACTTGTTATGTAATATGTATATAAAGATCAAATTACCCCGTTTGAAATCATCGGATTACAATTACGCAGACCGAGTTGGTAGACACCTCTTTAAAAAGATAACTATGCGCGTGGACGAAACTATTCTAGAAGTATACAGAGATGATATTGGATTCATTTATGATGAAATGTATCTGGATCAATCTGAAAGCGTGAGTAGAATTTATACAGATGGTCGGTTCATATATAGAGAAAATGTATTGAACACATCACTCAAGTTCATAAAAACAGGTGATACATTTGTATACGTACCAATCCCATTCTTCTTTTCCAGAAGCTACGAATCATCGGACTACGAAACAAATGTCCACAACAGGCCTTACTTTCCATTGTGTGCCATAAACAAACAAAAGCTTGAATTTGACATAGAGTTTAGACCACAGACGTTCTTCACGGATAATGTGGATACACTTACAACTGACGATTTTGATATAGTTACTGAAGAGATCACACTCACACCAGATGAGCGCCTCTATTATACATCAGGTAAATACGAAATCATCACAGATATATTCAAGACCCACCCTAAGGTCGATACCGTACCAGGAAATGATAATCTAAAAATAGAACTCACACCCGAAAACAGAGTAAAGACTCTTCATTTCTTTTTCAGAAACAAATTGTTTGAAGACGAGAGTGTTTCAAGTAATGTGAGTGTTTCTCCACCGAATAGCAGCACATCTGATCAAAAATACCACTATTATCACAACCGTTTTAATCTCACACCTTTCCCGGAATACAAAAGAGCAGTCGATTCTTTGTCGGACGACGTAGCATCCGAGGCTAAGCTTTTCATCAATGGCCAAGAATTACCGTTCATAAACAGGGTAGATTCACATTATTACAGGTATCTCACCCCACTCAATCACAAGTTTCATACCACACCCAGAAATATATACACGTATACCTTCTCGATGAATCCAAGAAATGTAGACCCATCGGGAAGTTTGGATTTCACAAACATAAAAAATAATCGAACTCTCATAGATTTCAAGATGAACCCATATTACGGAACGAATGAAACTTTCACGTGTCACATTTACTACACGTGTTACCAAACGCTCACATTTGAAAATGGGTACGTAAGCACTCGAGAACTTCTACCCGTAGAAGGAGAATTACCTACCGAATAAACTGTTTTTGTTTTCTTTTATGTATTCGATGACGCCATTTTTGATACACCATTTGATGAAATTGAGTTGAGCAACAGTCGTGCTTATTTCATCAGATGTACCCGGCACCTTATAGGATATCTTGTCTGAACGACAGAATGGGTCGAACAACTTTTTGCTATAGCCATCTAGCGTAGACTTATAGGCACAATGCACACTAAAGATTTTGCCGTCGATAGTTTTATACATTAGGTTTGTCTTTTTAGAATAATTGGTTATGAACCATTCGAGGTTACGGAGGGAAATACCACCTGTTTTGGTGAGTATCTGCATAAGCGTCTTACCGTTTTCAGGGGTACCGTAAAACGCATCTATGGAATTTAACAGAATATCTGATTTCCTCATACTACATCATACTTCTTAAATCTCTAAATTGGTTATTGTTAGATGCTTCGCATGCTGGACAATTAGGACTATACATGGGAGGAAATGTGTGGTTGTGTCTCACACTCGAGTTCATATTTATAGGCTCATGGAGTTTGGGTGTATTTGCGTGTGATAAGCAAAACCCACCATGACTCGCTTTTCTAGTACACGGTTCTCCACCCTTTTTTACACCCATACAATACCCCCTGGGATTTGGCATATCCCGCATTAATAATTTGAGGGGAATGTTATAATTGGTCGATACGTTTTGCACAAATTTTAACACGCGTTCATGACACGCCTTGTCTAAATCTTCTTCATACGCCTTGACCAAATTTTCAGACACTCTCATCTCCTTAATACATTATAGCGTCTAATTTTTAAATGGTAATTCATCGAGAGGTGTCTCTTTCTTCTTCTTTGGTCTTCTCTTTGGTTTAATCTTGGTGAGGAGTTCCCCGAAAATCTCTTCTTTTGGATCCTCGAATAGAGGTTCAAGCAAATCACACACCGGATTGATGAATTTATTCATAAAATAGTATTCGTAATCGATTGGTACGTTGTTTTCCGAGACGTACTTTGGATCTTCGGATTTTTCAAAAGCTTTCGCCTTTGAGTCTTCTGTCTTCACGAGAATGTAAGGCACGCGATCACCCGACTGCGGCTCCGAACCGGGTTGTCTCTCTCGCATTTTACGAACAACTTGGACGTGTGCTTGGTTAATATCTTTGATTCCGGGGCTATTTATGGACACGTTATGCCCCTTAACCTTATAAGAATCCGATAAACTCTGTGAAAGTGTGAGCTTTTCGTTCGGTACGTCACCTTCGAGGAGTTCAATGGCTCGCTGAAGCGCGAGTGCTTTCGGTGGTTCAGTATCACTACTTTCAAGTACGACGTCCAAGAGTTCCTTACATACTTCTCGTACGTGTGCTGTGTTATCGCGTCTCACGAGTTGAAGACCCTTTACATCGATGTAATCCATATTCATCTTTCCGTCCTTTCCTTGTGTCCACAGCTTTGCGGCGTACCGTTTTTTAGAATAGAGGAAATAGGGCCAATACACCTTTTCGAGTTCCAAATTATTCGGTTTCTTGAAAAGTGCGGTACACTCTTCAGCGGCACGTTCACCAATCTCCCAACTGTACTCAACAGCCTCAATACCTTTACGGTCACCCACATCAAATTCGACCATGACTGAATCGGTATCACCGTACCTCACTTTCGCACCCGGAAAGTTCTTTTCCACGTACTCCTTTGTTTCATCAATCATACTCCGACCTTTTGTCGTCACGGTAGATGCGATATTTACACACGGAAGCATTCCCTTCGATGCACCAGTGAACCCATACACGGAGTTCATACTGATTTTGTAAGCTAATTGCTTACCGTTATACATGGCTTTGAGTGCACCCTTCGACGCGGCCATGTCCTTCTTCGCCTGTTTTCTGAATTGTTTCAATTCAAGTAGAATGCTCGGTAAAAGTGTAGGTACACCTTGTGCGAACTTACACACTCTCTTTGTAGGAGGCTGCCCCTCAACCTTACTCGGCACAGGAATCTCAAATGTTTCGTATTCAACACCAGGTACGTTTTCGTACTTTGGGTCCATCACGAGACTTGAATAACACAAATTGTGTGCCATCATGATTGAAGGATACAGGCCTTCAAAATCTAGCGCCGTAATTGGTTTGTAATATGCACCCTTTTGTGCTTCAAGAACAGTCGCACCTTCATACCCTTGATCCCCCAATTGACCATATTGAATCGTAGGAACCATAAATCCCATCTCCCTCGCCTTCTTTGTTAATTGACTAAACACCTTGATTTGTTGTCCCCGTTCCACGAGATAACACAGGGGTACCCAGGTCGCCTTCGCCATTTCTAGAAGGTTAATCAGTATACACAATTTAGACAAAAGTCTGTGCGGAAGAAGGGTATCCTTAATACAATACTCAGCAACTTCCCGCAATTTCACTGGGTCGCCTTCCTTGTATCGAGCAAACATCTCCTTCGCAGGCATATCAATTTTATTGTCTCCAAGATACAGTTTAGACACGTTATCCAATTTGTATGAATCAAGTTTGTATCCTTTCTTCACCTCATGGAACAAATCGAAAATGAAACGACCAGGCATACTCACGAGTTTCAAATCGTTATCACCCAAAGCACTCGAAGACAGTTTCTTGAGTGTGAGTTCACAATTGTGTCCCCGCAGTTTACTCAATTGAAAGAATTTTAAGTTACATCTCGTCATGATGGCTCTTTTCATGAGATATTCAAGATCAAATCCAAAGATGTTCCACCCAGTGATAATGTCTACATCCTTTTCGTGTAAATAATATGAAAAGGCTTCGAGCATTTCACGCTCGGTATCGAACGAGACTATGTTACAACCCTCGAGTTGAGAATCGGTCTTCTTGTAACACAAACACGTCTTGTCGTAAGGTTCATCACTCCCAAATTTACACAAAGAAATGGCAATCTGGAAACACGCATCACCTTCTACGTCTGCATCCGGAAATTTACCCGTAGAACTGTTACACTCGATATCTACAGATGCCACCACAAATGGCGCCGTCTCAGGATCATCTACAGGTTTAAGATTTCTCCAGTTTCTACATTTAAGATCGATATCCGTCTTCGCAACGCAGTCTGGTTCACAATCATCACCAGTATCTAACCATCCAGTAGACTGAATACCAGTTCGGTGCATGAGGCGCAACACTGGGTCCAGGTTGGATTCATAAATTTTCATTTTTAAGGTTTCATCGGGTAAAGGTCTTCGAAGCCTTCCGCTCACCATGCGACGAGCCGCGAGGTTTTTGAAAAACAGCTGGAGATATGGAAATTTTTCGTTGTTTTGAAATCCCCAGACATCTTTACGGTGAATCGTATTTAAACTCGTGAGACACTCAGGGCACGCCTTGTCTATCTTATCATAAATGATCTTCACTCGTTGTGGTGTCGCATTACGAGGGAGTTTCACAAAAAAGTACGGACTAAAGCTCGTCGTCACACAGACGGACTTACCCTCTTTCGTCTTACCAAAGATACTGATCAAGTGTTCATCCTCTGTATCCCTGGACTCCCAGGTCAGTGCTTGGAAGACAACCATACTTCGTTATCGACCTAAAATTTTAATATAGTTTATTATTAAATGTCAGCAGCACTAGTTGAACTAGTCTCAGTCGGAGCTCAGGATGCATACATCACTGGCGACCCACAAGTCAGTTTCTGGCGCCAAAACTACAAGCGCCACACGAACTTTGCCCTCAAGCCAGAGCGCATGGATTACATCGGTACTTTCACCGGCGGTAGCGAAGTCGTCGTACCAATTCGCTCCAAGGGCGATCTTTTGAGCTACATTTGGATCGAACACCCAAACATTTCTAACGTGTCTACTAACACGGATGGATTGTTCTCTTCAGATGACACTTCTGTCACTGAATTTAGCCTTCAAATCGGTGGCCAAGAAGTCTGTCGATTCGATTCCTTGTATGTGCAAGGTGTTCACAATGTTTTGTACCGCGACAACCAAGCGAAGGCTTCGTGCGCCGTGACCACCGCTGAAGTTGCGGATAACGCGAAGGGTGTCAGTGGTTCCGCAGGTGATTACTACATGGTTCCATTCTTCTTCAGTGAAGACTGGACCAAGTCGCTTCCACTGGTGGCTTTGCAATACCACGAAGTCGAATTGCGCATCAAGTGCCGCTCCGGTCTCGGTAATCTCGGTGCGGTTCCAAAGGTTTACGGTATGTACGGATACCTCGACACAGCAGAACGTGAATATTTCACTGAACAAGAACACGAATTGTTGATCACACAAGTGCAATATCAGCCAGCCAGTAAAACCGATACCTCCATTGACTTGACCTATTTCAACCACCCAGTCAAGGCTCTTCACTTGACTACCTCCAACGTCACCACGGGTGCTTGGACGGATGATTACAGTTTCGATAGCGCATCGCTTTACATCAATGGCCTCGCCTTGTTTGAAAATGCGTCTAACACGTTCCACCACAACGTCGTCCACGAAATGCACACCACTGCACTCGCTCCATCATCTCTCGATGCGCTTCCATTGTTCTCTTGGCCATTCTGCCTCACCATGAACAGATCGCAACCAAGTGGTACGCTCAATTTCTCTCGAATCGACAATGCGAAGTTGACTATCCAAAATCCAAAGTCCGATGCCAGAGAAGGTTTGTACAGAGTGTACGCCGTAAACTATAATGTTTTGCGAGTCAAGAACGGCATGGCCGGTATCGCGTTCTCTAACTAATGCCCAGAAGAACCAAATCCACGTTCGCCTCTTTGCGTCTGCTTTAGTTCTTCTACTTCTTCTATGAGCGGAGTTTCACATCGCTCTAAAATCATTTGAGCAATCCTATTCCCCTTTTTAATGACGAACGGTTCACTCCCGTGATTAAACAGGATGACTTTTAATTCACCCGTAAAATCTGGGTCGATGACTCCCGCACCAGTTTGAATACCATGTTTAAGTGTTAACCCAGAACGCGGCGCAATTCTTCCATATACACCGGGTGGAAGTGATGCACATACGCCAGTACTTATGAATGCACGTTCGAGTGGAGGAACTATGATTTCTTCCATACTATATAAATCGTAACCCACCGAACCAGGTGACGTTCTGGTCGGAATGATAGCATCCGGGTATAGCTTCTTAATTTGAAGACTCATGTAATGTTTTGTATTCAAATCTTTATCCGTGTATATATTAAATGTTACCACTCATCATAGCACTTGGTGGTCTCGCTATAGCGTATACATTTACGGGGGAAGGTCTCATATCTTCAGAGGAAGCTAAGAAAATGATAAAATCTGGAAAAATAAAGAAGGTCATAGACGTAAGAACGACTGTTGAATACAGAATAGGTCACTATCCGCGTGCGCTACATTTACCAGTAGGAAAAATGAATAAAAAGACCGTTTCTGAACTTCCAAAAAAAGGTTTGCTCGTCTACTGCAACACCGGGCAGAGGGCCAGAGTTGCGGCAGAGAAATTGGTTGAGTTTGGATTTCAAGATGTGTATTACATAGCTGGTCACTACTCAACTCTCATGTAAAATATGAGTAATATACAGTATACAACTGTATACATCGTTGAAATGCATACGCTATATATGTAATTGTATAACACACTCATTGGTATCAAAACACCATTAAACATTATATGGGCACACACATATGGTAATGTGTATTTTCCATTATCTGTACACACTACCGTAACAGATAAAACAAAATTTATAGCTTGTACTATGTCACTCAGAAACATAAACATAGTAAAAAAGTGTATTATAGCCATGAGTTTAACGAATTGCCATGCACTATCATGAAAGCATCGTACATGTGGACGTGGGATTATAGTAACCACCGTTTCTATATCTTCTTGACCTTTAGCCAAACATAGAGATTCATCTGGATTTGTTACCAAATACCAGACATCTCGCATATTTAAGTTCCGCGTTTAAACTCTAAGTACATCATAAGATGATAGTGACATTTACAGTGATTGCGTTTTTAGTTATATTTCCACTCACACTGATAGGGATATCAAGAACGTGCCAACCTCACCCCGAGGACCTTTCGTAACTTCTGAAGAATAGCGTTATCAGGGATAGCCTTCCCGGATTCATATGAATTGATAACGCTCGCGGGTACACCTATCGCGTTTGCTAAATCTTTTTGTGTTTTGAAACCCTTAGCTATACGCCCTTGTTGGATTGTCTTCGCCATCGATACAGATACCTTCTCGTGTGTACCGATTTCCGTTTGATCCAGTTTCTGTTCCTTCGTCACTTCGCGGTGTGGTCTGACCACTTTCTGAGTCGTGGGTGCAGACTTACCATGAATGACGACGGGTTTCCAATCTTGATGATTCATTTTTTATTGAGCGTTTCTCGTTTTTAATAATCTTTCGAGGCGTGGCATTTCTTTGTTTGGAAACATCGTGAGTATCATTGCGGATTTAGTTAAATGCACTTGCCCGTGATTCTTCGAGGAGACGACATCTTCTACTCGAACTAAATCTACGGGTACCATAGACATGCCATTGGCTTTACTATGTGTAACGGCGAGTATGGCCGCATCTCGTTTGGTTTCACGTGGAATTATATCACCTTCGTGACATATGACCACGTGTGATCCAGGCAAGTCTGCGACATGTAACCACCACTCCTTTGGATAACTCGTCTCCGTGAGTGCGTCGTTATCTTTGGCATTCTCACCCACCTTGATAGTGATGCCATCGAGTGACGTGTATGTTCGCATAATATATTTAGAAGCTATGTTTTTATATAGGATATGGCTAGGACGACTACGACTACTAGGGAACAAACGTGGAATAGGGACGACAATTACGTGTTAAAGATGTTTACATGGCACTTATATAAGTCATTACATAATCTTGAATTCTTGGCTATGTATGCGTACATGCGTTTGATAGAAACCAAATTTGTCGTTAAGAAATTGAAAACGAGCGATCTGAAGTTTGTTCAATCTTTGAAAACTTGAGATTCTTCATCTTTTCAATCATGCGTTCAATGTGACGCTCCGCGATGATTATACAGTTTTCAGTCATGATGCGACCTTTGTACTCAATCAAAAGTGGGCCACCGGTACCGACAGTTGTTCTCAAAATATCAAGCATGTTTTGTTTAATTTTTAAAATATCCTATGTACGACTTAGGCGCTTTTTCTTAAGCACCTGTGGACCCAAATCCACCTGAACCTCTCACCGTTTCTTCAATAGATTGAACTTCTCGAACAGAAGGTGTTTCACAGCGTTCCAACACGAGTTGCGCGATTCTGTCTCCTTTTTTGATTTCGAAATCTTTGTCGCCTCGGTTGAAGAGCACGACCTTGACCTCGCCAGTGTAGTCCGGATCGATGACACCCGCACCGACTTGGATACCGTGCTTGACAGCGAGACCTGAACGGGGCGCAACCCGACCATATACATTTACTGGCAAAACAATTGAGATCCCCGTTCCGACAAGATGCCGCGAGTTATGTGGTACACAGCAATCCTCAACACTGTATAAATCATATCCAACAGCATGAGTAGAACCCCGAGTTGGAATAATAGCATCTTCAACCAATTTCTTCACGCAAAGTTCGCTCATTTATGTATAGGGGAACGTAATCTTTATCCCTATTTGAAAATACCAAATTTCCTTTTTGAAACAATTCGTTCAACATGTTCGCATGGAATTTCGCGTTCTAGAAATAGCCACAGATTGTGATTTTTACATTTTTCTATTATATGCTGCTTATACTTAGAATGTGGCTTGCATAATTTATTATTTGCGTACTCTCTGTTTAATTTTTCTAAAAGTTCTTCAATTTCTTGTATACTTTTTGTGCCGTCTAAGTATTTATAAATCTTAGTCACATTATCTGTAAAAAGATCTCTGTTAAAGTTTGGTGAACGACACTTTGAACTCTTGGATATAAAAGACTTGTATTTTGTCTCATATTTTTTTACCAATTTCAAAACTTCATCCTTTATATCAGAAGATTCTTCCAAGAATATTTCAGGTACATCCACAGCCTTATTTACATTTAAAAAACTTTGATAAACATCATCATTTGTAGCGTTAAATATCACGTCAACGATGCAAACTGCATCCAATGCCTGGACTCGATTCAAAACTTCCCGGCGATGGTTTCCATCGTAGCAAACAAGTCCCTCATCTTTGAGTTCAGCAATATGAATAATACGAGGTATGTAACCTCCAGAATTGTAATAGTCACACATTTCTTGAATGCGCTCTTCATCGGGAAGTCTATTTCTAGACCACTTTTTACATAGAGGAGCAACATGTTTAAATTTTACATGATATCCGACGTGTGACCCACAGCGATAAATTTCGGTTGCAAAAGATTTAAATACATCCTCCATTTAAAAAATTTAATTATAAAGGGAGTGTAATCTTTATCTCAATTAAGGAATACGCAAATTATTTTATAAATGTGGTCCATTCACAACGCGGTCGTTCGCGCATCGTCTGAACCAAGAAATGATTACGATAAACTTAAAAAACGCATCAATCGCATGACCGTCGCATACGGTGGTGCACTCACGTCCATGTATTTCATCACACAAGGTGCAGAGCAGGGTGTGTCTTCCACGATTGGTGTCGCTACGTCCCTGGCTTACATATCACTCCTCGAAAATCACGTGGATAACATCGAAAGTTCACCATTTCAAAAACAGTTATTGGCTCCCGTTGGAACCGCTGTATTTGAAACTGTGTGGAACAGTGCACCGTTTGCGTTTGATTTCGATTACGGTGCGACATTCGTCGGGTTTCTCGCGTACAAGGTGGCGCTATTGAGTGTCGTGTACGATGAAATAAGGAAAATGTTGATATCTGATGATTAAAACGTATTATACTAGCCCGAGAGCTTCTTAATTTTACCGGTCACGATGTATTCATCGATTTTGCCTGCGATACCTTTACCGATACCAGGTACCTTTTGGGGTCCTTTGGAGATGTCACTGCCGTTCGTGACTTCGAATTGAAGTTTACGGATAGCGTCGGCGGCTTTCTTGTAAGCCTCACTCTTGTGAGTGTTTTTCTCAGAGTTCGCGAGTAAATCCAATTGTTCCGCGATGTTCTCGTTTGTAGTGAATTTCTTGGACCTCTTAATTTCACCGGTTTCAAGAAATTCATTTATTTTTCGGACGGTACCCTTTCCGATACCACACATGTGGGAAAGTTCTTCGCCGTTGGTTACCTTGAAATCAAGGTGGTAGATCAGATTGGCGGCTCTTTCATACACAGCTTTCTTGTATTCATTTTCTTCCTCTTTGGCGAGCTCATCGAAAGCTTCAGTGAGAGGTAAGTTGTAACAAACAAAGAAGTTATCATCAGATTCCGATTCAGATTCAGATTCAGATTCAGGTTCAGATTCCGTTTCATATTCGGAGTCAGAGTCGAAGTTGGATGCAACGGATTCGTCGTCACTCACTTCAGCGTAATGAAGCATGGTTTCGTATTCCAGGATAGCCTTTTCTTCTTCACATTTGCGGAGACGCTCTTTGAGTTCGGCGTTCTCCTTTTCAAGGTTGGCGATGTAGGTAGCGATAGATTGAGAGTTCATGTTTAAGTGAGTCTTGTGATTTTAATGATATGTCAACATGACTTAGGTACTTTTTTTGTGTGTTTAATGTAAGATGTCAGCAAAACGTCCTTGTACCTCAAATGGTGAATCGCTGTATTACAACCTAAATGAAATAGGAGACATCACAGAGGGTAAGAAAAACACCAGCTTTGAAGCCAAAATGCTCATAGACGTTATAAATGAAATAGAAGGTAAATGTATATCTATACACAGACAATGTAAATCGCAATATCCACTCATAACACCTGAAAATTCTAAATATTGGCTAACCTCCATAGATCAAGAAAATAGAATATCACTCGCACACACGATAGAAAAGGCAAACATACCCGTACTTTATAACACACCGAGAATGTGTGATCCGGGTGTTACTATATCCAAAAATTGGAGTCTTCGTAATTACATAGAAAGTCGAATTTACCTATTTAACAGAGTTTATAACAAAGGTCAATCTATAAATAAAAGAAAAAGAGATTTGTGTTATCCAAGCATAGTTTTCGATTTTAGACCATTCGTGTATACCATGACATTGGAAGGAAAAACTATATATGTGTCCCAAGAAATAATTCCATCATCAAAAACTAAACTTGGTTACACACCTATCACTTCAATAACTACTAGAAAACCCACCACCTCCAACAAATCAAAATCAACGCTTGATATATTTAAAATCATGGTTTTAAACGTTGCCTCGAGTAAAGCAAATGGAGGTATAGCGGGTAACAATTACAACGTTAAAATGAACGCAGGAAACATGGAGGCGTTCATCAAATTTATAAGAGAGTATGACGGAGTTGAGTTTGTTGGTAACTCAAATTCAAATAGTTCATTTTTTCCAAAACAAAACATAACTGGTATACCAAACATACCACTCACAGATGATATAATAAGAGTGTTCTATTATGATTTACTCCATGATAAAGTAACAAAGGGCATAAAATTCAAATATTTTAAACAGTTATTTACCAGTGAATTTTCAAACTTTAACAAATCTGTCACATTTAATATACATGTGGGAGCAGCTAAAGCGGCCAAGTCGTTTTCAAACTACAGAAGCATACTTTCCATGAAAAATGAAGTGAAAACGGCGTTCAAGGGACGTGGCAATAAAAGAAAGGAAGTAGACATCCCACAATATCCAGCCATGTTCAAAACTATAGGCGACTTGTCGCAGTTCATATACGCGGGTAAATACAACACGATAGTGGCTAGTGGTGATAGAATGGGTATAGCTACGGGTTTATACGTAAACGCAAAGATGAATGTGGCTGTCAAGACGATGATAGAAGATGGTATAACGGGGTTTGTTGTATACACGGGTAAGAGTAATGTTAAATTCCAATCTAGATCGTCGTGTGTAAACATAAAAGGTAGTGCATGCATGTTAAATGGTTCAGTAAAAATACCAAAGGAACGTTTTGAAGAAGAGTCTAAAAAATCTTTACCACAAAACATTCGGGAAGGAGTGAATAGAATAGAAAAAACCAAACCAAAGCTACCAAGAGGTTTTAAAAGTTTGGCTCAGCTAGTAAACAAAAATTCGTATAAGATACTCACACCCATCACAAAAGCGAATTTGAAAAAGAAACTCATCGAGTTTGCCGATTATTTACCGGGTGAAGTGGATAAATATATGAGCATAATAAGCCCAGAAAACAGGGGTAAACTCGCGGCGGTCGCTGGTATAGGTCTCACTACTAGAGCTGGTGCAAAACGAGATAGAAACAATGCACCAAGTCCACCAAGTCGGGCCAAGCGCGCCAGGACCACTAAACAGGTCACATGGGCGAACGGCGTAAAAAATAATCTGAGTGCGAAGCGGAATGTAAACGGAATAAATACACCCGGTGCTAACACGGTCACGAGTTTAATGAGACAAACCGGGACCGCGAAGACGGCGAAGACCGCGAAGACGGTGAAGACCGCGAAGACGGCGAAGACCGCGAAGACGGCGAAGACCGCGAAGACGCCCAGCGCTAAAACAGTTGCGAATTTAATGAGAGGTGCTCAAACCAGATCCCGGTCCGCCGTGTAATACGTCTTCCCTTTCATAACAAAACTATGCACTCTCGCATATGCCCACGCCTGTGGAGAAGCGCCCGGTCGGTGTCCGGTTCTCCACGCGGCGAGTCCTCGATCGTACACAGTTCTCAATGTCTTCAATGGTATCTTCGTCGCCTTCGCAATTTCTGGAAGGGACTTCGCGTTCGGGTACTTTTCGCGGAATCGTTTCGTGTACGAGGAGGTACGCGTTTTCACGTTCTTATCGGTAGAGAATTTCGTGTAGGTCTTCTTCAACATCTTTCCGTAACGCGTTTCCACATCCTTCAGCGTCTTGAGCCCTCTGAAATATTTAAGGGGGGCGTACACAGGACCTTTCTTCTTTCGAAGTTCACGGACTTTTTTCAATATTTCCTGGTCTGTCAAAGCCATCTTAATTATAATCTAGATTTAATTAAGATGGGTTGGGAAGAACAGGAGCTCGTGCATTATAATGATAGAATATATGTAGAATGCAAATCCGTCACATTCGTGGTTGGTATATTAGGCATGTTAGCTACGATCATATATGTCAAATTATATTACACAGGTAACATCTAAAGGTCAAACCAATTATAGTCCTTCTTTTCCTCCTTTATACATCTACGACACACGTTGTATGAATCCGTCTTTGGGTTGTATACATATTTCCTGTCTCTACACTGTGGACAACATTTCACAGGTGGTCGCATCTTCGCGCGTTTGATTCGTGTATTCGTATCTAACTCCATGAGTTTCCAAGTGAGAAACTGTGCCGTGATGATCTTCGCCATACTTTACTTACCGAAAAATTTTATCGCTTCTTCGATGCTATGAAACACTTTGTCACCGAACTTGACGCGCCCCGTTTTGGTGCAGTACAGGCCCTCTTTACCACAATATGTAGCTTTGTGAAACATGATTGGTATTTGTGTACACTACAAATGACTTAGGAAAAAATAAGTTAAACATTCTGGGTCATGTACATCTAAGCATGAGTCTAGAAATAATCATCGGTAACATGTTCTCTGGGAAGACGTCGGAGTTAATCCGGCGTCTCAAGAGGTACAAGGTTCTGGGTAAGAAAATAGCCGTCGTGAACTCCGCGAAAGACACTAGGTGTGAAGAAGACGTCCTTCACACACACGATGGCGTAAAGTTTGATTGCATAAAAGTCAATCGCTTATCCGAGTGTTTACTCGAAGAGACGTTTTGTGACTCAGAAGTAGTCGCCATAGACGAGGCGCAGTTTTTTACGAATCTCAAGGATTTTACGAGCATGTGTCTCTTCCTAAAGAAAACCGTACTCATCGCTGGTTTGGATGGAACATTTAAACAACAGAAGTTTGGGGAAATTTTAGACTGCATACCGATGGCCGATAGCGTCACGAAACTGTCAGCTCTGTGTATGGACTGTGGAGATGGAACACCAGGTCCGTTCACGAAGCGAATCGCTGATACCGACGAAGTAGAACTCATCGGAGGTAACGAAATGTATAAGGCTGTCTGTAGACACCACCTCATGTTCTAAAATCTCTTAACATCCAATATGAGAACAACTCTTCTATCACTCGTGGTTTTTTCAACCTCATGGTACCTCGCGTGATCGAATATAAAATCCTGGCCTTCTGTGTGTTCGTGTGTATCATACTCTGTATCGAGTGTGCTCGTACCCTCTATAGTCATATGGTATCTGAGTAACATGTTACTCTCGGCTCTGTGTGGTGGGATCTTCGTGGGTCCGTCCATCACGGCTATCATACCACCGGATACACACGGTATAGTCTTCACGATATCATTAATCTCCGGGAAATCCTCGAGTTTGTAATAATAATACGAATCGTTCTTCTCGAACCACGAATCCATGTCATGGAAGTAATACTTTTTAGCCGAACCATTTCGTTTCATGTAAGAATCGCGTATGTCCCTAAAGTTTAAACGCATTCGCCATAGTCCTGGGTAATCATCGACTTCGTGGAATGGTTTATACATCAACATGTCTACGAGTGTATTTCTGATACCTATCAGAGGGCGGAGAGGTCTTTGAAAATACAGGCGGTCTATGGGCTTCTTGAAATAGTCGAGAGCTATCATCACGAGAGGCAATAAAATAAAATACCACATTATAATAAATGCCGGGTTATAAAGGAAGAGAATACTACGCACCAGAACCAACTGAAAAGACCGATTCGCTCGACAAGCGCTTTTTCATGGGTCTCACGAAGACACAGACTGGTCTCATCGCACCACCAGTTCTTTACTTTACCATGGTCCTACTCATCGTTTTGTCGAGTTTGCCAGCCGTATACAAGAAACGCCCAGGTCTTCTTTTGCCGATCGCGATCGGTTTGTACATCAACGGTATCCACTTGTACCACCACTACACCCTTTTGAAAAAGTAAAATATTTTAGATGTCTATATTAAATAGAATGTTTCTTTCAAAGGTTTTCGCGAACCTTATATTTCAAGCATTCGTCGCCTATGGTTCTGCAAAAACTATCATAGAGGATGAAAAACTGAGCGACGTCGTCGCGGCAAACATGCTCAAGTACACGATCGCATACATCGTGGCGCTTCTCATGTTTGCGTTTACAAATAACATCATAACACGGTTTGTCTTGTTTACCGTATTGTCCATACTCACGGGTGCGTTCTTATCCCAAACGGGTGCGAGAAACGTGAAAGGTGCTTTGCTCGATGCGATCACGATATTCATAGGTATGTTTGTGCTCGGTGTCGCCACACACTTGATGGGTTACGACCTCCGCGTACTTGGACCCGTACTCATCATGACTCTGTTAGGTTTGATCATTGCGCGTCTATTCACGGGTGCGAGTTACTCGCGGGTCGTCGTCGCCTTGTTTGCCATTTTTGTCGTGTACGACACGGATGCCATTTTGAAACGTAATTACGATGGCAATTTTGTGAGAGCGTCCTTTGACTATTTCGTGGATATTTTGAACTTGTTTAGTGGACTATTGGAAAATGAATAATCTTAAAATTATATAGCGTTTTTATAGTATTAAATATTAGTAAAAATTAAAAAATTTTATAAACTTTTTTGTCTCCAGAAATTTTTAGAAAAAAAATTATTTTTTACATTTCTTTTTTCTAAAAAAAGTTTTCAAAAAAATATTTTTTTATTTTTGTTTTTTTGAGAATATAAAAATATTATAAAAAAGTTTAGTATGTATATTTTAAACCAAAAGACGGGGTCTATATAGGGGGTATGTCTAAAGTATGTCTATTTTGATTTTATACATAAAAATTCTATAAAAAGTTTTAGAAAAAAAAATTATTTTTTACATTTCTTTTTTCTAAAAAAAGTTTTCAAAAAAATATTTTTTTTTCTTAAAATTTTTCGGATATAAATAATAATGAGAGTCACTCTCAAAAAAAGTCCGATCCGTGATAAGAAGTACCGGGTCACGTTTCCTAACGGTGATCACGTAGACTTTGGTGGTAAGGGATACACTGACTACACCATACACAAAGACCCAATGCGGATGCGACTCTATGTTTTGCGTCACGGTGGTGGAGATACGCGTAAATTCAAGGACCCAGAGCGTGTACACGAACGCATGTTGGGCTTATCACGGAGCAAACTCGAGGATTGGGGAATCTCGGGTTTGAAGACCGCAGGTTTTTGGTCCAGGTGGCTCTTGTGGAGTCACCCAAACATGTCTGACGCGATTAAGTTCATGGAACGTAAGTTCAAACTAAAAATAAAATATGTGTGAAATGTAAATAACTATGGGTAGTCCACAGTGTAGCTTACCGGCGATAGCTTCAAACATATGCACACTTTTGTGTTGCTACTTCTTGGTATACGGACCAGTCAAGGCGACCGCTAACATGGCAAAACAATTCCCACCTTTCAAAACTCCCATTCACCTTCTCATCGTGATGTGTTGCGTGTGCTCATGCATGAGTTCTCAAGTGGTCACACTTGGATCGTGTGGTCTTAACATGTTTAAGAGTGAATCTTACGAATCGGAGAAATAAAATGTGTGTAAACATAAATGGCTACCATCATATTTTCTCCTATCGCTGGGTTACTTAAACTGTTTGGTATCTCTATGCCGAGTGTAGGTGGAACCGATTTTTTTGATCCAACCGTACCTTTCGCCAAGTCCAAGGACTACAGCATGTCTGCTCTCAGTTCGTGTATATGTTGCATATTCATAATGAACATGGGATACAGCAAACTCAAGTGGGTACCAATCGGACCCATGAAACTGACGGGATACGCGTGTGGTTTATTGAGTCTACTGTCTACCATAGCCGTGAGTGTCGATAGCATTCATAGAGCTCAAAAAATGCTGAGTCCATCCGATCAAAAGAAGTGATCCGTTCGGTAAACTTTAGCCGTGTAATCACCGGTTTGTCCCATCACGTTCACGGTTTCGTTACCGTAAATTTCTTGACACCCGATGTCATCCATGCAGTCTCTTTCACCGATAGACACTGGAAGAGAGTACATTTGTTCACCGGGAGTCACCGTGTAATAGTGGTAGCTATCGCGTCTTCCTCTCACTTCCTTACCATAGAGAGGGAGCGTCTCATTGTTTTCACCCACCAAAACACCCATCTGTTGGACGTAGTCGGGCTTGTATTCCTTGATGGGTGGCGCTCTAAATTCACGTTCGACGGGAATTTGAACTGGGACTCTTACCCCGACGCGTTCTCGAACACGAACCTGTTTCACGACCGGGTTACGGATGAGGTAAATTACTGTGGCGAGAAGTAGTAAGGCCACTATCACGAGCAATTGCTGTTTGTTTTTTGCCTTCATTATTATTATACATAGATTTTAATGCGATTCGAACGTGCTTCTGGGAGTACACCTGTTTACGGTGTTTCTTGTCATTTTTGGTCACACGCTTCTTTGGTTCTTTGTAGTCCATGATTACTATTACACATAAGTTTCTAATTTTTATCTAGTGATAGTTGATGACACGTTGGCCGCGCATGATTTGTAGCACACCGCCATGAATTCCGTGATCACCGATTCTAGGAATATAGTTGATTTCGTGTTTTCTCCCATTTACGATTAAGAATTTTCGTGCACCGTGTAGGATGGAGCGATCCGTCACCGCTTTGGTACCACACCCCCATCTGTAATCGTAAACTGGAGCGTAAGAAGGCATCTTTATTTTGTAATGATTATTAGTGCGCGCGTATCTGACTTAGGCCAAAGTTATTCTACCTAACCTGTACTGTACCAACATCCATAAAGCAAACATCACAGTCTTGAGTAATTTGTTTGCATCGGTATCTTCCATCTTATATATGGGTCCCATGATCCTACCGAAGAAGGTTTCTTCCTTATCATTACCCGTAACATACATCTCCATTTGCGTCAAAGCACACGTGTCGTCATTCACAGACCAATGGTAAAATATGAATGGAACGAGAAGACTATACATTTCGAGCAACTGCGTATTTTTCAGGAAGGGAATCACGAGCATCGAGATGAACAACAATAGGTGGATGTAGAATATAATGTTCATTACTATTAATATGAGCCAAGAAAATAGTGAGAACAATATGATCGTGGGTTTCCCAAAGGATATCGAAAAGCCCGACGCCCCAAAGAAGTGGCACACTCAACAAGAAAAGGTTCTCCAAGATTGGGGTGAAGCCGCGGCGTGTTACAGATACATGAACTACCAAGCGTTTTTGATGTTTCAAGCCCTGAGCATGCGTTTTACACTCCCCGTTATCGTACTCTCGACCATCACTGGTACGGCAAACTTTGCCCAAGAACAATTCCCTGAAAGTATTCGCTCCGCAGTTCCCGCCATCATCGGTGGTCTCAACCTCATCGCGGGTATCATCGCGACCATCATGCAGTTCCTCAAGATTAATGAATTAATGGAAAGTCACCGCTCTGCGTCTCAGTTGTACGGCAAATTGTCGCGTAGAATCAGACTCGAACTTAACCTTCCACTCGTGGACAGGGCATCCGATGGTGCGCAGATGGTTCACGATTGTCAACAAGAGATGGATCGACTCATCGAACAAAGCCCACCGATCCCAAAGAAGATCTTGACTGCATTCGATAAGGAGTTCCCAGATGATAACATCTTTAGAAAACCAGAAATTTTGCACATTCACCCAATCATGCCATTCAAGGCTATCAAGGAGTATTCCATCATGAGTCTACTCAAGGACCCAACTCAAGTCATGTCGCAAAACGAACTCAAAGATGAACTCGATGAATTGCGTGGACGCGTCATGCCCGGTCAACGAAATGTGTCCGACCCCCTCAAAAAAACGGGACTTCGAAAACGTGCGTCGACATTTATTGAGTCCGTCACTAAGAAAGAACCCGAAGAGGTCGTGGAAGAATCGAATGATTCCGCAGTTTAGGCAGACATACGAGCCGCTATGTAAGCGACTAATACAAATAAAGTTAGATTAAAGAAACCAACACATAACAAGTAAGGGAGAAATCTCCTTTTTATTGGTTCAAATATCCTGGTCTGAAGCGCATCGTTCTCAAAAATAATATCTATAGCTTGATTAGCGAGATCATCACTATCTTTTGACATGGACGCATTCGTTAAAATAACCACACAAAAAAAGAAGATAGATAATACGCTCCATCGCAATGAGATAGAGTTACTCAAAACACATTTACGAAATGGTAAAAATGTTATAATATGCGGTGGTCACGGAGTCGGTAAATCTTACGTATTAAACGCAGTTTTAGATGAATCAAATAGTATAGAATTAGAAGATAACTTCAAAGTTAGAAACGAACTCAAAGGGTCAAACATGCACATATTCATAGATGGGTACAGACACGATATCATAGCACAGAGGCATCTATTAGAACATGTATCCGAAGGTGGTGTACTAAGCAAGGGTTCGTTTGTAGTCACCACCACAAACATGTTTCTCTTACCAAACTTTGAAACCATACTCATACCTAAACGAAGTCCAGACCTCATATCTACGCTTGAACCAAATAATAAAAATACAAAAGTGGCGGCGGAGAAGTGTAAAGGAAATCTACACAACTTCTTTGATTATCTAAACTTTTCCGATGGTAAAGATGATTTTGTGTCTCCGAAAGAGTTTGCAGTATCTTTGTTGTGTACAAACGATGAAGTGTCCCCTATAGATGCCATGTCTGAACACGGACACGTTTGGGGTATGATACACGAGAATTTTGTGGACGCATCCAAGTGTGATTTTGCTAGGATATCTCATTCACTTTCTGATGCAGATTTATACGACGTTTCTATTTATAACGGAATATGGGATTCCATGTCGTATTTCATACACTCAACGGTAAACATACCAAAGTATTACATAAATGGTGTTTTAAACGAAAAGACTCTCAGACCTGGAAGTTTCTGGACTAAATATGGAAACTACAAAATGAGACACCAGAAATACAGAAACATACACCTGAGAACACGAGGTGCACAGCATCAAGAACTCGCTCTGCTTCGTGAATATGCGAGGTCTGGAGACATGGATACATACACGTCTTATGGTCTTACCGCTCAAGATTTCGATGTGATAAACCACTTGGCTATGTGTAACAAATTGAAACCTAGAGAGGTGTCTCAAATCAAGAAGAAGATTAAATCACATGAACCAGTTTAAAAGACACACACTCTACATAACAAATGCCAGCTCCATCTATTTTACCAATTGCTGCCACCGGCGAAGATGATTTCAAGACCACTCGAATCATCGGAAATGAAATGTTCTTCTTCTCTGACGTGACGACGGACGATATTCTTGAATTTACGGAAGAATTCAAGAAACTCGAGGTGAAGTTACTCAGACAAACTATCGAATGTCCAGGATACAAGCCCGAAATTCGAATCCACATTTGCAGTGATGGAGGCGAAATGTTTGCGGGTTTGAGCGCCATGAACATCATCGAAAAGTCTCGCGTGAAGGTCACGACCATCGCTCAAGGCGCGTGTTGTAGTGCGGCCACTTTCATGTTGCTCGGTGGACATGAACGTCGTATGGGTAAGAACGCACACATCCTCATCCACCAATTGTCTACCAATGGTTTCTGGGGTAAGTTTGAAGACCTCAAGAACGAGATGGATTCGTGCTCCAAGTTCATGGACATGATCACCAAGGTTTACGGTGAAAAGACTGAAATCCCAGAAAAGGAATTCAAGAAGCTCATGAAGAAGGACATCTACTTGAACGTCGAAGAATGCCTCAAGTATAACGTCGTCCACGGGATTGACTAACGTCTATGCTTCTTTTGTATAAACCAATAACCGCTAAAATTATTATCACAATGCACGCTGTGTTCGCATTCAGTGGAACTTTTGTGACTTGGGGAGGCTTAAGTCGCTCCATTCGCTCGTAATTTACGACCGGAATCATATCTACCCTTACTATAATGGAAACAATTTTTAAAACTGACAAAAACGGCAAGAAGCGCTATTTCGACATCAGCGTCGAAAAGCTTTCTGATGGCACCGCCAATATCATTAAAAAGACTGGTATGGTTGGTGGCAAAGAGTCTGTTTCCACTATACACGTGAAGCTTGGATATGATAGCGCTCTCAAACGTGCGAAGACCATGTGGGAAAACCAAAAGGAAATACCCATTCTTCCTATGTTAGCAAACAAGTGGGAAGACAGACACAAGTACATCAGTGAACCATTTTACGTTCAGCCAAAGATTGACGGTGTTCGCCTCCTTGTATCTAACAAGGGTGGCATCTCCCGAACTGGTAAAATTGTACCCGGTACTGAACACCTTGGTAAAGGTCTTAAGGAGGGTGAATACTTGGATGGTGAATGTTACGATCCAAGCAAAACATTCGAGGAAATCACGAGCCTGTTTAAGACGAATCCCAAAGCCCTGGAATTTCATGTGTTTGACTACTTTGACACAAACCAACCAGACCTCACCTTCGACCAGAGACTTGAACGTGTTACCGTGGAGACGAGATGGGTCAAGACAAAGAAAGATCTACCGATTGTACACAAACAATACATGGATGCCGGGTACGAAGGAACGATGATTCGTGAACCTTCGAGTGTTTATGAAATTGGTAAGAGAAGCAATTACCTTTTAAAACTCAAGGATTTTAAGACAGATGAATACAAAGTCATCGGAATGCGAGAGTGCACTGGTAAAGACGTCGGTACTCCTACCTGGGTGTGTCTCACTGAAAACGGACAAGAATTTACCGTGAGACCGGAAGGTACACAGGAGAAGAGACGTGAGATGTTCAAGAACGGTGACAAGTACATGGGTAAGATGTTGACCGTCAAGTATCAAAATCTAACGGATCTGGGTGTTCCTAGATTTCCCGTTGGAATAGCATTTAGAGATTACGAATGATATAATAATAAATGCAGAGAATTGCCGTTGATATCGATGAAGTCCTCGTTCCTTTCGTCAAGCCCATGGCGAGGTGGCGAGGACACCAAATGCCCCCGTCTAACATGAAGTACAAATATTTGTACCGAGAAATGTTCGGCATATCGGAAGATGAGTCGAGACGCATGGTCAGAGAATTTTATGACTCACCGGAATTTATAAGATTGCAACCCATATACAATTCTCAAATCGGCGTAGTTAAATTGAGAGGAAAAGCCGAAAAATTGTATGCGGTCACGGGTAGACAAGGGTGTGCACGAATTAAGACCGAAGAATGGTTACTCAATCACTTTCCAGGTATGTTTGATGATTTGGTGATCACGAATAGCTTTACGGACCACGAAGTTAAAAAGGTTGATATCTGTCGAAGCTTGGCGATCGACCTCATCATCGATGACAACATCGAGATATGCAGAGAATGCAAAGAAGCTGGAATTCAGGCCCAAAACTTTATGGGATACGAAGAGGTGTATCCATGGTGTGATTACACAGACATGTCCATGTTTGGCTGGAACTGATATAAAAGAGAAACACGAAACATACACAAGTAACCATGTCTTACGGTGTTATCGGTATCAGTCATCCAAGTCTTCGGGTCATCCGAAAGGCGCAACAGTTTAAGGAACTTCACGTCTACGATAAAAATTCTACCCCTCTTAAATGTTTTAGAAAAGTAAAGTCGCATCCATCCTTGGCCGACCTGACGTTACATATGTCGGGTCCAAGAACAATCGCAACCTTCGGCGTGGATGAAGAAGAATCAGAAAGGACTATCAGTCAACTACTCGAATGGTGTGACAAAGAAGACACCATCGTTAACATGAGTAATGAAAAGTACACAAACGCCGAAAAGTACGCTGAATTGTGCGAAATTAAAGGCATCCATTACCTGGATGCGGCAATGTCTAATAAAATGGTAATCGTCGACGGAAAACCCGAAATCTTCCAAGCACAAGAACTCTTTTTTAGGATGTTTGCCGATGAAATAGTGTATGCGGGTGATGAACACGGATACACACAGTTTTTACACATGATTCATGAAAACATGGAATGTGCATTGTTTCAAGCGTACGCGGACATGTATGCATACTGTAACCAAGACCAGTCCATCACGTGTACTCTCAACGAAGCTCGTAAAATGGATATCGATGGACCCGTACTCAAGACGAGTATTAGTCGCTTGTATAACTCGTACAAGTACGAAGACATGGCGCACATCAACGACAAGTCTATTTGGTGTGCTATGCACGCTCTGGATTCACACATTCCAACGCCTGTGCTCCAAACGAGCTTGAATGCTCGAATGACGAGTAGATACATGAAACTCGTGGATACGAAGCAGTGTTTCAACAAGTTCTTTGATCGTCTCGTCGCTTTACAGACTCTGCGTTTTGTGTACGCTATGGTGTACCACGAAGGTATGCAACTTTCACCTAAAATCAAAGGGTGCATTAAAGGGAGTACACTCGAGTGCTCCATGTTTATGGATTCAAACCCATTTGATATCATGAATGATTCCATCGCATATGCACGAACATTTGTGATGCACTGCGCACACGCGGGTATCCCTTGTCCAGTAGTTCAAGCGGCCGTGTGTCAATACGAATTTTTACACCAGACGAAAACGTCTATGAACTTTATCGCATCTCTCCGTAGATAATTATGTAATCATACTTTAGGTATGGTAGCACTACCACTTGTAATAATTTTAACATTCGTGTTAATCGTACTCAAAAATATACTGTATTCCCCACGCGTAGATTACAAATGCTTTTTGCTCACCATGAAATCGTCCGATGAACGTTCCAAGAAATTCTTGGATTCATACGACAAGACTGTGCCTTTAGAAGTCGTATATGGACCAGAAACAAAAACACCCAAATCTATAAAGTATTACTCAGATCACATAGAACCTAGATACTATAGATTTGCACTCAAAACACACTACGATAAGTCTAGTGTGAGACCCGATATCACGTATTTTAACATGGGCGCGATAGGGTGTTTCTTTGGACACATGGACGTATACGACAAGTGTTTCTCACAAGGTTTAAAATACGCGGTCGTGTTTGAAGATAACGTTGTCATAAAACACAAGAGTCTGTTTGACGAAATACAAGCCGTGATAGACGAACTCGGGGATGACTTTGAATTGTGTTTCTTCCACTGTCTCTCTAGATTTCCCGCGTCTGAAACGTCTGAAACGGGTTTACAACGCGTGAATTGGATATCGAGTACTAAGTGTTATCTCATACACGTAGATAACATGCGTAAGTATCACAAGTACTTTTATCCCATGGATAATCACGTCGACATGAAACACGAGGATTTGATAGCTAAAGGTGCTCGCGTGTATTACAAAGATCTAAGACACTGTATGGTTATAGACAGATCTCATTCCAGTACCATAGGACACAGTGACTGGGATAAGAAGGATTTCTTCTCTAAAAGGTATCCAGACGCGACGACAGATTTACTCGAAAATGGATATTAAGGCCAGGGTATATCTTGAGGTCTAAAACGACACCCAACTTTTAAAAAGTCAACAAACTTTCTAAAATCTGGTTCCGGGTCATCAAGTTTATCGATCGAATCGAGTACGGTCCCGACATACTTGTTATACTTTTTGTGCCCACCGTTGTGTGTGAGACGATTTTCACGCAAATTGGGCGTCAAAACCCGGGGCATCATGATTATGTTTTCGCTCGAGTGTACGTCGTACCTTAAATACTTAATGAGCGGGTGATTTCTAAACTGGTACGGAATCACGTGATGGTCTTCAACATTCTTAACGTTCCATCTATTCTTGAAATTTCTACGTATGAGTGACCCGTACCTCATATTATTCTCTTGGATAACTTCTTCACCGAGACGCATGAGTGAATCTTCGAGTTCATCAACTTCGTACCACGCGTTGTAACACTCGCTACACTCTTTCTTCTCCGAACAAATTTCTTCTGCTTCCCTGATCGCTTCCCTGAACCTAAAACGTAAACGATCGTTATCATGTCTTTGATAGTTCATGGATATAGGTGATTTATTGTAGATAGTTTCAAGTATAGTGGTACGGATCTTAATACGTCTATACTTGTAAATATCATGTGGTTGATGTGATGCGCGAATCATTTACGCTATTATATATGGGTATTTTTTACGCTCTTCTTTTGTGCGCAAAAGCTGCACAAGACCGAGGAAAGTCACGAGGACGAGAATCGCATCTTCAAAATCGCGAGTCGCGGAGAATGAAATCACGAGAAGCGAAATCAACTTAAACCAAACACTCGAGGTGAGCGCCTTGGTTCGTTCTGGGAGCTCACTCACTGGAGATATACCAAACATAGCGTGCAACATTATGATTATACCATACAGTGTATTATTATTCAATAACTTATCGAGACCTGGGTAGTAATTTACTTTAGACACCTTAACTCCACTATAGATTGAGGCTATCACGAGTGGAATCAAAATGTTCGTATCTTGAAGAAACTTCATTTATATTACATGGGATTTTTATTTACGAACACCAGCCTTCTTTTCAAATTGTGCGATGAGGTTTTTCATGCTCGTCGCACTGTAGCCAGATCTGAGGGCCTTGTTCACAGCCTTGTTCGCGCGCTGTCCTATTTGGTTTGCGAGGTTTTTTATGCTAGTAGCGCTGTAGCCCTTACGCATGGGATCATTCTTTTTTGGTGGAGACATTTTATATGTACTGAGATTACTTTTTACAACCGGGATTCGTTTGTAAAAAGTAAATTGCTCTTAACGGGGTTCGAACCCGTGACTTTGGCGTGCCTTTGTGAGAATAAACTCACACAAATATACTTAGGTATAAGCACCACACTCTAACCAACTGAGTTATAAGAGCTCTTCTTCTACTGTATATTACATGCATCTACTCTTTAAACTAGTTAAAAGTGTAAACGATGTCCATGTATGAATCATCGTCTAAAAACGTCTTCAGGATATCTATGATTGCTTGGTTTTTTCTACACACCGCACCGACCATCGCGGGATAGGCCATCACCTCCATGTATTCATGGAAGTGGTCACCTAACGCGGTTTCGCACGTGTTCACAAAAATCATGAACATCTCGAGTGCGAGTTTCTTGTCTTCTTGTTCGGTAATCCAGTAAAGACTGAAGTTTTCGTAATCATCGTTTCCATTTCCAGCATCTTCGTACACGTGATTTACGTGTTCGAGGATTTGGTGTTCGAGCTTACGAAGCCCGTCGAGGTCGCCGTTTCTGATAGCGCGTTGGAGTTCCATTTTGTTTGATTTGATTTATGTAAACACGTACATCGACTTAGGTTATATTTACACACTTTCCCCTCTAGAAAGTTCAAATGATTTGTTACCTCGAGTTCTTTTGAGCCACCGCGCGATCGCGTGTCTGACTTTGGTATCTGAACCGTTATCCGAAGACTCTTCTATCACGTTTAGACCGTTACACACGTCTGGTTTGTTATCTTTATCCGGGAAGGTCTTATTGAATTCACATATAGTAGAGTGTGGTATATCAGGTGCCTCATCTAAAAGGCGATCGTATTCTTGTCTCTGTTTATTGACAAACTCTAGAGCATCCATGCTTCGATGTTCAGCATCTAGGGACAATTCCATGTCTATATTTCTATAAAATTTGGAGTACTGTATACACATAGACGAGTGCGCTTCCATCATACTGGAGCTGTTACTGAACTTGGATACAGACGTGAGTATACCTGCGACGACGTTAAGGAACGCAAACGTGTATTGGAAAATGATAATATTCCTTCTCATATCGGACGAAATATTATCATCACTCGGGTTAAGGACGGCAAAACCACCGACACCGGTTATACTGGATATTATGATACAGGGGTAGGTAAGCATATCTGTCAACCACTTGTAGTGTAACCTTGCGTGGTTGTGTAGCCATCTGTATCCCGCGGCTTTCTCCGCCCATCTCCTGAGGAGCCTCTCTTCACGATCACACCAGTGGTGGTGTTCGCTCATTAGTTATTTCTCAGAAAATATGTTTGCCTGTCGCCTCGCCAATCCATCGACCTCGTTATTTTTCGCATTCGTGGAGTGTGCCTTCACCCACTCGATGTTAATCACTCGCATTTTTTCCATCAATTCTAGAAGACGGCTCCAAAGAACCTTATTTTTCACTTCACCACCCGCCGCTGTGTACCACCCATTAGCGATCCATTTTTTACACCACTCCGTGAGTCCCATTTTCACGTAACGACTGTCCGTGTATATCACTGCTTCGAGTTCACCGAGTTCGATGCACTTTTCGAGTGCACGAATCACGGCCGTCATTTCCATGATATTGTTCGTACTCGTATGAAATCCACCCTCTACCACGAATTCGGGGTCATAACACTTAGCTGCCCATCCACCCGGTCCCGGGTTGTGAAGACAGCTCCCGTCTGTGTAAACTTCAATCATTCTTACAGACTTATGATTTTTTAACTTTAAGCAAAATGTTTTTCGAAAAAAAAATATTTTTTTTACTTTCTTTTTTCGAAAAAAAGTTTTCAAAATAAAAATAATTTTTTTACTCATTATGTTTTTTGATCATATTTATGATATTTCTGTTAATTTTATTGTTACCGAACCCCTTGTCAAACACAACAAAGTAAAGAATCATCGCGAGAAATATCAACATGAACGTGATTCCAATCCAAAGACCCTTCTTACTTCTTTTGCCCTTTTCTTCGGCCATCTTGTATGTTTACTTTATGTAAATAAAAAATTTAAAAATGGGTTACGTTTTTAAATTTTATGTTTTATTACAAAGTTTTCTAATAAACCAACTTAGTTGGAGAAGGCGAGGCCACCCATACCGGATTGGATACGGAGGACGTTGTAGTTGGTCGCGAACATGCGAAGAGTGGTCTTACCAGTCGCATCGGAGCGAGCCTTGATGGCGACTTGGGCGTTGTCGATGCGAGAGAAGTTGCACGTACCGGTTGGTTGGTGCTCTTCTGGCTTGAGCGCGAAGGAGTAGGCGTAGACACCTGGCGCTGGGGAGCCGGAGTGGTGAACGAATGGTTGGACGGTGTTGAAGTACTTGCCCGATTGTTCCTTGAAGCGGTCTTGGCCGTTGAGGACGAGCTTGAAGGTGTCGAGGGTACCGTTGGAGTCTTCGGAGAAGTTGGCGCCTTGGACCGCAAGCATTGGGGCACCGGAGAAGGAGCCGGAGATGAAGCAGTTGGATTCAGTCGCGGAGCGCTCGACGTTCGCGGTAACAACTGGGGAGCCCGCGGCGGTCGCCCAGCCGTCAGTGCCGTCATCGAGGCAGAAGACGAGTTCCTTGACTGGGTGGTTGTAAGACAAGCGCTTTTGGACTTCCGAACCGAGGGTGACGGTGTCGGTGCCAGTGTGTTGCACTTGCTCGATAAGGTATTCGTGACCCTTTTGCGCGAATCGGCGGCGCTCTTCGGTGTCGAGGTAGATGTAGTTGGCCCACACCTTGAAGGTCTTGTCGGTAACATTTTCGAACTCGGAAGACAAGTCGAAGTCAAGACGAACTTCGTGGTATTGGAGGGCGATCAATGGAAGCGCCAAACCTGGGTTGCGGTTGAAGAAGAAGATGAGTGGCAAGAAGATCTTCTTACCGCCTTCGACCGCGGTGGTCATCTTACCGTAGTTGGACTTCTTGGCTTCGTCAAGGTACAACTCGGAGTACAAACGCCACCACTTTTGGTAGTGCTTGTCGATGCGCTGGCCACCGATGGACAATTCAACGTCCTTGACCATGCGCTCAGCCAACCAGGCGTCGTCAGTAACGGCGGTGTCGCCCGAGACGGATTCGATGTACATGTCCGCGACGAGATCACCGTTGCGGGCAATAGTCACGGAGACACGGCCGTTGTTACCGGCGGTACCGTTGACGGTTTGTTCGATGTTTTCCATAGCGAAGTTCGTGTGACGCTTGTACACGGCTTGGAAGAAAGTGACTTTTGGGTTGCCCGTAAGATAGACATCTTGGGCACCGTACGCGACGAGTTGCATGAGACCACCGGCCATTGTGAGAGTTTTGTACTATATACCAAGAAAATAATTTCGCGAAAAAACTCAGTTTGATTTTTCCTGGTGTACTGTAAATGTCCGCTGAAGAAGAGTACCCAGAAGAGCCAATGCCCGAAGAAATCGAAGAGACCGATGAGGAAGAATTCGAGGACGAGGACGAGGACGAGGATGAACTCGTGTACACTTCGGATATCGAACTCGATGAAGAACCAATAATGGAAATCGACATGGGTGGTTTGCTGGGTTCCGTGTTGACCACGGAGGATGGAGACACGGTGTGTTCTGCCCTGGTAAATATTTCTAAGCAACTCGAAATGCAAAACAGGATCATGATCAAAATTCTTTCTCAACTCCAAAAAAATGCTTAGAAAAATGAATCGTATGCACCATAAGGAGTCATGCTGGATACACATTTCATAAATCAGGATGCAAATCCGGAGGAGACGAATCAGGTTATGTGGTCAAACACGATTCAAGGTCTCAATCCAGAGCAACTCATAAACTTTTTGACCCAATTGGAAGACATGTGGGATATACAAAGACGTGACGACGACGGAGTTTCCTTTCAACTGGGTTTTAAAAATTTTTTCTCGCCTCATGAACTCGATCCTGAATCTGGATTACCGTGTAATAACGTGGATATAGAGCGTATCTCCGCAAAGCATCAAAGGATGAATCTCCAACTTGGACAACTTTACCACCGAGCGGACGCTTTAAAAATTCTTGATTTGGATGACGGAGACGATATGAAAATATCGATGAGAATCAACCGCCTGATAGATCAAGTCGACGATGCATGGCAAATCGTATTCAGACACACTCGTATATATGAACGGATCAATAACCCTACGTATATCCCCATCAATCCTGAAACAGACCCATCTATTTTCAGATGTTCTACCATTTCAAACAGTGAAGAATTGAGTCCATATCAACAGGCTATCTTGACCATTCTTAAGAAACTGTATGAAAGCAATATCAAGAGATACAAGGGGCACTGCTGTAAACAAATCAGAACTGAAGATGGAAACGATACTCGCGCGTGGAAACAAGAGCAGAGAATCCAGGAATATGTCTATGGTGTAGCACAAAAGGAAACGGAGTTTGAACTGTGGAAAAATCTAAGCTGCCGTGGTTCGGCTTACTCAGACGTGATTCGCCACCTGTCTAATTGCAACGACATGCAGTTTCCCGAAATCAAGCGTAACAGACACGTTTGGTCATTCAAAAATGGTATTTTCGTCGGAAAAAGTTGGTCGGCGAGCACAGGCTTGTATGAGACAAAGTTTCACACATATGATTCAAATGAATTCAAAAATCTCGATCAAGCTATTGTGAGTTGCAAATACTTTGATACCGATTTTGAGGACTTTTCGCATACTGAAAAGTGGGAAGACATTCCTACACCACATTTCCAATCTGTTTTGGATTATCAAAAGTTTGACCACGAAGTTTCTAAATGGATGTACATCATGGGCGGGCGTCTCTGCTTCGATGTGGGCGACATGGATGGATGGCAGGTCATCCCATTTCTCAAGGGTATCGCTCGTTCGGGTAAATCCACGCTGATTACCAAGGTGTTTGCACTGTTCTACGACATCGATGATGTTCGAACTTTGTCCAATAACGTGGAAAAGAAATTTGGTCTCTCGTCCATTTATGATGCGTTTGTTTTCATTTCACCAGAAATCAAGGGTGACATCTCACTCGAACAAGCCGAATTCCAATCTATCGTGTCCGGTGAGCAAGTGTCATGTGCCGTTAAACACGAGAAGGCAAAGACGATGACTTGGAAGGTTCCGGGTGTTTTGGGTGGGAATGAAGTCCCGAGTTACAAGGACAATTCTGGTTCAGTTTTACGTCGTATTTTGACGTGGAACTTTGGTAAACAGGTTAAGGATGCAGATCCAACACTCGAAAAGAAGCTTGAAGCTGAAATACCAATCATTCTTCAAAAGTGTATTCGTGCATATCTCGAGTACGCACAAAGGTATGCAAACAAAGACATATGGAACATAGTTCCGCAGTACTTCAAGGACGTGCAAAGACAGGTCGCTACAGTATCGAGTACACTCGAGAACTTCCTGCAATCGCCATACATTAAGTACAGCCCAGAATTGTGCTGTCCACAAAAGATATTCGTTGAAAAATTCAACGAGCACTGTACCGCGAACAATCTTGGAAAACCACGTTTCAACCAAGATTTCTACGCGGGTCCATTCAGTCAACGCGACATCGAAGTGCGTCAACATTCGATGTTATACAACGGCATGCCATTCAGTATGCAACCATTCATATTCGGTTTAGACATAGTCAACGATACGCTCATGTCCAATGAAGCAGATGTGTAATTAAAATATAACCCTACATTAGAATGCAACGTCCCCAGTCCCTGCAAAAATTCATACAAAATTCAGGCGTTCAAATTCAAAGATCGTCTCCGCCAACATTCCCTAGAAGGTTGCAAAACTCCATGATAAATAACGAAAACATGGGTGAGTTTGCGCAATTCGTGTACAACGAAAACAACTCACCCGTGTCTCGTCTTTCTTTGAGTGGACTCAACCCGGGTATGTTTAACGCGACGGTCAACAAAGATTTTGATGCCGAGTCGCGCGTAGATTTGAAATACATTCTCAATAAAACGCCACTCGATCGAACCGCGTTAGGTGGAGGTCTTTACATAGACACGAAAGAGATGGTAGGATATTACGGAAGGTTTAAGACGGGATTTTCACACACGAGAGAGTATGGTAAAAAGGGTAACATAAACGAAAAGTTTTTCACGGTTCAAGTAAAATTTTCAATCACAAATGGCACAGAAACGAGTGGTGGCACGGTTAATTTTTATAAGAATGGTAAAATTCGATTTTCGGGTGGTTTTGTTGGCAAGGGTGAAGAGATTGTTAACCAACCAGAACTCATACGTAAGTTCATGGTTAAAAAGTATACTCCCGGACAATCGTTCTTGTATAACCGCTTCGAATACAATAACTTGAGTGGTCAGTTTAGAATGAACGGCGTTTTCAAAAACATGGCGAGACTCCACGCAAACAGTGTGCGTTACGGTTTCAAATCAAATTATGAACCAGAGATTTCACCGATGATGTATGCACTTTACAAGGGACACAAATACATAATAGCTAAATCGGGTGCGATACAAATTTCGGGTGCGTCAAATCCATCGGCACTCAATGCCGCGTATAATGCAGCTTCCGGTTTTTTCTCCATGTTATACGCGAAGGGTGAGATACAACTCACGTCAAATGTACCCAAGAACATAGCTCGTAAAACAGTGGCTGTTCGCGCAAAAGTGTCTACGTGTCCAAAGTCTAGAAGACCACCGTGTAAACCAGGGTATCAAGCCAAAAAGAATCCACAAGGCGACGAGTGTTGTTACAAAATTCCAAAACGAAAGAGTACACGTAAATCTCCCACGAACAATTCTAAGAAGATCACCTACGATAACGATGGAACCATGCGTGTAGGTAAAAAGAAATGTGCCGCACTCACTAAATCAACCCTTTTGGATGTCGCGAAAAAGATGGGTGTCGTGGGAGCAAAGGCGTCAAACAAGAAAGACAAGATATGTGGTATGATTAAAAACTTGGATTTGGGCAACTCTACGTTTAAGGTCAAGGGTAAATCGTGTGTGTCTTACAAGAAGGATGAACTCATAGCCCTCGCACTCAACAATGGTGTGAGCGTTGAAGATTCCGATACAGTCAAGACTCTCTGTGAAAAGCTCAAGCTTTCGGAAAACAAGGCAAAGAAGAATGCGGCTAACCGAGCTAAATTGGCTAAAAACTTGAACCGGGCGCTCAAGAATAATGCAAAGAATGCGGTGACTGAAAAGAAACGTCGCCTCAACACAAACAGCATTAGAAATGACATCATAAAATTGTACGGTCCAAGATGGATGAAGAAATACAAGAACGTCATGAACATAGAAAAGGATGTGAAAGACATGACAAACCTTCTTAATAACGCGTCAAAAGAGAGTAACCTCACGAATAAGAAGGGTATTTTGAAAAAGATGCCCGCGAATGACATAAAGCGAGATCAAGTTTCTGAATGGAAACAAGCGCGCGTACTTCAATATAAGAAAAAGCTCATACAAAAAGAATATGGAAAGCACGGAAATGCTGTCGTGAATTACATATTAACACATAGTCCTACTAAGACCAAAATAAAGGAATTCATTAAAAAGTACGAAAAGACGCGAGCGAATTTAGCTAAGCGCACGTAATGCTTCGATTTATCATCTTCTCAGGCTCAGATGCCTGTTTAATGTGTTTCGCGTGATATGAAAAATCATAACCCATGAAACGCTTTTTTATTTGATCGGACACACCGACAGCTTCGAATTGTCGCGCGGTTTGTGAACACACGGATTTACGTTCGACTTCCAAAAGTCTGTCTTCCATCATCACAAACTCTTTGAGTGTTTCATCACTCAAACCGTCCTGTTTCATGGTTTCGAACATTTTCTTCGACATACCATGAGACATATGAAAATTTTTAGTTTTATAACCTAGAACGCCTACGTTATCTTCTGTATATTCGGCACCAAATACAAAAAACGCTATGATCAATATTACAAGTATCCAGATCATTACTTATTACTATCCAAGATATTAAATACATCTTTGATTTTGTGTATAATGTTAAACAGTGTGTTATCATCCGTCACCAGCTTTGGATCTATGATTTCAAATTCAATTTGATACCTGTTTGGGTCTTCGGTATCCATGTCTTCGACGTCTCCGTTTATGATAGTCATATCAATAGAAAGGTTCTTGCGAATGAAAGACAATCTGTACTTATTCTTCTTCTTGTCCATCTCTCCTTCGTAATCTTCAACCGGTGTTTCTTTTGAAATACCGAAACGAACATCGTAAGGTGCACCTCTCAGTTTTTCGAAATCTTCGTTGTGCACCCGTTCCTTCTTTACAATCTTTTCATCTCCAGTCGTAGAGTCAATAGAAATGCGAAGGTTGTCGCTTTCTCGGTAAAAGACTTCTTCATTGATAGAAACAATCTGTTCCCATCCGGGGTACTGTCTCAAACCATCCAAAACAAGTTCAAATCTCTGCTTACCAACATCCGTGTCAAATGTTCCACAGTTAAACTTGCCAAGTCTAAATTCAAACTCGACGTGTTCGTCATTCTTGTGTTGTTCGAACAACGGCTTGATGCGTTCAAAAAGAGTTCTGACGTCCATATTCATTATTGTATCGCGTGTTTCTCTTAAGCCTTTTTTAGCTACTACATATATGCATGGTTTTCTTAACTTAGGCAATACATGTTACTTCAATTCTGCGTTGCAGTGCCTATTTCACGCCATACCCATTACTGAACACATATACAAAACATCCTATTCAGGTGAGTGCGAATTCACTAAACTCTACAAAAATCTTCTTCAACAATATTTCAACACGCAAGAATCAGGGTGTTTCAACCTCGCACCACTTTTGAAAGAATTCAGGAAAGCGTTTCCCAGATTCGCAGAACACGAACCACACGATACACAAGACGCACTCTTTTGTATCATAGACATATTAGAAAGGTCTTTCCCTGAAATCAAAAAACTTATCTACGGTGAAAAACGACAAATCACCATATCACCCGTGGGTAAAAATACCGTGGACATCCCATTTAGTATACAGACACTAAACATAAACCAAGAAAAGTGCAAAGTGTCTGAATTGATAACGGAGAGCATGAAATGGCACACACTCACGGACTACATAGACGATGAAGGAACTTTACATAATGTCGCCACAACGAGAACACTATTTAAGTCTTTACCACCCGTCATGTTTGTTTCATTTGATAAAAAGAGCAAAATTATATTGGAGCACGAGATAACATTTGATGATAAACTGGTATACGATTTACAATCCTACGCTATACACAAAGGCGTACAATATGGCGGTCATTATACGTCCGCGGCTAAATTTCAAAACGTGTGGGTCGCACACGATGATGAAAATCTTTACAGAACTGAACCACGTCACGTAGATGGATATTACTTACTCACCTACATTTTAAGAAATCCGTAATTTGGATATCCTCCTTAATATTCACGAGTGTTCGATAAAAAGTTCGTCTATTGTTTGCGTGTGTCTTATCTGTTCGCATCTTCAAAGGCCTCCACCACATGGGTATGTCATCCGTGACATATTCACATTCAACGATCGCGTTGTGTTCAAACCAAGAGTCATCCATCTTGTTTGGTGGAATGGTCGATTCATATATAGGTTCACCCTTTTCTTGTACATACAACCTCCATTCTTCATCAATTTTCTTCAATTGAAAATCAACTGTGTTTTTATTCTTTGGTTTCCATTTGAACATCGTCTCGTGTGTCCCTATCTTCACCGGACAGTGAATGGGTGTAAATATAAGTCCGTCTACGTCTTGTGTGACCGTAGGCAAGTACTCATTCAAAAATGAGTCAAAATCCGACAATAGATGAAAGGTCTTGACACGGAGTTTCACAGAATCACCCTTGAGCGCGAGTAACTTCTTGGACACGTTTTCGCAGTGTGTTAAACGCGTCAAAAAGTCGTGATGTCCCACGATTGCACCCGAATCATGTAGACAATCATAAATCATGAACGTATCTTCATACATTTCACCTTCTAAAATGGTTCCATCGTAGATCGGTCTTCTGAAGTTAAGTTTACACATGTACATGTCGAGTGCCCTATTCACGAAAACACACACTTTGTGATTTTCGTACATGAAAGCCAACATCATGAATCGAACACCATCTGTCTTTTCACACACGACGTAATCATTTTTACGGAGTGTGTCAAAGTGTTTGTATTCAATGGATATGGGCTGACATCCCGGGAACCTGCGTGTCACACCCCACGCAGTCTCCATGAACTTTATCGCGTATGTGTAAAGCGGGTCATCCCTCTTTACAGATACTCGTGACATCTGTCTAATATTTTAATTCAATTCTTTAATTAGCTTTAATACCAGCAGCGTTTAGTAGATTACTCACACATTCATGGCTATATGTCATCACCAACTTAGCTGCTGTATACGCATGAATTTTAACACCTAATTCCTTGAACTTCGAAAACATCTGTCCCATTCTCGGCGGAACTTTGTATTCACTCGTACGCTTGTCCTTCACTATTCGTGCCACGTGCTTACACATCATGAGCCAACACCTCGCGGAAGAGCTCTTCACTTGGTAGATGTTTTCAGAAATTTTGTTTCCAACTTCCGTGTCAAAGTGAAGCCCAACCTGTTCGACGGGTTCTTCTGTACCTTCTTTGACCCTCGCTTTGAAAAGCCCCCAATCGATACCTTCCTTCACACCTGGGAACACGAGACATCCAATACCTTCATTCAAATCAAACACCTTCGAGATGGAACCTTCATCCATACTGATACCAAAATCGATAAACAAAATTCTATCACTCGTTTTCATATACTTCTGGATAATTTCAGACTTATCATACGGGTCATCATTCACGTATACGACTTCATTTTGAACACCCTTCGCTTGAATGCACATGAGATTCAAACGAAGAACCGTGTGAAGCGTTTTCACATGACACGATTTCCCACGAGTGACAATAATAGTAGCCAACTTCATTGGTTAGTATATAAGTCTAAGCCTTAAGCCTTTCATTCATACAACCACTGAATGGAAGATTACCCACGTGACCTAAAGTTGTGTGTATATCGGCATAAATCTTACCACCGATTTGTTGCCAACGTCTACAAAATGCATAATCTTCGGACAAGTACCGCCTAGACTCGGGGTCAATCATGCAGTCAAATACGGCGCAATATTCGTCGAAGTCCCTGTTTTGGTGATCATTTTTACAGTTGAGCTCTGTAAAGTGTTCGTGCATCTTGTCGAGTGCACCCCGAGAGATAACCATGAAGCCAGTGGGTCCATCTAAGAGTTCAACAAACCCATTCTCAACCGAGCGTCTCTGTGCACCAATGTTTGCGACGAGACTTGAAGACAGCATCGCCATGTTTCTTTCGTCACCGTCTTCCACAGCCTTCTTTGCTTGATCCCACATGACCACCTTCTTTGGATAAACGGCGACAGACACATCATGACCGGACTTTACAAGGCGAACAACGGATTCGGCGTCAAAGTCAATATCCGCATCAATAAACATGAAATAATCTGCGTCGGTCTTTTGCATGAATCTACCAATCGCAACATTTCTAGCGCGGTGCACGAGCGATTCGTTTTCAGTGGTATCGAGCATAAGCTGGATACCTTCTTTGATTAATCTGAGCTGAAGCTTTATGATGCTCGTCATGTACTTTTCGAGACATAAACCTCCATAGCAGGGGGTGGACAAAAATAGTTTCACCATAATACAGTATATTACAATTATTCCTCTAAGTATCGTTTGATAATGGTTTCTATCTTATTTATGGTTGGTATAGACACGGAACACTTATCACTGATTTCGTTCTTAGTTACCTTCCCTCGCATGACTACGTAAATGACAACCGACGCCACACTATTCGGTGTCTTACTCATGAGTTCGGCACACTCCTCTAATTTTCCACACATCTTGTTACACTCGAGACGTTCTTCTCGTGCGACTTCAAATGAGTTCAGTAACCTCTGCATAACATTGAATGGTTTCGTCACGTAATTCTTTTCGGTCTTACCTAACAGAGTGTCCTTGAACATCTGTGTGGTACGACTTATGTCCTTACTTTGGATACCAAACATATCAGCTATCTCCTTTGTGGTTCTAGGAATCTTAGACAGTCTGCACGCGTAAAGCACGCAATTAGCTTTTATTCCCGAACGAACCGCACCCCTCGTCAATTTTTCTACGTTGAACTTTCTGTACATCATCTTCGCATCCTTGAGAACGCTCTCAGGTAAAGTGTGACATGCTTCTTCTATGTCTCTATACGCATGAAACAATGATCTATCCGTATGGTTCATCGATTGATGAAAGTTTATTTTAGCCATTCTCTTGTTTTCATAAGTAGATGTGCTCTGCGTAGATATGATGGTACCCTTACCCCATGCATCCGAAAAAAGCTCCGGATTTGGGTTCGGGTTTCCACATCTCGATGGGTCGTTTACACGCCCATCTTCACCTAGGCCACTCGTCCACTCTGGACTGTCGTCGACGTAGTGTTGTTGCGTCAGACCACATTCCGAACACACAGGCATTCCTTCTTTTGTGAACACTTTTACTCCATTACATTCTATACAAAGATGCGTATTGATTGACTTTCTTACAGTAGGTTTATTCAATAAACGGTCGACATCCGACCAAATAGCAGTCAATCCTTCCATACCTCTTTGTTTGTTTTTTTAGACCATGGAAATGCGCACTTAGGTTTTTAAAAATTGAGATTATCTGCTTGCATTTTCGCAAATTCTTCGATGGAATCCACGACTTCTTTATACCTTCTAGAACCAGGACTCAATGGCTGCCAATCTTTCCATTCTTCGTCTATGGCTTTATAGTCAGAAGGAGGGATAACCTCACCGTCAATTTCGTCGTCTGGGACAATGAATCCTTCTAGATCACTCTCGTCATCCGATTCATCTATGAGTACACTTTCCATATCTTCTTGTATCTCACCTTCTATGCAATACAGCATGTTATCTACATTCTTGAATACAGTTTCACCTTCTGGGTAGTGTTCACACAAGTTTTCCTGTTGTACAAGTTCTTCGTTTTCATCAATTTCATATACACGGGCACCTTTATACACCAAAGAGGTTTCAAGGTAATAATTCACGATGAGGTAGTCATCACAGTTTTCCTTTGTTACAGCGTACATCTCATCGTCAACATCGTCTATATTTAACAACACCTTCAAGAGATCGCCAGGCTGGATCTCAGCAAAATTTATCATCCTTAAAGTTTTGGAACAAAAATATTTCCAAGTAATAACACGCAGATGGGGGTTGAAATTTTTTCCAAAGATGGATGCAAACTTTGTGACCAAGCCGAACAACTTTGTAAAGAACTTGGTTTGGATTACAAAAAAACGAAGATCGAGAAGGACGAACTCGCGAAGAAATGTGGGAAACCGGTACTCGTGTACCCACAGATCTTCATGGATGGGAAACACATAGGCACATTCTTTGACTTTCAAGATCACATAGAGGACATCGAACCAATGTTATTACCAACCCTCAACAGATTTACTATATTTCCAATTCAGCACGAGAACCTTTGGGCTATGTATAAACAGGCTCAAATGTCTAATTGGACAGCAGAGGAGGTAGATTTGTCGCGTGATATGGATGATTGGAACAAACTATCAGAAAATGAACAACATTTTATCAAAATGATTCTTGCATTCTTTGCTGGTTCAGACGGTATCGTATTTGAAAATATTAACAATAACTTTGCCGACGAGGTTCAATACCCAGAGGCTCGCTCATTTTACGCATACCAGAGCCACAACGAGATGGTACACGGTGAAACTTACAGTAAACTGATAGACAAGTACATCAAAAGTTCCAGTGAAAAGAAAGAACTCTTCGAGGCTATCCAGCGCATTCCATGCATCGAAAAGAAGGCGCGATGGGCCATGAAATGGTTTGATAATTCGAGACCCTTCGCAGAACGTCTCTTGGCGTTCGCGTGTGTAGAAGGTATCTTCTTCTCTGGAAGCTTCTGTGCCATATTCTGGCTCAAGAAGCGCGGTCTCCTACCGGGTTTGTGTTTCAGTAACGAATTGATTAGCAGAGATGAAGGTTTGCACCTTCAATTTGCAGTGGAATTGTTTAATATGCTCAAATTTAGACCAAACAAAGACGTTATCAAACAGATTGTAGAAGAAGCTGTGTCCATCGAAAAGGAATTCATCGTGGATGCACTTCCATGTAGTCTTATCGGTATGAACTCTGAGAAGATGACACAGTACATTGAATACGTGTCTGATCGACTATTGAAACAAGTTGGTCAAGAGAAGATTTGGAACTCGTCTAATCCTTTTGAGTTCATGGAAAACATAAGTTTGGATGGTAAGACAAACTTCTTTGAAAAGCGTGTGGGTGATTATGGAAAAATGGATGAAGATTCGTGTGAAATTGAATTCGACGAAGACTTCTAAGCTAAACAAGATAGGTGTTGGGAACACTCAACATAATATACGGAACACGTGTATTATGTTGATTTTATGTAATGAAATGTAAAATATTTAGCCTTCAATGGTCACAGTCTTGCCGTTTTCGCACTGGCAGGAGACCTCCTTCTTCTCCATTACGACTGGTTGGTCGACTTCAGTCGAGAGGTCCAAAGATGCGAGATCGAGACCGCTATCGAACATTTGAATTTGATCTTCGGAGAAGCCTGGGAGAGGCAATGGCGCATCGACCATCTTTGGTGGTGGTGCCGGCATTTCTTCTGGGGCTGGACCTGGTGCGATCTTAATGGTCACGTTTTCTTGAATGGCGTACCCTTCCTTCTTTATGTTCATCATACCCCACGTGACGAGCATGAACACGACCGTGTGGAGCACGAGACCACGCATGGTTGGGCACCCGGTTGGTCCGGAGATCCAAGAACCGAAAATAGAGCGCGTGAGTCTGAAAGTGTCTGGATTCGCGATGATGAAAAACACGAGCGCGGACATGAGAGAAATCAAAAATTTCTGCTGGGCTTTTGCCCCTCCACATCCACAACCACAATCCTTAAAGAGACCCATTATGTTATTACAATTACTGAAGAAAAAAATAACGTGCTTAAAGTTTGGGTTCCATTATAGGATATACCAAAAGATGTCGTCCTCTAACATGATCCAACTCTCCAGCACTTTCGAACCGTCCTCTGTCGTCTTCAGCAAGATGAAGAAGAACAAGAACGGTGGCAAGACAGTATACATTAACACTGCCGACGGTAAGGGCAAGCTCTACTTGCAACTTCCATTCATGCGAAGCCCTTATGGTTTGAGCGCTTTCACCGATGAGACGACTAACAAGACGTCGTATTCGCTCGATTTGTCTATCGATCCGGACAACGAGCAAGCCGTTGAACTCGCGACCAAGCTCAAGGAACTTGATGCGCGAATCATCGAAACGGTCGCGGCAAACTCTAAGGAATGGCTCGGAAAGGCGTACAATGTCGAGGTCATGAAGGAAGCACTTTACAAGCCTCTCGTGCGCCCTGGTAAGGAAGAATACCCGGACACGGTCAAGCTCAAGGTCATGACCAAGCCGACGGGTGAGTTCATGGCCGAAGCGTACAACTCTAAGCGCGAACTTGTTCCGGTCGACAGCATCGAAAAGGGACAGCGATGCATGTGCATCGTCAACGTGACTCAAATCTGGTTCATCGACAATAAGTTTGGAGTCAGTCTGCGTCTTTCCCAAGTTCTTCTCGAACAATCCACCAAGCTTCCGTCCTTCGCTTTCCAAGGCATCGAGGCTCCGGGTGATGCGGTCGACGAAGGTGCCGAAGAGGAATACTACGAAGAAGAAATCGAAGTCGATGAATAAAATCTAGTACTACATTAAATGCAGGTGGAACAGCATATGCGAAATCTCAGGGTCATCAGGGCTAAAGTTGGTAAGGCCAGAACCCCTAAAGATCACGAGGCCATAAGCAAAGAAATCACCGAAGCAATAAAAAAGATAGGTTGTAATCCAAATAAGATATTTTACACGATTAACAATAATAAGACCCCAAATTTTTCAGTGAAAAAAGCGATTCGAACAAAAGTTGGCACAAAGAAGATTGGAGAAGGTGAATATGGTGAAGTGTTCTTTGGCTGCGTAGACAAAGAGTGTAAAAAGGACGTGGCCATAAAAGTGCAAACTGAGCCACTTGGAAGAGAATACAAGATTGGTAAACTCGTGAGTAAACTCGGTGGAACCAAGATGTATGCACTCGAAAGTTGTAAAGGTAAACACATCATGTACAGTGAATATGCGAATGGCGGTGCACTCGAAGAATTTATTAATAAAAACAAAAATACTTTGAGACCCATCCATTATAGATTCATGATAACACAAGTGTTATATAGCCTTTATAAAATACACAAAAAGTATCCATCTTTTAGACACAGCGATTTGCACGCGAAGAATGTTCTCGTGAACACAGATACACCCACACTCAAAGTGGAAACGTATAAAATTGGTAACACTACGTTAAATGTAGAAGACGTGGGCCTCAATCTCATGCTCACGGATTATGGACTCTCTTCTACGAGGGTCATCAAAAATCCGGCTATCGAAGGTCTTGATAAAGAGTGGGGTATATCACAAAAATCACACCCCATGTACGATGTCCACCTTTTCTTAAATGCCATATTTTTAGTGTGTAGTCGCATTGGTTCGGAATCTGCTATGGAAACCATCCGGTTCATAGACAGAATACTTCCAGATGACTACAAGGGTTCAAATACATCTAAAATTATGAATTTTAGAATGCGCATAAACGCGAATCACTCCAATTTTCCCACGTTTGAAAAAATATTCGCAGATGCATATTTCTTACCTTACAGGTCAGGCATTAAAAAGAGACCAGACCCACTCTCGTTCATACCGAAAGCAAAACCGGTTATAAAACCAAAAGCAAAACCAGTTGAAAAGAAGATCGCGTCGGCGTCTGGAATTCAAAAAGCAAAGAATATTTTGATGAGAAACGCTCAAAAGAAGACCTCGCCAGTGAAGCGACGAATGGCCAAGAAATCACCGGGCATCAGGGTGTCGGTGGCACCAAAAGGATACACGAAAGTTGACGGTAAGAAATGTACGACGTATAAAAAGAGTGAACTCATAGAAAAAGCCAAAAAGGCTGGTGTAGACACACAGGGTAAAACGATTGAAAAAATATGTGAAGCGCTCAAAATAAAATATGTAAAATAATTAATAATGATTGCGCTTATTATACTCCTAGCCTTGGTTCTTCTTGTTTTGTTCTATACGGGTCGCGGTAAGAAGTGTGCTTGTGGATGTGGGTGCATCGAAGGAAAGTGCACCTGTAAGGGGTGTGATTGTGCGTTTTGTAAAGGAAAATGGACCGTGTACGGTACCGAATGGTGTGGTTGGACCAATAAACAGTTGGATTACATGAAAAAGAACGGTAAAGTCTATGAATTCGTTGACTGTGAACAAAAACAGTGCAGCGGAATCAAGTCGTTTCCAACTTTGGTAAGCCCTGAAGGCGAAAAGATTAGTGGCTACAGAGAGGTTTAGATGCCTCTAACAACAGCGAGCGCGAGAGACAACATGAAGGCGTCGAGGAAGGTATCGAGCTTCTTGAGAACAGTCACGTGCTTCACGAGCGAACGGTTCCACAAGAATCGGAGCACGAAAGTGCTGATGAGGATCACGAGGATGAACGTGAGGAGTTCGGTGACAGCGTCTCTGGTCTTGCGAGCGTTAACAAGGCCTTGAATCATTTATCTATTAATAATATTTTTTTCTCAAATATTATTAATGGGACAGACACCAAAAAGACTTCCCCTGAGTGGAAGTGAACCCAAATTTACACAGAGATTGTGGGGTCGGGCAGTAGGTATAAACAATAATAACTGCTATGCGTATGCTGTGGGTGATTATGAAAAAAAGCGTTCATATAAGAGTGTTCCCGGTGAGCGCGCGGGAATTCGTAACATGAACCACTCGTACGTGAGTTGTAAGAAATTACCACAGCGTGTAGTGGCGGATAACCCCAAAAAGGTATACATAGCCAAGGCTGAAGAAAAGTGTAAGCCTGGACACTACAAGGTGATGATGTTTGTCGCTCCCGGAAATCCAAGTAATTACTTTAGACAGGGTGATTTCCATTTCTACAAACAGGTGAACGAGGTGGAGTACAAAGTGAAGAAAGGAAACACATATGAATCCATCGCCAAGTTTTTCAAAGTTCCGGTGGCCCGCGTTAAGAAGGCGGGTAAACTCGTACCGGGTAAGATTTTGAGATTCAAGGCGAACATATTCGCACACAAGCGTGGGTGGGCGACGGGTCCACTCGTGACTGATGCGAAAGGTAAGGTCATCATAGATCCAAGAAAGGCTAGTCGAAACTATCCCGGATTAAACTACAAAACATACTGTAGCTCATTCTGCGTTAAGAATAAGGGGATCAAAGTCGGACACACTCACCCCAAAGTCAGACAAAAGACTGGTTAAGTCTGTCTGGTTTTCAACATCGAAAAATATATCGAGTGCGTCAAATATGTACTCGTTTTCGAGGTTCACCGTGTTGGATGAAGATTCAAACATGTTGTGTATGGTGATTTGAACTCTAAAGTTGGCACCATCAAATATTTTTCTACACACGGGGCACGTTTGCTTACCTTTGTTTTTCCACTTTTCTAGACAGTGTGAATGAAATAGGTGCCCACATCTTATGGGTTTGTTATGCCTCGTCTCTCTGACGTCACTGAGACATATGGCACACTGACACATTCTCTAGAAAGGTTACATATTATATTTAGTCTAATTTTGCGTATCTAATAGATGTCGGACATTCCCAACAAGGCCTTGTCGCAAGACGAGCACTTAGAGGTACCTTGAATATCTTGAACGGGCTTGAGAACCTCTGGACCCTTCGATTGAAGGAGCTTGCGGTACGAGTAGTTGTCTTCGTAGGTGATACCATTCTTGTTCATCAAGTAGTTGTTGAACAATTGGCTGGACGAGTTTATAGTGAAGCATCGGCCGTCGGCCATTCCAAGTCGCTGAGACATTTACTATTACATCAGAAATTAATTTGCCTATTGGTAATGGTACGTTTCCAAGATTTTACATTCATGGACTTCAACTTGTTTATGAAGTCTTTTATATTTCGCCCTGATAAAGTGTCGACATCAAACACCTCCATTTTATCTGGGTCGACCTTAGACACCCTGATACCCGGTTCCGTGTTGATGTGTTGGTTTATGATGTTGTATGCGAAAGCGATTTCTTTGAACGTCTCTGCTCCGGTGATGATCACTTTGCCTGTGCTGAAAATACTCGCCGTCACTTCTTTCATGTCCTCGGCGGGCTTGAACTTGACTTTGACCGCCGAGTATCTATCTGGTTCGAAAGACACCTTAAACACATCTGAGTAGTTCTCAAAATGATTCGCTGTCTTCATGAGGTTAATATTCCAGTTGAGACTGAAATTTGAGTTTATCATCACCACACGAAATGTATCGAGTGGCACGATGTAGTCTTTTCCGAGACAAATCCCGAACAACAGGGACAGTTGTTTGATGATATGCTTGCAGTTCGTCAAGTGAGTGCATCCAGCCACCTGAATGCTCCCATTTGGAAATATCTTGATAGACTTTGTACTGTATTGATCGGCATAAGACAATGTAATCTGATTGTAAAACGTCGTGGGCTTGAGCGACCACTCATAGCCTTCAGCCATCTTGGACCCCGATTTGCGTATGCGTATCGGTGTAACCCTTTCAAACATCTGTCGTATCTTTTGGATATCGATGTCTTTCTTGAAACTCGAAACCATCGTGATCGTGGTGAGCTTTACCCAAGACGGCCGTATGTCTTCGGGTACCTCATTTCTAAATTCATCGAGGGACACCAAGTATGAGAATGTATTATTAGCGATGGATGAGTACATGGCTTTAATTTTAATGTCCACAAATCACGACTTAGGTATTTAAAGCACTTAGAGAATTAAAGAGATTTTGTGATATGACCTCTTTCGTAAAATCTGCCCTCGTCACCACTGATATTGAAACTGGAAAAACGCTAGTACAGATAGACTACGTCAAGTACACAAATGGAATTGGTTATGAAAATAAACAAGATCTACTCGAAACGACACCGATAGGAACTTGGACTGAAATAAAATCTATCTCCGATACTTTGCGTTACGAACAATTCTTGGATACGATGGTACACAAAACAACTGAAACCAGGCGTAAAATGGCATTAGTTGAATTGGAGAGTGTATTATGTGAAAACAATAATACTAGAAGCATCGTGAGAACTATGAATGCTATAAAAATTCTAGATCCTACGTTTTCTCCCCCAGTCATAAACATGCGTTGTTCTTGGCAGAAGAGGTTCATCAAGGATATATGTACACAACAGATGCCAGAAATAATAAACACCTGCACAAGTGATCTCAGACTAGAAAAACTATTCAGAGTATTGCAATTAATAGAAGCAGAGTCGCTACACCCGCAATATTATTCATAGTCTTGTTGCTAGTTGGATTATTCGTTTCCTTGCCAACTTCATTCATATTAAGCAATGGTACATCCTCATCGTATTGAATATTTCTTCCTGGATACAAAGATCTAGATAAAGGACAGTTACCGGTCTTACCAATTCGACCTGCGACCATTACTCCATAGTCGCACATCGGACTCCGGTATTCTTCTTCTGGTTCGTGCTCGACAGGCTTCTTGTGTGGCGCAAAGTCCACGACTTGTCTAGACGTACCAGGCATAAAAAAATCATGCTGAACAAATGGGTTCACCCGATCGATAGATTCTTCGTCGCTCAAAGGCATCTTTATACTATCGCAGATTATATTTCTTGTGTTTCATTTTTTTACCGTGTTCAGTCCACATCTTGTCTAAGTCAACGTTCAGCATCGCGGCTATTTGAAATAAATAACTAAATACATCCCCCATTTCCATCAGGACGTCCGTTCCACGTTCCTTCTTGAGTCCCGTCTTCTTGTAGGTCTTGCGCACTTGCCGAATAGCCGACGCAAGTTCGCCGATCTCTTCCGTCAATAGAAGCCAGACGGTATCGATGGCCACAGAGTCCCAACCTTTCTGTTTGCATATTTTCTCCGTCTCGGTCTTGTAATAATTTAGACACATACGTCTATTTCGCGATAAAACTTTATGTAATATAAATATATAATGAAGACACGTGGTGTTTTGTATACCGCCATAGTCCTCGCCATCTTGACCGCCATCGTCATTTATATGACCTCCAGTAAGCCAGTCACCGTGACCATAAAGCCGGAAGAAACTAAGGTCACGGCTGCCCCAGAGAAACAAATCGTGAAGCCAGATGATATCGTCGAAGAAGTCATCATCGGTGGAAGTGATGATGAAGTCATCGGTGATCAATCAGATGACTACGGTCCAGGTATGACCGAAATTAACAAGACGTTTGTTTAAACACCAATCTTGTCATTCTTATCAATCTTATTCCCATACGTGGACGTGTTCACAGGTCTATCTATGGGTTCTAAGCCTCTGTCCATATCATGCACATATCCCATGTATTGAGAGACGCCCGATTGAATTTGTGAGACCGCCGTTTTGATGACTTGCGTGTTCATCATCTTTACCTGCTCGTTCACGCGAGTAAAGTGATCGCCGGAGTTGTTAATGAATACGACGCGCATGATACCGTAAAGATCGTCCTCATTTTGATAATCGATGGAAACACCCGTCTTGTTCTTAAAATCTTGGCGTATCGCACGTTGAAGCAAGTTCACGTTAAAGGACGAAAAGTAAAGTGTGTTCAATGGAGTCTCGCACTGCTTGAGGGAGTTCAGGTGAAGATTATCACACATTTAATATAGGCCTGGAAAAAAACTATCAGTAATTATAAATGAGGATATCTCTTTCTGATTTCGATGAGGCATACAGCACTCCAGCGTGCCAACAACAGCGCCCTGTCTGCAAGCCAGGTGAATGCTTCATCGCCAGCTACCCACCAGTGTCCAAGGCCGGTAGTGAAGGTCCATATTTTGTGAATTCCAATTTGCTCCAACCAAACCGACTTGCCGAAATTGCTGGTCCAGTTCCAGTCCGAAGCAAGGACTTCAAGTAAGTGGGTTAAAAAATTACCGTGTAGTATAAATATAAAATGAGGGTTATTAAACGATCCGGTCGTGTTGAAGACGTTAAGTTTGACAAGGTCACCAACAGGATCTCGAAACTCACGTATGGATTGTCGGAAAATGTCGATGCCTCCATGATCGCCCAGCAGGTGTTCTCGTCTATGCACGATAACATCAAGACACACGAGATAGACACGTTGTCTGCTGAGATCTGCATCGGTATGATTACGAGCGATCCAGACTATGAGGTACTCGCGACTCGTATCGTCGCGAGTAACATTCAGAAGCGTGTACCCTCTACGTTTTCTGAAGCTATGGCCAAGTTACACGAAGCTAACATCGTGACTGACGAGGTCAAAAAAGTTGCTCCGCGCATCGATGAATACATCAAAAAAGAGCGTGATTATGATTTTGGGTACTTTGGTCTCAAAACACTCGAAAAGGGGTATCTCCAAAAAATTGACGGCGAAATCATGGAAACGCCCCAATACCTGTATGCACGCGTCGCCATCGGTGTTCATGGAGAAAACATCGAAAGAGTTGTTGAAACGTATGACGCCATGTCTAAGGGGTTGTTCATTCACGCGACACCCACGTTGTTTAATGCCGGTACACACAGGCCACAAATGTCCTCGTGTTTCCTTGTCTCAAACAAGGATGACAGTATCGACGGCATCTACGACACGGTAAAGGAGTGTGCCCAAATCAGCAAATGGGCTGGTGGTATCGGTTTACATGTCCATGACATTCGTGCGAACAAATCTCACATCAGGGGAACGAATGGTACATCTGATGGAATCATTCCCATGCTTCGCGTATATAACGCTACGGCGCGCTATGTAAACCAAGCCGGGCGTAGAAAGGGTTCCATCGCGGTGTACCTCGAACCATGGCACGCGGATATCATGGATTTCCTTGAAATTCGTCTCAACCAGGGTGACGAAGAAGCCAGGTGCAGAGATTTGTTCTCGGCTCTTTGGATTCCAGATCTTTTCATGCGTCGCGTAGAAGAGGGTGGTCAATGGTCTCTTTTCTGCCCGGATAAGGCACCGGGTCTCTCAGATGTGTATGGTAAGGAGTTTGACGAACTCTATGAAAAGTATGAAGCGGAAGGTCGTGCGAATAAGACGATGCCCGCGGCTGAAATTTGGAAAGCCATCATCAAGTCCCAAAGCGAGACTGGAACCCCATACATGCTTTACAAGGATGCTTGCAATGAAAAATCTAACCAAAAGAACTTGGGGACCATTAAATCTTCCAATTTGTGTGTAGAGATCATACAGAAATCAGACCAAGATGAAACAGCTGTGTGTAATCTCGCATCCATCGCGTTACCCAAATTCGTCAACAGAGAAACGGGTGAGTTTGACTACGAGGAACTCCACCGAGTTACAAAGATGGTGACACGTAACTTGAACCAAGTGATCGACAAGAACTTTTACCCGACCGAGACTGCGAAGCGTTCAAACATGCGTCACAGACCCATCGGTATCGGTGTTCAAGGTCTAGCGGATGTCTTCATCATGTGTAGAGAACCATTTGGTTCCGAAAAGTCTCGTGAAATGAATCGTCTCATTTTCGAGACCATGTATCACGGGGCACTTGAATCCAGTTGTGAACTCGCTGAAAAGGATGGGACGTACCAGACTTTCCAAAGTTCGCCATTCAGTAAAGGTATCCTACAGTTCGACATGTGGGATGCACCAAAACTCTCGAATCGTTACGACTGGAACGCCATGCGTGAACGCGTGAAGAAGGGCACGAGAAACAGTCTATTGCTCGCGCCCATGCCTACGGCGAGTACGTCCCAAATTCTCGGGAACAACGAGTGTTTCGAGCCATACACACAAAACATCTACTTGAGAAGAACTCTCGCGGGTGAGTTCGTGGTCGTCAACAAACACTTGGTGGATGACCTCAAGGCTGTGGGTCTATGGTCTAAGGAAATGAAGGATCTCATGGTGAAGGCCAATGGCTCTGTCCAAAACATCATGGATATCCCGGATGATCTCAAGGAACTTTACAAGACTGTGTGGGAAATCAGTCAAAAAACCATTATTGATATGGCTGCGGACAGAGGTGTATTCATTGACCAAAGCCAAAGTATGAATTTATTTGTCGAAAGTCCGACGCTCTCCAAACTCTCGTCCATGCACTTCTACGCATGGAAGAAGGGTCTCAAGACAGGTATGTACTACCTGCGTTCGAAAGCAAAGGCTCGACCAATCCAATTTAGTTTAGAAGCCGATTGTGCGGCTTGTTCTGCTTAAAGCTTTAGCGCGTAAAATTTGTAATACAGATGTCTAAATTCGTGAATCTACTAGATGAATTAGAAATTCAACCACATGATGGTCGCAAGATTTCCCTCTGTACCAAAGAAGGGAAACCTCTTCGCGTCCAATTTCCTCGAATGTACATGCCTTTTGGTATTTCCGGATTCACACCAGAAGTTGGTCCAACGAAATGGTCCCTCGATTTCGCGATGAAAGGATACGATGAAGACGGGAACTACGTCAAGAAATTTTACGAAACCATGCGAGCCATGGAAGAAAAAATCATAGAGGCCGTCAGTGATCAAAGTGAAGCCATTTTCAAACGAAAGGTTTCTGTCGAAGAACTCAAAACCATGTTTTTCTCAAACATCAAAGAGAGTCCGGACCGCGAACCAAAGTTCAGAGTCAAGGTTGACACGGGTGTAGATGGCATGATAAAGCCGCACATCTACGACGAGCAACGTAATCCTATCCGCGACGAATGCGTGAATGGTCTCTATTCAAGAAACTCGGGCACTGCGATCGTAGAGATTAACAGTGTGTATTTCTTGAACAAAAAGTTCGGTATCACATATAAGCTTTACCAGCTCGTTAAGTACGAGCCACAAGCTTTGAAGGGATTCCAATTTATTGTCGATTAAACATCTGCGGAACCTGTTGTACGGGTGTCACCACATTTGAACCCGGTACATTTCTATATACAGGCGTTGGCCTGTAATTTCTATTACCACCACTGGTGTTCGTGTATACCGCACCTCGCGCGGTTTCATAAATTCTATGCTTTTGAGCGTCCAAGTAATTGGTCGCCTTCGCTTGTGCCTGTTTTCTATAATTTTTAGCCTTTTCGATCGCTTCCTTCTTCAAATCATCGGCCATGTCTCTCGCATCTGATTTGACTTTGCGCGCCGCAGATTTAGCCATGCTTTTAGCCATGCTTTTGCCCAACATCCCTACTAGAGCCGCCATTTTACTATACATTTACTTAGAAATTAACAGGAGTTGATATATAGCCTGAGCTTCCTTGAGGAGCTTTCCTCGAAGCATCACGTACTTTTCGGGCTTGATGCCTTGCTTTATCTTCGCGAGTTTAACAGCTTGGGACCATTTAGTGAGAGACATCTCTTCTTATATTACATTTACATTTTCTTAATGAGCTTCTTGTACGCCGAGGTACCAGCCTTTGGCTGAAGCTTGAAGCCACTCTTCTTTGGCTTGAAAACCTTCACCATAGCCTTCTTGCCTTCCTCTTCCATGCGTTCGAGCGCGGCCTTAGACGCAGCCTTGCTCTTGATGGCACCGTACTTGTCTTGGAACAAGTCCTTCTTGGTCAAACCACCAGTCGTCTTTTCCGCGGTACCGTGGAACACTTCAGCTCGGGATCCAAAAGTCTTCATTGTATATACACTATACCCTGAAAATATTTCTAATCTCACCGATCGAAAGACCTTCTGAACGACCTGGTAACTGTGTTTTGAGTGAATCGTCCCCTAACACCTCCGCATACTCATGGGATTTCCTGACCTGAAGCGCGACTATGGATTCTTCGACGCTCGGGAACGCTGTGTCGCCCGTGTACACGAGCTTCTTCACGTAGACTTCGCGCGTCTGTCCGGATCTGTGACACCGACCGATCGCCTGGAGTTCTGTACCAGGGTTCCACGAAGGACTCGTGATGTATACACGAGACGCACACTGAATATTGAGACCCTGTCCACCCGCCTTGACCTGGATGAGGAAAACACTGTTCTGTGGAGCGCGGTTGAATTCGGCGAGTTGTGACTCACGGCGTTCCTTAGAACACGAACCGTCTATGCGAAACACGGGGCACTCAAGCTTTTGTTGGATGTAGTTCATCTCACCCATGAATTGACAAAACACGAGTGTCTTCTCGTCAGGGTGCTGACTGATGAGTTCAAATAGGGTTTCCATCTTCTTGGATCGCCCCGTCCACGGTTCCATCTCTTCATCGAGCTTTTTAGACATGCCGTCCAAGTACAATTGAGGCCAAATCATGGCTTGGCGCGCTCTGAGAAAACACTCGAGAATGTCCATGTTATACATGGATGCGTTTCCGTGTGTGCTCGCCCTTTTCATCATATCACGAATCATCTCCTGTGCCTCGGAGAAAGCCTGTTTGTAGATGGTCTTCTCTTCTGGGTACATATCCAGTTCGACGTTCTCGAAGTGACACTCCGGAATGTCGCGTTTGTTCTTGGTTCTACGAAGAATGAACTTCGTTCGAACTGCGTCCAAGTTACACTGTACGTCAATGCGGTCTATGCCTATGAAGGCACAGAGTGAAACGAAATCGTCCACGTTGTTAAACACGGGTGTACCGGTCACGATCCATCTATAATGGGCTCCGAGTTGCATGGCCGACTTGAAACGTTTGGAACGTCTGTTTCGGATTTCGTGTGCTTCATCGAGTATGATTCGTCCCCATCTCACTTTGTGTATCAAAGGGTCGTCTTCAGTCAAGAGACTGTATGGACACACGGTCACGTCGTGCTTCGTAAAATCTGTGTGGTCTTTAGTTCGGTTCAATCCATCATACACAAACACACTGAGATGTGGAGCGAATTTGTGTATCTCGTTTTTCCATTGGGTCACGATAGATTTGGGTACGATGACGAGTGTGTTTGAAACACGGTTTCGGGTAATCACGGTGATGAGTTGTGCAGTCTTACCGAGTCCCATCTCATCACAGAGAAATCCACCCTTCGGTCCCGTCTCGGCGCACTCACGCTCGAGCATCCAGTTTACACCCTCTATCTGATGGTTGTATAGTTCCATGTTTGTGTTTGATTTAGACATGGTTTGTGCTTACTTAGGTACTGTGTTTGATTTAGACATAGCTCGTGGATATAAATTTAAAGTAACACCATACTTTTTAGAATTTTAAAAACAAAAATAAAAAAAATATTTTTTTGAAAACTTTTTTTAGAAAAAAGAAATGTAAAAAATAATTTTTTTTCTAAAAATTTTTGGAGTCCCAAAAAAATTTATCTCGTTTTAATATATTTTTATACATATTTTAATGGGTAAAATCCCTATTCAGAAATCTTCCATTTGAACTTTAATTTGGTGGTCTCGTAATCCTCACCGGGTTCACATCCAACTTTTTGTGTCCATCCATCGACACGCAATGGTCCAGACTTAGAGTCACCATCACTCGTTGGAAGTCCATTCTTAGTTCCCTTGAATTCGTAAGTCAAATCGGTGATGATCGCGTTGCTCGCCTTCACACATTTCCATTGATCTTCGGCTTTTATTTCGACTTCACCATTCGTGTCTAGTGGAGATCCCACAGATACCTCATTTTCATACACGGGGTCACTGCACCCACAGTCTTTGTATACACCCAAACTCATCGGTTTCTCCGAAAGATTTACTGGTGTGACTTGTTCTTTAGCGGTAGCCAACACGGTTTCGGTATCCATGTTCGTGACCACCATATCTTTTATGATTGGACCAGCTGTTTCCTTTTTGGGTAAGTTCTTTACCGCACCCGAAACCGCGCTGACACCTTTTGCTGTGGTCCACATAGATGACAAACACGAGCACAGACAACACAGACCCAGTATAACAAAGAAGCTCGTGAAAAATCCCATACCTTTCTTTACAACTACGGTACCTTGTGTGGGTGAGTTCATATTATTATACGTGTATATAATAATATGAAATCTGTTGTGTTTACGTACGGTAGGTTCAATCCACCTCACCTGGGTCACAAAATGATGATAAAGGAAATCATCAAAATGGCGAAACGCGAAAAAAAGACACCTATCGTAGTCGTGTCCCATAGCACAGGAAACAACAAGAATCCCATGACAGTAGCATCAAAGATACGTATAATAAAGACGTGGTTTCCTAAACTAGATGTTATATCTTCATCAAAGGAACAAAGTATAGCCAAGATTTCAAAGACATTCAAAGATGATTCAATTATGGTCATAGGACAGAATCGCAAAAACAGTTTCAAATTTTTGCCATTCAAGAAAGTGTCCATAAACAGACCTAATTATGCACCCTCTGCGACCGCCGCTCGAACCGCGGCAAGTGCAAAGAATGCGAAAACATTCAAAAAATTGACGGGGTACAATATACCTCCATCACTCACTCGTCTCTATACTCGTCGTCGGAGTCAGACTTAATTTCACATGGCGGTGGAGGTCCATCTTCCTTTTTCTTTCTGGGTCCACGTGTTTTCTTTACCGGTTCTTCTATCCCATGTTCCCTGTGATACAAGACCTTTTGCCAAAACTCTTCCATGACCGGAAAGTACTTTTCAAACCATCCGCGATCGCGTTTCACATTGACGACCACAAACTCTTCCGGTTTTGGCCAGTTAAAATCTGCGTTCTTATATTGGATGAAATCGCACTCTTCTAAGTCAAGTACCTCCATACATAACTGCAATTGAGGCATATAATGACGCGGAACTTCTGGTAAAATTTCACGGGACATGGGACACTTGATTTCTACGAGCTTTCCACTCTCCGTGATACCATCGGGTGAACCACCGAGCCACGGGTGTTTTGGGTGCGGTTCGAGGCCAATCTCGTGTACGACCTCATTGTGTCTCTGTTCGTATAGAATGCGCGCTTCGTCTTCGTATTTGTTACCGTGTTCGGTGGCTGCATTCCCCGTGAAGGGTTTTCCTTTGCCACATTTTTTGAGGAGAAGATCGAATGGTTTTTCGTATTTGTTTTCGCCTATGGCAGTGGCACAGTCACTCGCTGTGAGCATGTTTTTTCTCAAGTCGAGCCATTCTTGCGACCTCTGTTCCGCATAAGTCTTTTTAATGAGCCTCGCGACGTTTGGGTGCATCCTAATGTGTATTACAACCTACTTTTTAAGCGACTGATTCTGTGACGTAATATTCTAGACGTACCATCACACGGTGCACCCAGTCTCTTACACTCATCTATTAATGCCTCCTTTGAATATTGTGTAGGAGTCTTTGAGTGTCTAAAAAACAAACTGACCGCTATAAATATTACGGGGATATTCATCGTTTGTTACAAATTGGATAGAAAAAATATTTCGCGGCGTTTTGTTCGGCTTGCTTTTTATTCTTTGCAAATCCGCGACCCAAAATCACGTCATTCACGTACACGTCTACACAAAACATGCCGTTATCATGAGATATGACACGGTAATCTGGTAACGGGTGTCCATGTGTTTGACAATACCGCATTAAGTGGTCCTTGTAGTTATCATCCACCATGATAGCGCGCATGTCTACGAGTTCCGGATTTTCATAAATATTCAAAATAAATCGTTTCGCGTGTAACAAACCTAGGTCCATGTAAATAGCCCCGATGAACGCTTCAAACACATCTTCAAGAATTTTTGGATTTTTGAACCATTCGTTACGCATACCCTTCTCGTCCATCTGAATCCATTTGTACATCTCCAACTTCATGGCAATCTTCGCGAGTGTTTCTCCACGCACGAGCTTTGTTCTCGCCTTCGTAAGAAAACCCTCTTTCTGTTTTTCATACCTGTCAAACAGAAACTTTGTGATGACAAAACCTAACACGGAATCACCAATGAATTCTAAAGTCTCAAACGATTCTAAGTTTTCATTCTCCTTTATAGCGGATTTATGAGTAAAAGCTTTTTGGTACAAATCTATCTTAGATATCTTTGTACCAACAAGGATTTCGACCGATTCCCTATCGATAATCATTTATTGTTTTTTATGATGTATTTTTTAAGCCTTTTGTTCAACCTTGGTGTAGTGTGGGCTCAAGTACTTTTGCAAGTTCAAGAACGTGATTTGCGTGTCCGCAGGTGGTTGAAGAAGATCACGGAGCTTGTCGTCAAGAACAAGAACGCGACCGTTGTCTGGGTGCTTGAGACCCTTTTCAGTAACGTACGCGTTAATCGCGCGGGTAACGAAGCTACGGGAGACGAGCTTATCGGCTTCGACTCCGAGAAACTCAGCGAGCTTTGGAGAGATGGCTTGTTCGCGGTTGAAGCCGTTGTTCTTCGCACGGGAAGCAGCTTTGGTTCCGTCTGGGTCGTCTTGCTTGGCCTTGATCTTACGAACGATCTTGGTCAAGGACTTGACGTCGTTGCGGAGGGCGGCAATTTCGGTGAGGACAGTTTCAAGAGACATCTTGTTATGTCTTACTTAGGTATCACATCTTTAAGCTTGTTGCTACGAGTGTTAACAACACAACAACAACTAGTAATATCATAGGTGTTTTCAAGTCCGTTTCAGGAATCATGTGCCCCTTTCCGTATGTCTTTACACACCCACCCACACAGCACTCTGGATTTGTACATGGGAATATGTACCCACTCGCCTTCACACCACATATCTGTTTCGTTTCATCTTCAATGTAAGAGTAGCATCTACACTCACTGCAAGACTTCATAATATTATGTGATATATTAATAAGATGGATGAGACGGAATACTCTCCGGGTGTCATAAGCAGGTTCAGGAAAAAGAAGCTGTTTTTCAACGACCCCGTTCTGAAAAAATTCTATGACGCAGACAACGTCACCAAGTTCAGAGCGAGACTTCACCGCGTTCACAAAGACGCAGATTTCAAAGATTTTGCGGGTGTCATCATCACTGACGCTATACGATATGAACTCTATACCGTGATAGATGAGCTCACTGAGTTTATGAACCCAATGGGTGACTTAATACTCTCAGGTGGTGATGCAGTCAATTCATACCTCGAACCAAAGGATCGGATCATGACACTCGACATAGACACGAAGTTTGTACCCAGATTCAAACCAGACGAAAAGTTTTTCGGAAAGCTTCAGGCTGTCAAACTCTTGTTGTGGAACAAACTCGGTGAGATAGCGAAGCGTATAAACACGCGTTTCGCCAAGATATGTTACGATAGACGAGGCAAACCAGGCAAGTTCATTGGTTTTGGATATGGAAACACTGGTCCATACGTCACACGAAGATACTCACTGATCCCAAAAAAGAAGGGTTCTTCGAAAGGCCCAGATACGCTCGCAGACATAGAACTGTTTACACTGGACATGAAAATCCGCCTGTTTTCGCCAAAGACCGGGAGAATCGAAGACGTAAACATAGGTGGTATGCTCGACATAGCTTTCATGCGCCCGAATGAATTTGGTTTCGACGTGGGTGATGAGCGTGTTCAAGCGTTCGACATATTCAAAATCACGGGTAAGTACGTCATCGGTAAGTTCGATAACATTAAATTGGCCTCCAAAAAGTTCTTGATTGAAGACGCGTACACCATGCAAAAGCTCGGTCTTCGCCCCCCAGAAAAGAGAGAAAAGGACAGAAACAGGATGATTAAACTCGCGAAGCTCGTGACCCGAAAGAGGATTCTTCCAAACGATTCGATGGAGACCATCATGAAAAAGGTGGGCATACCACTCAGCAAGAAGCCTAAGGTCCACAAGACTTTCAAGAAAGTTGGTGTTAAACAGGCGACAAAGATAAATCCAAGAAAGTATGAAAAGTTTACTACTACACCAGACCCAGATAAGCTATCAAAACAATACGTATTTGGGTTGAAGGCATCACAAAATGTTGGTAATATTTCGGGGTACTCCAGGACACACGGAAACATGCGATTTAACACAGAAAAACTCGATTGGGTCGAGAACAAATCAAACTCATACGTTAAAAACGAATTTAACTATAGACCAAAACGCCCCCTTCCACTTCCACCAAAGCTTAAGATGGAAGAAACATTGTACGGTTTCAAACCAGTGCGTGATTCCTGGGTCCCCAGACAAGTCTTACGTAAATCAGCCACTATACCATTTGTAGGGGTTAAAGATTTGAACCATATATGACCTATAAAATGATTTACGGTTCCCTCTCCAAAGGCGAAGACGGTCTCTACCACGTGAGCGCACTCACAGAAGAAAAGAAGCGCTGTTACGTTCAGGTGAAGAATGCGAAGGTCGTTGATGTAGACACGGACGTCACCTTCGACCTCTCCAACGCGAGTGGTGTCGAAAAGGTCGAAGCCATTCACACCAAGAATGTAGAATCGGCCATCGAAAACAGCAAGACTTGGTTCGGTAAGCAACTTCCAGAACAAACCATCAACAAGGTTTACACGAAGGAAGACACCCTTTCTGCGGATCGCATCAGCGCTACCAAGGTTTTCGATGCGAAGAAGGAGCTCGTCGACTTCGAGGTGTTGACTCCAGGCACGGAGTGCTCGGTCATGCTCGAATACGCGGGTCTTTGGTTCGCGAAGAAGGCGTTTGGTCCAACATGGAACCTCGTTCAGGTGAAGCTCAACCCAGTTCCAGAGCCAACTCCAGAACCAGAGCCAGAACCCGAGGTTGTCCCAGAACCAGAACCAGAAATCGAGGCGTACCCAGATGACTATGTGATTGAAGACGATGAATAAAAAAATTGTTTCTATATATAAAAGATGAAGATGAAGATGAAAAAGGTCACGCCCCGCCAGGCGCTCATCGCCCTCGCCATCGCGGCCGTTATCTACCTCATGGTCGTGAACAACCGTTCCACCTACAGCGTTAAGGATCAAGAATACGCCATGATCGGCGGCATCGATGCCGTCGGTCCATCCGCGGAAGCCGGCGTTGGCTGTGAAATGAAGGCGGGTACCGGCCTCGCGTCTTCTTTGTTGCCACGTGAAGTCGCGCCTCAGGAGGATTTCGGTGAGTTTGCTCCAGATGACATTCTCTCCGGCCAAAACTTCCTTGAACCACGCCAACAAATTGGCTTCCCAGAAACCATCGGTGGTGCCCTTCGCAACGCGAACCAACAAATCCGCGCGGACCCACCAAATCCAAAGGATGCTTTCGTGTGGAACAACTCCACCATCGCCCCAGACACCATGCAACGTGGTTTGTGCGCGTAAACTTAAAGAAATAAGGTATTAGGTATATATAAAATGTCTCAAGTTCCATCAGACGAACTCTCAAACAGCGTCTCTAAGTTGGTTGAATTAAACAAGCAAATTACAGAAGCCCGAGAAGATATTAAGATCCTCGTTCAGGCCGAAAAGTCCCTCAAATTGCAAGTAAAGAAGCTCATGATGGATAACGGTCTAGACGCCATTAACCTCAAGAAGGGGAAGATTTCCGTTCGTAAAAGCGCCAGAAAGACTGGTCTCAACAAGACCACCGTCATGGAAGGTCTAGTGAACTACTTCAAAGGTAACGAACAACAAGCCGAAAGTGTGTTAAAGGCTATACTCGATAACCTACCAGTAAAGGAATCTACCTCACTTTCCCTCACTGGAATCAAGGATCGAAAGTAATGGTGTGGAACGAATACGCCCACGCGGCGGAACGTATGAGTGATAATGAATACAGCGATGACGATGAATACGAAATTCAAATGAATAAACCTCTTCACATCGACGATTGGGGAGGTCATTTCGACGATGATCTTTGGTGGATGTGGAATCTACTCAAGACATACCTTCACGACAGGTATCTAGAACACCATATTCTGAAAGATGCCAAGTACCACGATTTTATCGAATTTTGTTACCGTTTTTCAGATGATAGAGCCATAGAATTATAATATGATATAATATAAACATGCTTCCAGATATCACTTCCCAAAAAGTTGCCATCCCAGCTGCCCTCTTCCTCGCGCTTAGCCCAGGTATCATTCTCAGAACCGATGGCACCAGCATCAAGTTCCGCAACGGTCTCACCGGTCGCACCGCGGTCTTGTTCCACGCCCTTGTGTTCTTCCTCGTGTACTCGATGATCGCGAAGGCTATGGGTCTCGTTCTCACCAAGACCGACCTCATCGTGACCACCACTTTGTTCTTGGTCTTGAGCCCAGGTATGTTGCTCACTTTGCCACCAGGCTCCAAGGGTGTCTTCACCTCCGGACAAACCAGCCCAGCGGCTGCCCTCGTCCACGCCGTCGTTTTCGCGCTCGTGTTCGCTCTTTTGAGAAAGCAATTTCCTAAGTACTATTAGGTGACCATCCATGAAATATTTGGCGATAGGTCCGGGTGCGATGGGCATCTTCGCGATGCTCGGACACCTGAAGACCATAGAAGATAAATTGGTCGACATTCAAGAAATTTCAGGCGCTTCGGCGGGTTCCATACTCGCTTTAATGTTAGCGCTCGGAAAGAGTGTCGACGACATCATAGATACATCATTACGGTTGAACATTTCAGATTTAGTGAAATTGAATTTGAAATGTTTTTTACACAAATTTGGTCTCGTGGACCTTGAGCCCATGAGAAGGAAGCTCATAGAGATATGTGGGTGTGATCCCACGTTTAGTCAACTCAGTAAGAAGATACATGTGTCCGCATTTTGTGTGAACACGAGCACGACGGATTACTTTTCGGTCGATACACACCCCGACATGAAAGTGATCGACGCCGTGTGTATGAGCATCGCCATTCCATTCGTGTTTTCGTCCAGAAAATACATGGATAAGACGTACGTCGATGGCGGTACAGTAGAATCTTTACCACTCGCACCGTTTTTAGATAAACCACCACACGATGTCCATTGTATACAGATAAAGTGTAAGACGAAATACATAGAAACCATAGATAATCCACGCGCTTTCGCGGAAGCGCTCATCATGGCGAATTTAAACAACAGATACGACTACACACTCACGTACCAGGTGAACAAAATAATAGACGTAGATGACATGGATATATTTGATTTCAATATGTGTTACGAGGACAAGATACGAATGTACTTAATGGGTACTTCGTAATTTTTTGTTGGTTTATATCAATATGGACGCGTGCGATCCGAGGATTGACATAAAAAATCTAAAAAAGCTCGTGAAGCAAAACACGGGTGCAGAGCTCAACCTCACACGAGAGCAAATTTGCAATGCGTACTCCGCCATCCAGGAGGATAAACTCCCTCTCCCGCCTTTGGTTCTGTCTAAAGATGGCATGTACATGATCGACAGAAAGTCACCTTTGAGCACGAAAGATTTCGAAACCTTGTTTAGCTCTTCGTCTACGTCGTCCCAGCTTAAACGCGTCGCGCGCAAAGTTGGTTTATCTAAGTTCGATAAGATGACGAAGGATGACATAATAGAATCCATCGAAGGTATTTTGAAGTCTAAAAAGATTCACGAGCCCATCAAACTCCACGTTAGACCACCCACGAGGTCTACGCGCCGGGTTTCCGTCAATACCAACAACAATTACCCAAATAACCTGAACGTGAACAACGTCAACAATAACGGTGTTCGTAACAACAACAACAATAACGGCGTTCGTAACAACAACAATAAAAGTGTTCGTAACAACAATAACGAAAACAAGACGCTCAGTAACATTTCCCGTGAATCCCAGTCTCTTGGTAACCGAAACCAAAACGGGAACCGAAACCAAAACGGGAACGGGAACGGGAACCGAAACCAAAACAGGAACCGAAACGGGAACGGGAACAGAAACACCGAACCAAGAAAAACTGGGAGTTATTACGAAGCCGCGGTTCGTGAACGCGCGCGTGAAAACAACGCGGCCAGACGCGGGAGAGAAAATAACCGATTCAAGACGCTCGTGGGTGCGCTCGGTAGAAACCGGAGACCGAACGCGAATAACCGACTCGCACAAATGATGAAACGCGCGGGTCCCGCGACTAAAAGCGCCGAAGAACTCAAGCGCGAGACGATCGAAAAATTAGTCAAGTTTCAAGCCGAAAAGGCAAAACGCTTGTCTAGTGATATGGGTGTGAGAAACGAGTTCCTTAAGAAAACTGCGAAACACATCCAAAATGTGAAAAACGGTACCGTGTATAACTCGCAAGCGAAGGCGGCCATATCTAGTAATTTCAATTCTTTCGAACATCGAATACTCAGTAAAAAGAGTGAAGCCGAGAGACTAGAAAAAATCAAAGAAGTGTACGTAAATGCTATAAAAAATGAAGAGATCAAACGTGCATCCAACGAACAGTTTCAAAAGTATGGAGAAAGTGCACTCGCTACACTCAAAAAACTCATGAACATAGACAAAGAGGTTAGCTCGGGTAAAATAAGCAACGCCTCAAAGAAAGAGTATTTAAACGAGTTCAGTAAAAAGAGTTCCAACAACATAAACAAAATTAACTTGAATACGGAACTCGCTAAGATTAATCAAATGAAAACAAAAAATGGCGAGGGCGCGACTAATCAAGTGGAAAAATTGAAAAACCAGCTAACCAAGGCGGAAAAAAATAAAAATGAACTCACAACTAAAATACAAAATTTAGAGAACCAATTGAGTAAATCTGGTCTTTCAAACGCTGAGAGAAATGCTTTGGAGAAAGAGCGCAATAATTTGAAACAACGTGTTAGTCGAAACACTGAAAACATGAATAGAATGCGCGAAGAAATGGGTAACCTTAAAACTACTATGAATACTAAAAATAGAAACATAGAAAAGCTTAAAAATGAACTTGCACGATCAACGAGCCCTAATGTAAGAAATAAACTTCAATCAAACCTAAATAAAGCCACCGAAAATTACGAAAAATTGAAAATTGAGAAAAATAGAAAAAATGCAATTTATCAAAAACTGCGCCAAGAAAAACTTAACGCAAATAAAGACGTTGAAAATTTGAAACAAAGGATTAGTCGAAACACTGAAAACATGAATAGAATGCGCGAAGAAATGGGTAATCTTAAAACTACTATGAATACTAAAAATAGAAACATAGAAAAGCTTAAAAATGAACTTGCACGATCAACGAGCCCTAATGTAAGAAATAAACTTAAAGCAAACCTAAATAAAGCCACCAAAAATTACCAAAAATTACAAAATGAGAAAAAAATAAAAAATGCAAACTATCAAAAACTGCGCCAAGAAAAACTTAACGCAAATAAACAACTTGAAAAGGCACTTGGTAACAAGGCGGAGGCGAACGCTGCGAGAAACGCGGCTCAAGCTGAAGCTCAACAAAGTGCAGAAGCTGCAGCAGCAGCGAATGCTGCGAGAAACGCGGCTCAAGCTGAAGCTCAACAAAGTGCAGAAGCTGCGGCCGCTGCAAACGCCAAAGCAAACGAAATTTCAGAAAAACTTGCACAAGCAAATTTAAATAAGGCTGAAATGAACACTCTCATAAAGGAAAAGAATGCACTCCTAGAAACGAGACAACAAGAATTGCAAAGTCAAATAAACATCTATAAAACACAAGCAAATAAAATAATACGTAGCGGCGCTACCAGAGAAGCCGACCAGAGAAAAAGAATCGAGGCTTTAGAAACTAACCGAAACAGATGGCAGGCTGACTCTAATGAAAAAACCGAAAAACTTAAGCTCGCCACACAACGAATCGCCGTGAAAAATGCAAACTTGGTCAAAAAGGCGGATGAAATTACACGAATCCAATTAAATATAGCGAGGCTTCAAAAAGAAATGAAAAACGCTAAGACTGCGTCTAACGCCGAAAAGGCCGTTCTCGAAAAGAAGTACAATGAAGAAACAAAAAAATTAAAAACCCAACTTGGAGAAACTCAAACCGCGGTGAATTCAGTTACCAAAGAATTAGAAAAAGTTACATCTAACAAAAGTAAACTAATTAGTGAACTTAAAGATAGAAGCACCACTTTGGCCCAGACTCAAGCCGAATTGAATAAAACAATGAGAATTGTGAAAAGTCTCCAAACAAACCTCCAAAAATCCAAAGTGGTCGGCAAGTGGCAAGGTACCGCTGTTCGCGGACTCGGTACACAATTGAGAAACACCCGAACCAACCTTAATAAAGCCAAAAAAGAAATCGGCGTCGCGCGGGGTGTTGTGACTGGACTCCAACGCCAGAGACAGAATCTTCAGGGACAAAGAAACACACTTTCCAGCAAACTCGCACAGGTCAGAGGTCAGAGACAGAATCTCCGGCGTAGAAACGCCGCATCACAAAATGTCATAACTGGTCTCACAAAACAAAGACAGAATCTTCAGGGACAAAGAAACACGTTGTCCAAAACGCTCGCACAAGTTCGAGGTCAAAGACAGAATCTCCGGCGTAGAAACGCCGTATCACAAAAGGTCATAACTGGTCTCACAAAACAAAGACAGAATGCACAAAGAGGTATAAATGCACTCAGAGCTCAGACTAGAAATTTAGAACAAAAGCGTCTCGCAGCAAACAGAGCCACTAATAACACGTTTAATGCGAGTGCTGCGTTTAACCGTCAAATGAAAGGCGTGGCCGCTAGACAGAGTTGGAAATCTTTGAAGCCCAAAGCTACGATGATAGGTGCCTCTCAGTTAGGTGTAGGCAAAGCACTCAGAGCAAAGCTTCTAAAAAATATAGATACGACCAATATTAATGGTAAATTGGTTATGAGAAGCGAAAGAGATGCATTAATAAAAGAGGTGAAAGATCCAAAGACTGGACTAAATAGACTCAGAGATATAGAAAAAAATATAAATAATACAATTTTAAGTAGAAGGCGTATGAATGAAGTGTTGAAAAAACGGGGTACTAGTGTAATCAGGTGATTATAATCTAACCCATAGTATATGTCCACCTACGCCCAAGAACCCTGTGAATTCATTTACCGTGTCTCTTCCTTAGAAAAGGTCGTCGATGGAGACACGATAGATGTCACCATCGATCTCGGTTTCGATGTCTGTACCAAGCAACGCGTGCGTTTGCTCGGCATCGATACCCCAGAGTCGCGTACCTCTGATAAAGAAGAAAAGGTTTTCGGTCTCCTCTCCAAGAAGAAGCTCAAGGAATGGTGTCTCAAAGCCGTAGAATCTGAGAAGGATGATATCGAGATCCAACTCAGATGCCCGGAAAGGGATTCCAGAGGGAAGTTTGGTCGCATTTTGGCAGAAGTGTGGGTGTCTGAAGACGGACAATGGACGAACGTCAATAAGTGGATGTGTGATGAAGGCTATGCCGTGCCTTACGTAGGACAAAACAAGGCGGATGTAGAGGCGCTTCACATGGCGAACCGCGAAAAGTTGCGCGCTAGGGGTGATATTTAGATTCGCGGACCCACAGGTTACAAATCCACTTTTCGCCACTCTTTACGGGCTCGCCACCATGTAACGCCTTTTTATTGACGCGGCCCCACGTGTCTAAAGTATCAAATAAAAGTGCGTCACCCTTGTGTAGCCTATAAGATTTATTTAATACCGGAAACGATGTTTTTCCACCTTCATACTCATCATTCAAGGCGAGTATGAATGTGTACTTTCTTTTATTCGCATGTTCCATGTTTGCATCTTGGTGAGGGTTATAAAAACCACCCGGTTTGTACCGAAGGACTTGGAGACTCTCACAATTATCACAATCTTCCATGCCCACGTGTTTTAAGCACCTGTGTGCTATGTCGTGTATTCTCTCATCATCGAATCCCAACCACGCCGTTTCACTCTTTCGTACCTGGTAATCTATGTTTCTGTCATCAGATACTGTAGACACTTTGAGTTCCGGTTCAGCCTTCGATTTTATGTATTCACAGTCGTCGTCAGTCAACACACATTCTATGATCCTTGGGTTGTTATATTTTGGTCTTAATAGTAGTATCACTAACAATATTATTAATATGATGAGCATCATCTAATATCTACCGAGAAATATATAACGAGGCACTTGACACGTGTATCTGCTTCGTATTCCGTTTATCACGGAGTTCGTGTACTTAGCGAGTTCGTACGCCGTATCTAACACGTATTGTTCCTTGCCCGGATCTATCATCCATTGTCTCAATAAATCACCACCCGTATCGGCAAACATCTGATAGATGTCACGTATATCCCCGATCTTATCGTTGTACTTGTCTCGTCTCTGAAGTTCCTTTTTGAGTTCATCATCGGAGATTTGATTCATGAGGTAACCTATTCTAAGGTTAAGATTGTCCCTGTACATGAATCCGTATTTATACGCCAACTGATACTCCACAGTTCCCACCGCTGTATTGAGTGCCAATATCTCGGATGACGCCGCATTATCCAAAAGTTCTCTGAATGTTGGTCGCCCACCACACGGAATGTCTCCGTGTTCCCGCGTTCTCGATTTGAACTCAAAATAGTGTGGATTGTGTATGCGTCCCTTCTCTATGGCTCCAGTTCTCCAATCAAATGCCGTTTGGCACGTGGTACACCACATCTGCGCACACCCATCTATCTTGTGAATCATCGTGCTACACTTTGGACACGGTTTTGTGTCTCTCTTCAGAAGTTTCATGGTCTTCACGGTATCTGGATCACACGCGTGTCCTTCCGCACACTCTTCGTTACACATGTCACAAAAGGATGTTTCACAGATACCACACTTCCACATTTCGTCTAAGAATCCACGACACTCTTCTTTTGGACACCCACGCGTGAATTTGACCACTTTATCCGTAGAATCTATGGGTGTCGTGTTTAATTCGTGTAACTCCTGTTGGATTTGCTCGTACGCCCACGTCGCGAATTCGACCATTTTTAGATAACTCTCGATGTACATTCCACCCGTTTGAACGGCTATCTGATACTTACGTCTCGTGCGTAGGTACAAGTTTGATATATCCTTTTGCATGGCGTGTAATCGCCGTCGCCGAAGAATTCTTTGTACTTGCGGTTGCGTCTCTGGCATGCGACTCAGTTCGCGCTCGTACAAAATTTGTTCACGGTGTTTCTTGTACTCGTGGTTTCTAAACCTTTTGGTACAAAATGAGTCTACGAATTCGCGATTGTGTGCCTTTTTACAACTCATACAATGTGGATCTTCCGTCGTAGAAAGTAAATATGTCTGTGTACATGTTCTACACGATTCGAAATCACAGAAAGGACAACATACTTTTTTGTGATTTGTTTTGTTATAACCTTCACAACAAACACCACACGTCATCATGTACTTTTTGGTGTTCTCTTCTTTAAACTACTGGGCTTTGACGCGGGTTTTCCTTGAAGAAGGCGCTTGACTTCCGAGAAAAGCTTGACGTACACGGGCTTACCTGAATTTTTTTCGCGCGCGATGAATTGGTCGTAAATCTTGAGTTCCTTGTTGAGCGTACTCTTACCGGTATTAATCGCCTGTTTCGACTGTTTCACGAGACCATCTATTCCCTTCTTGAAACGAGGGCTCGAGGCGGAAGTTATGTTTCTGACGTCGACGAATGGGACGGGAGACATCTTACATTTTATTAAGAAATAATTTCTACAGAGATAGGTCGAATACAAATCCTCCTGTTGTGCACGTTCGCCATGCTCACAACACTCTTTTCCTTTTCCATCTCTTTGACTATGAGTTCTAATTCACTCTTGTGAATGTCGCAACGATTAAACAGGCCCATGTATATCTTATCACCGTAGACGTGCCAGCTCGTCTCGTCTTCCACGACGTTCCACATACAAGTACATTTTTTCGTAAAGTCTAAGGTTGGGTAGAATTCTTCGTCACCGTGTTCTACTCCACACTCATACAGGTCATAGGTCAACTTCACAATCTTCGCTTCGGATACATCGAGGGGTTTCTTCTTTCCCCCGATGGCTTCGGCGAACTCCTTGTACTCCCCATCTTGGAGGGAGTACTTTTCTTGGAGCTTGTCGAGAAGGCCGAGTAGATGGTGTCTGTCCATGTTGTCTTGATTTTTGATCTTTTGTGAATGACTTAGGAGTCATTCACCCATCAGATAACTAAAAGAGCGCTTGAGTTTGTTGAATGGCCACCACCACGTCATGTTAATCTTACATAAGGAAGAGATTTGATTACTTGCCAGAAGAACATGGATCTTCAAACGCTCTCCGAACAGGTGCAAGGACACGAAGTCGCTTCAAATGCTCAATTTCTTTTGAACTCGGCCTATCTTGTCTTTTTCATGCAAGCGGGTTTCGCTATGCTTTGTGCAGGTTCGGTCAGGACTAAGAATACTAAAAACATTCTTATCAAAAATGTTCTGGATGCGTGCGTCGGTGCCGTCGCGTGGTTCCTATTTGGATATGGATTCGCGTTCGGTCAGACGGAAGGTCACAAACCCAATTCTTTCATTGGCTCTGGTAACTTTGCCATGAAGGATATCTCTTCTCCGGGAGATGTCGCATTCTTTCTCTTCCAGTGGGCTTTCTCAGCCGCTGCGGCCACTATTGTTTCCGGTTCCGTCGCCGAACGCACAAAGTTCGTCGCGTATCTCGGGTATTCATTCTTTCTCACGGCGTTTGTGTACCCGTGTGTCGTCCATTGGGGATGGTCCACTGAAGGATGGCTCGGTCCGTGGAGAGAAAATGGTGCGAAACTCTTTGGTGTCGGTATGCTCGACTTTGCTGGATCTGGTATCGTACACATGGTCGGTGGTCTTTCTGGTCTCGTTGGGGCATACATGGTGGGTCCGAGAAAGGGAAGATTCTCACCGGATGGTCGTGTGAATCCTATGCCTGGACACTCCGCACCACTCGTCGTTCTAGGGACGTTCATTCTTTGGGTCGGTTGGTACGGCTTCAATCCGGGTTCTCAATTGGGACTCATGAGTGAAGACAACGCCAAGGTCATCGCGCGAACCGCTGTGACGACAACACTCGCGGCTGCATCCGGTGGTCTCACCGCGATGGCACTCAACTACAAGTCAGACAAGATTTGGGACCTCATCGCTGTGTGTAACGGTGCTTTGGCGGGTCTTGTGTCTATCACAGCTGGCTGCTCTACGACGGAACCGTGGGCGGCACTCTTGTGTGGTGCACTCGGTGCCGCGTGCATCAAATATTCGAGTGCTCTCCTCCTCAGATTGAAGATTGACGACCCACTCGAAGCTGCCCCGATGCACGGTTTCTGTGGCGCACTCGGCGTTCTTTGGGTCGGTTTCATGGCTAAGAGAGAATACGTCAACGATGTCTTCGGTATCGATGAAGCCGGTGTTTTCTACGGGGGCAGTGGTAAACTTCTCGGTGCACAAATCGTCGGTATCTTGGTCATCGCATCTTGGACGATGACGATGCTCGGCGTCTTCTTTGGAGCTTTCAAAGGTGCGAAGATGCTAAGAATTTCCGAAGAAGAAGAAGTCATCGGTCTCGATGAATCTAAGCACGGTGGCTCGGCATACGCGATTTAATGAAGTAGTTTAGAGTTATTTTTTAATAAGAATATAAGATGTCTGAAATTGAGACCTACGCCACAGAGATATATTCTCAACTGGGACCAGGATACAGTGAGAGAGTATATCACAATGCGATGGAAGTGCTTCTTCGTTCGAAGAACATTCCTTACGAATCGGAGAGAATAGTTACGATTCCATTCAATGGACACGTGATTGGAAATTTGAGGGCGGACATCATTATTAATAACGAGACCGTCCTCGAATTCAAAACGATTAAAACCTTAAATGACGCGGCTGAGATTCAGGGTCGTAACTACCTTCGCTTGACTGGGTTGAAGACTGCGTATCTGATAAACTTTCCTCCGTTTCCAGAACGTCAGTGTGAAGTTCGGCGTATCTCATTGCTAGAATAAAGGGAAACAGGCGCGCGAGGTCTTTGTAACTCTTGAGTGTTTCGTCGTAATATTTCTTAGGATCTTTCATTTCTTTGGTCAGGATTTCATTGGCTTTGTTTAGGTGAAATGTCGCTTCGTCTACACAAAACTGTTCGTACACGTTCATTATGTTTTTAGAGTACCCTTTTCTTTAAATGGTGGGTATGTACTCCCATCTTAGATCGTGGCATATCTTCTTCCATATCACATCTTGTTGGTACAGCTTCTCTTTACTTTTAAGGAGTGGAAAGTATTGAAGGTATGAGTCCTCACTCAAAAGTTCGCAAAATTTGTATAACACATAACTGTAGGAAAGGAAATTGCGCCTGTACGAAGGGCAATTATCATCGAATGGCTTTTGTATGTCCTTAAACATGATACGAAGACGTTCTTCGAGCTCTTGTGGCATCTTAGGAGGCTTGATACCGCTCAATATGTTTGTTATGTAAGGGACGTGCTCGTAATACTTATTAAGTTTGAGCTTTTTAAGGAGACTTCTTACTCGGGCGTGTGTGATCTCTTCGAGTGACTTTATCTTAATCTTCTTGAGTTCACTCCGCAGTTGTTCTATGACCTCTTGTGGTATGTTCGTGGTCTCTTGTGCTTGAAACTGTGATAACCATTCGTTAAAGTGATTCTCACGCTTGTAAGAATAATTCACGATCTTTTCCGATGTCTCTTGCTCTTCGCGATAGGTTAATTCTTCGCTGATGAGAGTGGCTAAAATGAGACCGCAGTTATCACACACGAGTTCACTCGTATCGGCAAAATGGAATATGTTACTATCGGGACAGGTGGGACATGTGTCCACCCTCTTCTCAACTTTCTTCTCTACAGTCATGTTTTCTACGTCTGCTAGGTATTCATTAAATATGTCCTTTCTCTGTAGACCAGACGTTTCTTTACAATTAAAGATATTGTCTGTACTAACTTCTACATCTATGTCTTCCGTGTATTGTTTCATGTAAGGCATACACTTTATTAGATACTCGGACATGTCTCGCTCGTATTCCGAACGGTTTTGGGGGTCATCGTCAATAGACTGTTTCCATGCGTCTATTTTGTTGTTATATCTACTTAAAAAATTTCCCTCCATAAATTAATTAGAATGCTACGCAATCTTTTAACTAGCGTAATCATATGGGTTTATGATGTTTACAAAAATTTTGTTTCCATACCCGATTATCGCATTCAACGCGCAGCGATGGAATATTTTACGGATAACGACAAAGAATTTGAGACAGACGGTGAATTCTGGGAAGGAGAATCTAAAAAGTGGGACGGGTTGTTTGATGAACACTACGTTGAATCACAGGAGCTAAAGTACAGGAAAGAAACCCTCCCTGCAAACGTGAAAAAGGTGATCATTCGGGTCAAATACTGGTACAATGACAAGTTGTACAAGTACTTGACGTACAAAACACAACACGAGTGGCCACCACCCAGTGAACCTGGTATGGTGTTTAGTATTCCGCTCGTATCGGCACACCTCGTGGACATTGACGATAAGCCAGTCAAGGATATTTTAGGTAAGATAAAACGGTACGCGGGGCCGAGAGGTGATTTTCATGGAGAAAAGGTTCGCATACGTGACATGCTTTACTACGACGAGGAAACACTCGCAACCATGTATCCAAACATTCGTTTGAAGAACGTATTTGGGAAGACCAAAACAGTCAGTACACTCGATGGATACGTTACTGATCTTCGAGTTCTTTAGTGGCGAGATAGAACTTCAAATCACCTAGATTTGCGACGTTGTACTTCAATATGAGGAATCGGTTATTATCCTCTTGCATGATTTGCACGGTAGAACACATACTCGTCGCTTTAGTGAAAATGTTCATGTACCGAAGGGAATACGTACCGCATATACGCGGGCTCTCTTCCGTACATTGAATCTCCGTCTCCTGATTGGCGAAATCACCCTCACACTTTAAACGGAGAACCTTACCATCCCGTGTAATTTCTATATCACCCCCGATGTTATACATGTCGCGACAAATTCGTTGAAAATCTATGGAAGGCATAGGAGTCACGGTAGTCATGTTCATATCCGGAACTTCGATTTGGTTTTCGTTGATGTCGAGAAGCTTGAGTGCAAACTTAGTCGATGTCTTCTTGGTTTCACTGTGAATTTCAATGTTCATGAATTCTCGACAATCGATGCTAATCACGAGAACGTCGTTATTCGTGATAGATTTGAGAAGCTTGAACGTATTAGACACGTTGATGCCGGCAACGATCTCGTTCTCACACTCGTACTCTTCGAAATTATCCGATGAGAGAAACATGTCTACTAATGATGTTCGTGCAGTATCGAGCGTCGTGATGTACACACCACTTGGTTTGAAATAGACATTTACATCATTGAGTATATCTTTTAGTACCTCGAAAGTGGATTTTATAGCACTCGCCTGTATCGTAGCGAGCTTCATGCCTAAACTAACGTTTATTTCTTTATGCCTGTGTTATAGGCTTGGGACACGTCACGACTTATTTTTTCCTCGAGTTCAGGTGTCATCGCGGGTTGGAGCGCGCGTCCGTAATCATCCAAACTAAAAATATCGGAATTGGATTCACCATCGAATGTGGTCATGGAACACCCACCGAAACCACACGTACCTATGTCTTCCACAGGGAGAAGCGATTCCAACCAATTTCGTATCTCGTTCCCCACGAGTAATTTTCCATTCTTGGTGAGCATCGTAGGGACGCGGTTTATCTTGTGTGCGTACTGAGGAGGGATACCCTTGAGATTCACGTTGTGGTAACTCACCAACTGCGCCAACTGTGGGTGTCTCTTGATGTAGTCGATGATATCTAGACTGTGACTACACTTTGGACTGTATATCAGAAGCGACATCTATTAAATTATAAGACTAAAAACTTTAACTCAAACGAGCGCATTCTAAAAAAATATGAATACATCGTATAATGAAGAAAAAGGTTATCATCCCCATAAGGTCCAACGGTAAACTCAGTGAACATGGATATCACGATGTTCGCGATAAATCGGAACTCGCGAGACACCGCGCGTTGGCGAAGGTCATTCGCGCTGGCGAACCACCACTCGGTCTATTTAGACGTTTGAATGTCTTGATGATACTGTTTAGAACCACGGATCCTAAACTCTCAAAAATTTTTAAGGCTGACAGAAATTGGGTGAAATCCAAATACATGTAATCGAAAAAAAAATATTTTTTTCAAAACTTTTTTTAGAAAAAAAGAAATAAAAAAAATATTTTTTTTTCTTAAAAATTTTGTGAACATATATTAATGCGGATACTGTATTTAGTACTGTTGATTCTACTCATACTCTTTTTGATGTCCAGGACGGAGAGGTTCTCCACTAAGACGAAAACGTCGGACATAGACGAAAACGTCCTCGACCTCACGGAGTACAGACGCGTCGAAAACGTCAAAGTGTCTAACGATGTCATGGAAAAGATTGTACTCGCGGTAAACAAGCGTGTTCAAGAGATCACAGGTCTCTGTACTTACATCGTGCAGACTACTGAGGTCAGGAAGTTCACACACGACGAGACGCGAGATGAAGTCTACAGGTGTAACTTCATGGTCGTGAAACACGGAGGTTTCCCATACGCGTTCGCTGTTTCGTCGGATGTGCGCATCATGGATGACCCACACAGTGTGAACTGGAATGACATGAACATGCAAGCGACGCTTCGTACTTTGGGTGTAGATGACCCAGACTTGGGTGACCTCACGGATGTTCCCATCGAATTCATTGACGAAGAGACAGGCAAGGTCGACACGACCAAGCTCATCATCGCCAAGTACATGAGTGAAGTGAGCAGAACAAACCCAGTGGTCGTCGTCATCTCTCTTAGAACGCAACCACTCGATGTCGATAAGCCCTCGAACACCAAGATGTTTACCACAGACAAGGACATCCGTGAATTTGAGGACTTTTCCAAAGTACGAGAAAACGAACTCAAATTCGTGAGAAACACACCACTCATAGAGAAGGTCATACCAACCACCGAAGAGATGTATGGCCGCCCCAAATTGTTGGAAAATAATTAATTTAGATAATGTAATGATCAGTGTCAATGAGATTTCAAAGATAGCTGAAAAAAAGAATCAATTGAAAAAAGAGACGTATAAGAAAATTTACGAACAAGTAGCTAAAAAGATTCGTCAGACCGTAGAGATTGGCAACAAACAATTATTCGTACAAATTCCAAACTTTGTGGTCGGATACCCTGCCTTCGATAGAATCAAAGCGACGCATTACATCAAGAGGCAACTCGATCTAGGTGGTTTCATCACGAGGCTCATAGGTGACCACGAAATATTCATCACGTGGTCCATCAAGAAAAACAAACCCCAAAAGGAAGTCACAGAGACAGAAGATTTCGGTGATTTTCCATCTTTTGTTAACTTGAAAAAGGTGGCCAATAAGTACAGGGGAAACGCGGGAAAATGATTTTAAAAAAATTTCACTTAATCATAAATGGACAACCTCAATATTTTAGTAGAAGCCAAGCGTGAGTACTTGGGCCAATTGTGTGAACTCATGTGTCCGGTTATGATTGAGAATTTTGAAAAGATGTACGAAGAGGCGTACACCATGTCTAAGGGAAGAAAGGTACTCATGATGTTCCAAAAGCTTCTCAAGGAAGTTCCAAACTGGAACGAGGGTATGTCTAAACAACACACCGATAACATCGCGAACAGGTGCGCGTGGTTTAACGATCTTCTCGCAGCCGTGTTTGTGAGCTGTGTTAAGATTCTTTCGTCCGTGCGTCTCGGCAAGGATAACAAAAAGATTTCACTCAAGCTTCCAACGAATGAAACCTTCATTCAGACCTGTTACAATAACGTCGCGAAGGAACTTTACAAGGATCCATACGTGTTTTCCGAAAGCCAAAATGAGTACGAGAGAGACGAGAAGTTGTACGAACGTTTCTCTATCGCCATCGAAGCGTCTGTCCGTGAACTGATTCCGGTACAACAAATTCTTCAAACGTACATGTCACAAGAAAACAAGGACATCGATCTTGGTGGTGAAATGGAAGACACCGAAGACCCAGATTTCGCAGATGAAATGCCTGAACCTGAACCCGAACCCATGAGTGAACCAATGGATGAACCCATGACCGAAGCAGAAGGCGAAACCAGTGGTGAACCAGAAGCGGCGGCCGAAGATTCCTTCCCACCACAGCAACAAGAAGAACCAGAAACTTCTCCATTCGATAACGAGTTCAAGACCATTTCCACGGCCGATAAACCCATGGCCCCACAACAGGAGGAAGAAGAGGATGACGATGTATTGTTCCCAGACGCATCCGAAACCCGTGCAAAAAAAGTTGGTTACTATTAAATGGAATTCGAAGATTACCTTAGAGATCCAGCTTGGGCCGCCATCATCGCGGGTGTCATCACGGCGGGCTACGTCCACGTCAAGGCGAAGCTCAATAACGAAGGAAAACTCCCAACGAGTGCTTATTCCAAACCAGCTTTTCTTAATGCAGTTTTAGTGTATTTCATTGTGTCTAACGGCATAGGAGGTAAAGAGACCATATCTACAGAACCATTCGCTTAAAGATAAAATTAGTATAGATTACAGTAAAAATGAGTTCTGTAAACGCTTTCAATGATATGATGGGCCAATTTCTTGCGGAACTCCACAAGACGTTTCCAGAAGAAAAAGGTATTAAAAAGTGCATGTCGGGCTTTGAGCTCATGCGAACATCGAACCCACGTCTCGTCGTCGACGGTTTCATGGCGGGTGTCACTCCATTCGCGGACAAGATTTCTGCGAAGGACGACACGTTCTTTTTGAATGAAGCCAAGAACCTCGAATTCTTGAAGGGTATTAACCTCGAAGGACACTGGGCGAGTGTTTCGGAAGGAACGAAGGATGCTATCTGGCAATACATCCAAACTTTGTACATGCTCGGTACCACCATCAGTTCTATCCCAGAAGACACCCTCTCCATGATTGAGAAGGTTGCGAAGCAGTGTGCCGACCAACTCGACACGGAAGGTGGAAACATCGATGAATCTGCACTCATGAAGACCATGCAAGGCATGTTGGGAGGCATGTTGAAAAAATAAAACTACTATATATAAATGAGCTCTTGGTTTGAAGATCCCAAGCAACTCGTGCGAAGTGACAAAGTTCTCGAATTCTGGCCGACCAACATCCAGTCTTCAGCGCAACGCGTGAATGCTGGTTCTAGGTTCATAATATACGCCGCATCAATTCACTACCTTATCAAACGCGATGTCAGGATATTCGTACTCGCCGCAACTGCACTCGGTGTTCTTTATGTAATGGAACGCTCCGGTATGGTCAAGGAAGGTGTCGCGGGTTCCACGGAGTTTTATGAGAGTACGGCGACCTCGTGTCAATTGCCAACGAAAGACAATCCAATGGCTAACGTGCTCATGGGTGACAGCCCAAACAGACTCCCAGCGTGTTCTTACCCAACCGTGAGAGCCGACGCGGATGCGTTTGTCGTGGGGGACACTCCATTTGGACCCGCTCGTTCTAGATCCTCCATGCCAATGTACCAGCAAAATGCGATCGCGAGACAATTCGTGTCTTCTCCAGTGTCTACCATCCCCGGTGACCAAACTAAGTTCGCTGAGTGGTTGTATGGTAAGAAGAATGCACCCATGTGTAAGACCGATGGTTCCGTGTGCGATCCAAATGCTCGCGGTGTTCAACTCGAAGCTTTTGCTGGCCTCGATCCAAATGGGGACAAGCGAAGTGGTATGCACGGATTCACTCACGCCTAAATAAATAAATCTCACGTAATAATAAATGGCTTACCAATTGCAGCCCGGTCTTAAGTTGGTTCAAAACCCAGCCGTTCCAGTAAACTGTGCTACCGAAGAAGTGTTCGTGTATCCTCAGCCCAGCACCTTGAACTATGGTTCTAGTAGACCAAACACCATGGTGTACGGCACGGCGCCATACATGGCGGGCAAGGGTGCTCCAGCAGAATTTATTGACGCGAGTGATGAACTCCGCCCACAATCGACCTCTCGCTTTAATAAGGTACTCGCGAAGACATACGAACAAAATTTGTTCCCACTCCAAAACATGGAATGCAAACTTCCTTTGCAAACCATGACCTACGAACCAATGAGCACGCGTTCCGAAGTGCAAAATGGTTTGTTTCAGCAAAGGTATGTAAATAAAAATATCAATAAGAAATAAGAATGGCTGATCCCATATCTGTAGCAGCTATCGCAGGTCTTATATACGCGGGTAGAAAGTTGAGCCAACCGAAGGAGACGTATGAACCCGCGCCTCCTCAAGTTGCCCAACAAGCGGCTATGAATCGGGTGGTTGAACCAAAGAATTACCCAATCGAACAAGTCGAAATCCCACAAGGTCAAAAGGCTGCCGTTCCAAACTTTGCTGAGATTGCTCCTCAATTCAGAACGAGTGGCGAGCAGCTCAGAAACAGGGCGGACCAATACTTTGTGGATAACAACAGAATGAACAATGTTTCTCCAGTTGAGAAACAATTGGTTGGTCCAGGTCTCGGGGTTGATCCAAATGTGGCTTCCTATGGGGGTTACCAACAGCTTTTGCGTGTAAACCCAGAAAATGTTGGCGCTTACAGATTGACGACTCTCCCGGGTAGATCTGGTCCAGCGTACGATTCTAAGGGCGGTCGTCGTGGTGTGGTCGGTCTCGTGTCTCACAACCGTCCAGAAAAGACGGCGTACCTTCCAGAACGTCTCCCCGCCACTCTCGGTCGGGCACAAGGCATGTCTGGTCGCACCGCCAGAGGTGAACACGAGCGCACGAAGCGTACGACTAACCGTTCCGAGACTGGTCTCAGAACAGACACGCTCAATGTTGCCCCAGCGAAGCGTTTTGTTCCAGCGAACACAGTCTCTCAAGATCCAACTAGAAACAAGAAGGATGGTAACATCGAGCAATACGCTTACATGAACCAGCCACAACCAGGCATTCACAGCTACAGACACGGCTATTTGGAGTCCCCAGCGGCTGCCATTGGAGAAAAGCGCGTGTACGGCTCCGGATACACGGTGGAAGAACTCCAAAAGTATGGTTTCCGTCCAGATGAACGTCGTGGTAAGGCGAACCGCGCCTCCAATCCAGGTCGTATGAATGTTCGCGCCAGTGCACTCAACCAAGGTGGTATGCTCACGTCTGTCCGTTCAGACACCACGCGTGTGGATGGTCGCGTGAACCCACAAAACGCTGGATGGACTCAGCAGTACACGAACACATCTTTCCATGATCTCAACCCATACAAGGGTAACGAAAACCCACACGCTTCTCAGGCGAGTCTCAGTGTCGCGAAGCGTCAACTCATGAACAACCCATTGGCGCACCACTTGTGCTAATTTAGCCTAATTTAGAGTAATACACTCATTAAAATATTGTCCACATATTTTAATGAAGGTCCATACCTTAGACATAGATAGTGGTGATAGAGACCCCGTGCTCTATCCGGATCCAGGTGACTATGTCATACACCTCAAAAACCCCGTGTATAACGTGTCTAAAATATCACTCGTGTCTGCCCGTATTCACAATAGTCAATTGTTGATTCACGATCGGAACAACACGTTTACGTTAAACACGGCATCCGTGACTGAAACAATCACACTCGATAACGGAAACTACAGTGGTGTCGAACTCGCGAGCGAAATTAATAGCAAATCTTCCATTATAACCGGCGCTACGTATACCTCCGCTACGAATGATATAGAGTTCACGGCGGGGAGTGATTTCACGTTTAGATTCTACGACGGTATACACGGATACACGTCTTCTAATACGTACACGACACCACACGACGTATTCGGTCTCACGTCTGATAACGAACACTCATCCGGTAACAGTTTGAAAACGGGTTCTATTAACCTTCAAGGTGTAGACGCATTTGTCATAAAACTAAGTAGCGGTTCAAGCGAGTTTAACAAGACCGTGTATTCAGATACACCCTTTTATACGGGTAAAATACTCGTGTGTGGAGACGTGATAAACTACTCTGGAAGTGAAGACGCCATAGAACACAACTTTGATTCTGGTGTGCAACAGACTATTTCAAGTATACGCGTGCAGTTCTATTACAGTAGTAATGGTCGTTTGATACCATACGATTTTAGAAACGCAAATCACATACTTAAATTAAATTTGACGTGTTCTACTGATAAATTAGAAAATGTGCCTAAAGTTGAGAAGGATTTTGCCCTTCCACCACCTTGCACATCCCGGAGTTTGAGGATGTGCGTAGATGGGATGCTTTCGTATCCATATTTTTGATAATTTTTGTCGGTGTTGTCCTGTTGCTCGTGACCAAAAAGAAAACTTAGCGGGTAACCGCGTAGAGTGGTTGCGTTGGCTTTTGGACGCGAGTGGAAACACGAGACAAGCCCAAGTAGACGAGGATCGACAACAAGGTCGTGAAGAGGGCGGTGAGCGTGTAGTTCATGCCACCGTTCTTCTTGACGCTGATGACTTGGTTGACGATCCATCGAACAAGGTCCATCCAAGAAAGGGCCGCGGCGAAGGAGAAGCCAGCGGCGACGGCGTTCAAGGATTGCGATTCGAGCTCTTGGCTGACGAGAGTAACGGTTTCAGCAGCGGTAGACATTTTATATATTAGCCATAGAAAATTTATTCTGGGAGTAACTCCTCTACAAAAAGTATCTTCTTATATTCCTTCTTCTGGTATCCTTTCATCTTTGGCTTGTCAGATTCCGACTCGGACTCAGATTCTGAGTCGGAATCTGAATCCGCGTCGTCTGCTTTGAACTCCTTATACTCTACGTCCGTCCATCCTTCGGGGTCATTGTCCATTACTATCTATAGCATTTTTTATAAGTTGTTCCGACGGATTGGATGGAACCCACGTGTCCCACGAATCCTTCGCTTCATTCATAGCCTTAAATTTCGGATCATCTCCTGTATATCGTGTGAATTCCACTTCACCTTCTTCGATGATCTCCATGTCATCGTCCTCACCTCCGTCGTCTTCGTAAACCTCTGGTAAATACGAACCTATGTGCTTTCCTACCTCATGCATGGCGCAATATTTCATGGCGTATTCCACGTCTTGCATGAGTACGGCATTTCTTCCACACGCCTTGGCGTATTCCGCCGCGAGCATCATACCTTTTTCAATCACTGGAGTGATGATATCAATCATTGTTTTGGCGAGTTGCTCATTTTGAGCACTCGCATCGTTTGTGAGATCAAAACCTGTCTTCATTATGTTTCAAATAAAAGCTTCGCAGTTCCGTTCTCCACACGGAGTATGTTATAACTTTGCGCGTACACTCTAAGTTGTTTATCGTAATTAGTTGGGTAGTCGAAAAGTCCGATTTTCAACAATTGATTCTTTATGTTAGAGAAGTTCAATTGACCCGTGGGGTACCAACGTTCTGGCTCTAACCCGAAATTATACATGTAAAAACGGCGATAAATGGGTGTTCTCGAGTGATGTTTACCCGGTTGAATGGCTCTTATGTGTACCAAATTACCCGTGACGTCATTAAGGACTTCTGCTCCATCTAAAGTCATTCCAATGTATTTGACTTGTTCGCTGTTTGTGAAAAACACGTGATTGTCGAAGTTGTTGATGGAAGAATATTGGAAAGGTGTCGCGAAATCGTTTTCCACTGCCGGGTTGTTATCTAATTTGTCTTGCACTATGAAAAATAATTCTTTCACGGAGTTTTTAAATTCCAAACGGACTTCATGTTCGTTACACTCGAGTACTTCGTTGTATCTACCATCGGCATTATTCAAATCTATCGTGTTTTGTTGTGTCTGTGTTATCGTATATTCCAGGCGTTTAGGAAACTTTTTAATTTTTTTGTCGAGACTTACCATTTCTAACACGGGGTTCATTGATTTTATGAGACCAGTTGGATTTTGGCCAATGTAGTAACTTTCACTGGTATCGTTGTTGGTGTGATCATTCACGGCAAATATACACTCCTCTGCTTTTCGTAGTTTTATAACTATTTCGATTTCTTGCTTCGTGATGGCATACAGGGGTACGGCGAGTTCTGGGTATTCGTGAAAATAGAATGGGATATCGACTCTGTAAGACGTCTCGACCTTTGATTCCGCGAGTAAGTTTTCCCTGATTTGTTTGTAATAGTCGTCAAAAACAGAGAATATACGGAATGGTTTACCAATGAGCTTTGAAAGTGATCTCTGTTTAGACTGCGTGATGTATAATTCGGAGTGTATGGCTAACATATCGGATGGTACGCGTTGGATGAGAGACCCGCCTATGTATATATCCGCGTACTCTATCATGGCTTGTGCTATGGATTCGCAGTACGTGATGTGATCGTATCCACTCACTAAGTTTTGGTCCAAAGGATTGAGTGTGACCTTAACACTCACACCTTTCAAGAGATCCCCTTGATTTTGTGGGATGGTACATCGCACTTCTTCACCAAACTCTATGCGTCCATCAAAATCCAAATCTGTGTAAAACTTCGAGTAGTTTCCATGCTTTTTAAAATTTTTTATGAAATACGTGTATTCTGGGTCATCTGTGAACAGTTTGTCCTGTGGACCCACGGCCTCTAATTGAACTCTACCGGCCATTACTAATATTAGACTCTAAAATTTTAAACCAGCTATACCCCCGTTCACTCTGAGCACGTTATAATTCGATGCATAGACACGAAGCGTGTGGCCATGGTTCGAATCCGGGCTGTCTAATTCAACTTCGAGGAGTTTGTGTATGACACGACTCATGTTTACTTGACCCGTGGGGTAGTACACTTCCGGTTTCAGCGAGAAACTGTACACACCGAACTCGTAGTTTTCGTTTATGGCGTTCGTGTGGTGTCTGAGGGGTTGTTCGGCGGAGAGTTGAAGGTTATCTGCGTCTATCACTGTGTTGTTATTGAACTTGAGATTCACGTGTTTTATGGGTACGTGTGCCGCTGTGATATCGTTCGTGGCGATGAAGAATAGTTCCTTGACTGGATGTTTGAAATTTATCATCACAGACCGCTTAGAAACACCTGGGTCCATGCGTATTTCTGCGACTTGCGTCTGCGTGATCACGTATTCGATGGGTCTCGTGAGTATGAAACTCTTTTCATCTTCTGTGAGATACACGAAATCTGTAAACAGACTCATGTTTCTCAATTGCACGTCACACTCGATTGACGTGGTGGAATACCCGGACGTACTCAAATCGTACTCGACCGTGAGTTCATTAACCGGTCTGTACTTGACCTTGACTTCCACGAGTTGACTTCTGAGACCGCATATGGGTATGGAGAGGCTGGGGTGTCGGTGAAAGTAAAACGGTAATTGTATCTTATACTTTTGGAAGTTCGTGTATTGTGGGTACGTCGCATCGTTAATGATCGGATAACTGTTATGAAGGGTCGTCGCCACGAGGGTAAAGTCTGCATCATTTTGTGTGTAGTGTAGTTGGTTATACATGTATATGTACTCTCCGGTGATGCGCTGAATCGTCTGACCACCTATGACGAGATCGGCGTACTTAATCATCTTCGTGGGCGTAGACGTGTTCCAACGAATTTGTTTGACTTTTAAGGTTAAATACTTGTTTTGATCACTCACAGATTCTATTTTAACTTCATCGTATGTTCCTATGATATTTATTTCTATATTGAGTGTGATTCTATAGTTTCCGCCACCCAAATTTTCTTTCGTGTAATCGTTCACACTCACACCCGAAATATTCATATCTTCTGTGCTGTTAAACACGTATTCCACGCCTTGATACACGGGGAGCTCACTCGTTTCCACGGAGTCCACATATAGAGTACCGTTCGTGGAACCGGTCGCAATCACGTATGTGTCCCCTTGTCCGGTGAGTGGCGAGGGTGGTGGAAGGTCCACATTTATGGTGACACCTTTCAACAGGTCACCGGCGTTGTTTGGTATGCGAGCAGTCGTTTCGTTTCCGTATTCTTCGAAACGCTGAAACGGAACTTCGATTTGCTCGAAGGAAAACTTTGTGTGTCTTCTAAATCTAGAAAGAAAGTGTGAATACTGTGGTTCTTCGGTCAGCCATCTGTCCTGGATACCAGTGGTTGCGAGCGTCAAACGACCCGACATTCCTATTATTTGTGAGTAAAATTTTGCTAAATAAAACGAGACACTAAAGTAGAATGAATATTCAGTTGCGGAAATTCAA